CAGGGCATGGTGCAAAACATATGTTAAATAAAAACAATATTCATATGGTATTAAAAGCACGTATAATTAGAACAATATTATTTTTTGAATATCGTAAACAATTTAAAAATAGATTAATTCAAGAAATTAATTTACATAAAAACAAAGTTGATAAATTAGATAATGTAAAATTATGCATTAGATTAAATGTTTTATCCGATATTAAACATGAAAAGATTAACAAAGATATACTTGAAATGTTTAAGAATATTCAATTTTATGATTATACTAAAATATTAAATAGAAGTATAAAACATTTAGATAATTATCATTTAACTATATCGCGTAATGAAATAAATAAAGATGTTATAAAAGATATTCCCAATAATAAAGCATACGTATTTAATATAAAACGTAATGATAAATTGCCTGAATATTATGACAATAAAAAAGTTATAGATGGTGATTTACACGACTTAAGATTTTTAGATGATAAAGATGTTATTGTAGGATTACGATATAAAGGCAATAACAAAGATTTAAATAATAACAAATTTGTAATTAACTTATAAAGGATTAAATAAAATGAATAAATTAAATTTAAAATTATCAGAAAAAGAAATAAAACAATTAATTTATGTATTAAATGAAAAGATAATAGTTTTAGATAATACAGAATTTGAAATTAATAATGATGAAATAGTTGAATTGATAGGATTAAAAAATTATTTAATTGCATTAATTCAAAATAAAAATGATTATATAAATACTAATTCCGATAAAATAAAAATTAAAAAAATATCTAATGTTTTATATGATAATAATATAAGTTATAAAAAAAGACTAGAATTAATTGAAGATGAAATTCAAACAGTTTATATATAACTTTTTAAATCCTTAAAACTTATATAGCTATCATTTATTGATAGCTTTTTTTTATCTATCAAAAGAACAAAACGTGAACAGAATAAGGCATGAGAACAAAACGTGAACGGTCAACGGTCAACAGGAGGAGGAGTACTGCAGAAAGTGTGACATTTATGCAACACTTACCCCATAGAACGAAACAGGAACAAAGAAAATTAAAATCAGTAAATGAGGAGGAGTACTCATAAACCATTGATTTTATTCAATAAAAAAATAGTGCTTGACGTATTTAAAAAATTGTAGTAGAAATAATATATAAAATAAAACAAGCCAATAAACAGGAGATTGTAACATGGTTACATACAAAATTAATCTTAATAACTTTAGATATATCAGACAAACAAACAGATATATTACAAACCACCCTAACAATAAAAAAGGTACTACATCAAACAATGGAGGGTTTATTGCTCTTTTAGTCGGAATTGAAAAAGGTACTCACTATAGAGATGAAAACGGAAGATTTGCAAAGGTATAGCCTATTAAAACAAACAAGGTGGGTTGCAATTCGGCAACTCACCAAACTAAAAAGGAGAATTAAATGACAGATAGAAAAATAAAAATATACTTAGATATGGACGGAGTTATAGCTGACTTCTTTGGAGCATTAGAAAAACATTACAATGTTTCCCATTGGAAAGAATTACCTAACATGGAACAGACATTAAAAGACTTAAAAGGTACTGATTTTTTTGGTAAAATACCTAAGTTTCAAACATCTGATAAATTAATAGACTATGTTAATTTTCTGACACAAGGAGATTGGAATATATTATCTTCACCATTAAGAGATGACCATAAAAATTCATCTTTTTGGAAAAGGTATTGGCTAAAAAAACATAGCTATAAACCTATTGAGAGCATCTTTACAGGTAGGAAAGAAAAATATGCCATCAGTAAAGGCAATTATCAAAACATACTAGTAGATGATAAACCTAAGAATATCCAAAGGTGGAGAGATAAGGGTGGTATAGGATTATTATATCAAGCGAATGAAAACTCTCTTGAATCTCTATTTAAAGATTTGAGATACCATTACATAATTGATGCTGAAGATTTATTAGAAGAACAGGTAATAGCAGAAAATATGAACAATGTTAATTAAACCTATTAATCCAATAGCTAAAATGGTAGCTTATGCAAGGGAAAGATTTGCTACTAAAAAAACTAAACCTAAGAAGGGTAAAGGTAGTTATGAAAGAGATAAAACTAAGCGAATTATTAAAAAAGAAATTGACAAATACTAAAAAGTATGAGCATTATAAAATAAAAAGAAGAGCAGAACGAAAAGTAAAAAAGTATGTACAAAGTTTAACATGGAGATAATACTATGAAAATTAAAAAAATATTAAACCTATTAAGTGTAATATATGACAGTAAATTACCTTATGATATGGAACTACTAGATAAACAATTCTATACATCAGAAAGTCAAGACAAGACCTATGCTATAGATGATATGAATATTATACATTTTATTAGGTCGTTTATTAAGATGCAAAGAAACCTTAATGAAGAGGTATGTAGGGATACTCAAGAGGGTAAGGTCGTTGAGCTAGAGCAAGAGGTAGCTAGACTAAAAAAAGATAATGATAAATTCTATGGCAGATATGATGAAGGCTTACAGGTATCTGTATCACAGACTAATCAGATAATGAAACTAGAACAAGAGGTGTCACGTTTGCGAGAAAAATTAGCTAGTGATGAGAGGGCTAGGATTATGAGGATAAAAGATTTGAATAAACAAAATCATGCCTTGCAAGAATTAAACATTCAGATTAAAGAACGTAACCAAGACTTACACAAAAGGCTTGAGGAAAAGTCTTACAAAGAAGTGACAGCACCTCGTTATGTATTCAGCGAGATACCTAGAGATATGTATGGTGAAGCCTTTGTAGATACACTCAAGAAGTATCTTAACAAAAGCAGATATAGTATGAGAGTACGAGGTCAACATATTAGAGAAGACCTAAAGGGCAGAGGTCTAACTGAACATGGGCAAAGCATAGAACAATCAACACACTTACGAGTGTATATAGAGGAGAAGTAAATGATTAAATATAACAATTACTTTGCGTCAGAATTAGATAAACACGCAATCGCAATAACTCAATATCAACACCCAAACACTATACAATTAGGTGATGTCAATAATATAGATGCCTATAGTGACAAGTATCGTAATGTAGATTTATTATTGGCAGGTTCGCCTTGTACATCATTCTCAGTAGCAGGAAAACGAGATGGGTTTAAAGCAGAGAGTGGACAGCTATTCTATAGGTTTGTTGATGCTCTAAGGGCGATTAAACCTAAATATTTTCTACTTGAAAATGTAAAGATGTCTAAGACTAATGAGAAAATTATGATAGATGCCATACGAGATGTCGTAGGCGATAATTTTGGTGTGTACATTGTCAATAGTGCATTAAAATCAGCACAAAATAGAGTGAGAATGTACATAACAAACATACCATTTAATCCATCAGATATTAAAGATGAGAATATAGTATTAGCTGATATACTAGAGGAAGATGGTGTGTCTAATCCTATGATGACTAATAAAAAGGGCAAATCCCATTGCCTAACAGCACGATACAATGGAGCAGTTTGGTGGAACAGTATAGAACGTAAGCAACGTACTATGGTTCAGATAGGTGAAACTGCTGAAATTAAAGGGTTTGATATACTCAAAAGAGTTTACTCACCTAATGGGAAATCTCCCACTCTAACGACTATGCAAGGTGGGCATAGAGAACCTAAAGTGGCAACGTATGATGCTAAAGGTGGTAGAATAGTTAATCGTAGGCTAGATGAAAATGGTGTACGAAAAGACTACCAATTAGAATTACCTTATACTGAAAAAATAGAAGTTAGAAAAGATAATAAAACAAATTGTCTAACAACGATACAAAAGGATAACATAGTTGTAGATGATGATGGTTTAAGATGGAGAAAACTATTGCCTACTGAATGTGAATCTTTGCAAACTTTACCTAGAGATTATACAGCTATGGGTAGGTATAAAAAAGATGGAGAGAAGTCTATAGCATATATGCCTGTCGCTAAATCTAATCGCTACAAGGCAATAGGCAATGGTTGGACAGTATCTGTCATCAATGAGATATTTAAGGGCATTGAGGGTGATCTAAGAGATGTTATGGCACTCTTTGATGGCATCTCTTGTGGACAACAAGCATTAAAAACAACAGAAAGGGAATAAACAATGGTAAAAGATATTTTAGTAACTGAAGAACAACGTATGGAGTTTCTAAGACTACATAACAAGCTAAAAGAAACTATAACATACATAGAGGAATGTAAAGATATAACACTAACACAAATATCTATGTTAGTAGAATTGAATCACCATCTACATGATTCTCTTAGATTCGTTCCTCAAAAAGATGATGATGGAGATGGTGCAAAATGGTGGTGTGATTATGTTCTTGAAAGTGATGAATCAGCATGGAGAAGTAAATGATAGTTGAAGCATTGATGTGTCTAGCACTCAACGTATATCACGAGAGTAAAAACCAATCTTTGATAGGACAGATAGCAGTAGCACAAGTAACAATGAATAGGGTTAGAGATGAAAGATATCCTAACAACGTCTGTGATGTCGTTAAACAAGGATTAACATATAAATGGAATCCATCTATACCTATTCGCAATAAGTGTCAGTTTAGTTGGTACTGTGATGGTAAGAGTGATAAACCTAGAGATGAACAGGCATGGGATAAAGCTATGTTAGTAGCTCATGGTGTGTACTATGGCAACCTTGATGACTTTGTAGAGGGTGCAACACACTACCATGCTCACTATGTACTACCATCATGGGCGAGTAGTAAGACGTACATAACACGAATAGATGACCATATATTTTACAGATGGGATATACATTATGAATAAATATACAGTAGTCTACGTTGCTAATAGTAGATATGATTCAGTTCTAGATGAGCCAATAACTAGAGTTGAATATGTTCAAGGTAACACATTAGAAGAAGTTATAGATGCACATATAAAATATATGAAAGGTTGGGCAATACATGGTATCAGAGGAGAGGTAGTTTATCTAGATGGTCATGTAAAACAACACGACATAGGACATGGTGTAGGTCATGCTATGGGTCATACACACACAGATGTTATTATTACAGAAGTAAACAATAGTAAGATTAAATTTAACGAAGATGGGGAAGCGATATATGAATAGCAACGACTATCACTACCTAAAAGAATGGATAAGAGAAAAGAACGCAAGGAGTATTAAGCACAAGATACGACTAGAAAAAATCAGGAATCAAATGAAACAAAAAGGAAAAAAGAATGATGAAAGTAAACCCAAAGATATTGACCGTTGACCGATTGTGTGAGTTGTATTACCTATCAAAAGACTACAGGGATTTAAGAGAAAAGACACAAAAGGATTATAAATACTGTCTTGATATATTGATAGATACAGATAACTTTAAAACTAAAAAAGTTTTGGATATTACGACACCTCTTTGCAAACAGGCATATGAACAATGGAAAGAGAGAGGATTGTCACAGGCAAATAAGGTAGTTGCTATTTCAACTGTAGTCTTTTCTTATGCTACAGAAATGGGATATACTAGCATAAATCCTTTCAAGGGAGTTAAAAGAAAGTCAGCAAAGGTAAAGAGGATTATTTGGGAAGAAGAGGAAGTTAAAAAGTTCTTAGATGTTGCATACTCTGATTTTTCGTATAGGAATATTGGTTTGATTGTTCACATGGCATATGAATGGGGTCAGAGAATAGGAGATATGCGATTGCTAACATGGAATAATATTAAATGGGAAGATAAACAATTATACCTAGAGCAATCTAAAAAAAGACGAGAGGTTTTTCTGCCTATTGGTGACGATTTATTTAGTATGCTGCAAAAGCAAAAAGAGGACTTTGGTTTTCAGGAGTATGTAGCACCACAGGTAAGACCTGCAAGAGGAGTTTATGTACCATACACACTAACTAATGTGTCTAAATACAGTAATTGTGTTATAAAATTGGCAGGATTAAGGCAGGAGTTACAGTTAATGCATTTAAGAGCAACAGCTATAACAGAGATGAATGATGCAGGAGTACCAATCAATCAAATCATGTCTGTGTCAGGTCATGTGAACCCTCAAAGTGTTCAGCCATATATAAAACACACCTTTAAATCAGCTAATTTTGCATTAAATCAAAGAAATTCAAATAAAACACTTGACAGGAAAACAAAATCGTGATAAAAGCATTTAACTGCCGACAGGGAAAGGATACATATAATGGATGCATATAAATATATAGAACACATAGCTGATGCATTATCTATAGGAGAAACAAAAAGAATAGATTGTCCTACGTGCAAAGGCAAAAAGACATTTACTATCACAAATACAATGGGTAAGTTATTATGGAATTGTTATAAAGCAAGTTGTTATGTTGGTGGTAATAAAAAAATTAATTTGACAGTAGACCAAATTAAAAGCTACAGAGAAGAAGATACTACAGATGATACATTTGAATTGCCTGAATACATTGTTCCAAATGGATTGCATCATCACGATGTCAAGGAAAATCGTATAGTTTTTTTAATAAAGAAAGGTGATAAGATTGTAGATGCTGTAGGTAGATCAGCAGGAAAAAGATTACCAAAATGGAAAAGGTATGGCAAAAGTAAAATGCCTTATGTAGCTTGGTCAGCATTGGAAAATACTTGTGTGCTAGTAGAGGATTGTTTTAGTGCCTATTATGTTACTAAACTTGGAGTAACAGGGGTAGCAATTCTAGGAACAAGTTTACTTGAAGAGCATAAACAGTTTCTGTCAGAAAATTTTAGTAGAGTAATAGTTGCGTTAGACCCTGATGCTCTACCAAAAACACTACAGGTAGCCAAAGAATTAAAGGGTTGGGTTATAGAGGTAAAAGTTTTAAAGTTGACAGACGATTTAAAGTATGCTAAAGACATTGATATTAAAAATTTACAGGAGTTGGTATGGAATTAACACTACTAAGAAACTTAATGGACAAAGACTTTTATGATTCTCATAGAGGTGTCAAGTGTCCTAATAAACTGTTTAGCAAAGATGTTCGTAAGATAAAGGAAGCTCTTGATAAAGCGATGGTTAAATATGGTAGGAGTGTAACACCTACTGAAATTGAAGCTTTGTTTATATCAGGTAATCCAACACTTACAACGGCTCAAAAAACAGCCTACTCATCTTTGTTTACACAGATAAAGAAAGAAACACCTATGGGAAAAGATGTAGCAGGAGAAGTATTAGCTAAACTTTTTCAACAGGTTATAGGTGAAGAGATAGCCAATCTAGGTTTTGATTACGTAAATGGAACAAAAACAAGTCTAGAACCATTACGACATCTTATAGACCAATATACAGATGATTTTACACCTAATCTAGAAATAGAATGGGATGATATTAGTCTAGAAACTTTGTTGGCTAAGAATGACCTTGAAGCAAGATGGACATTCAATATACCATCATTAGCAAGAAAAGTAGGTGGTGTAAACGCAGGGCATCTAATTGAAGTTGGAGCAAGACCTAACACAGGCAAAACATCTTTCCATGCAAGTTTAGTGGCAGGTGAAGGTGGTTTTGTAGATCAAGGTGCTAAATGTGTTATACTTTGTAATGAAGAAGCTTATCATAGAGTTGGAGCAAGGTATTTAACAGCAGGAACAGGTATGAAGTTTCGTGAGATTAAATCTAATCCTGCTAAAGCAAATCAACGATATGAACGATTACGAAAGAACATTTATATAAAAGATTCGTCTATGAATGATATGAATTGGGTCGAATCAATGGTAAAGACATCCAAACCTGATATAGTTTTATTAGATATGGGTGATAAGTTTGCTACCTATAGTGGGTATGCAAGACCTGACGAAGCCTTAAAAGCTTGTGCTGCTCACTCAAGACAGATAGCAAAGCAGTATGATTGTGCTGTGTTTTATATGTCACAGTTAAGTGCAGAAGCAGAAGGTAAGGTAATCTTAAATCAAACTATGATGGAAGGTAGTCGTACAGGTAAGGCGGCAGAAGCCGATTTAATGATTTTGATAGCAAAAAACCCTAGTGTAGAAGGTCAGAGTGAAGAAGACCCTCAAAGACATTTAAACATTGTAAAAAATAAGTTGACAGGATGGCATGGAAATGTTATTTGTGAACTTGATTATGAAATAGCGAGGTACACAGCATGAATGAAAAACCAATTAAAGGTGATATAAGAGAAGATGGAAAACGTTTTGATGGATATACATGGAGAGAAGTAGGTTTAAATCATCACATGAATGAAGATGGTTTAATATACTACAAAAGAGAGTATAGAACATTAAAAGGTTATTTAAAGACAGGTGGTAATATAAATAAGATTAAACATAAGATACCTGATTTATCAAAGCTAGGTAAGGTAGTAACATTACTATATGACCAACACAAGCAAGGGTCACTCTATGTTATAACTAATCCTGCATGGATGGAATGGATAAAGATAGGTAGAGCAGTTGATCCTATGGATAGGTGCAAAAGCTATCAGACATCTAGCCCTCTAAGGGATTACGAATTAGAATACTATGTTCCTGTTAAAGATAGAAGAAAAGCAGAAGCTAGGGCATTATCTCTAGCAGAAGAAGTAGCAAAAGAACGTAATGGCGAATGGTTTAACATGCCTATCGTATTAGCAACAGAGATTTTAGATAGAGTAAAGGAAGAAGAAGATGAAACTAGTACTTGATGTAGAACACACAGTTACAAAGAAAAATGATAAGACTTACTATGACCCATTTGAACCTGACAATAAATTAGTTATGGTTGGTTGTCTAACAGACAAGGGTGAAGAGTATCTGTACAGGTTTGATGAATATGTTTTTGGTACAGCCTGTGTTGGAACAAAACAAAAGATACAAGACCTGTTAGATAAGGCAACAGTTTTAATAGGTCATAACATTGTACACGATTTACTTTGGATATGGGAAACAGGTTTTACTTATGATAAAGATGTTTTTGATACTATGTTAGGTGAATATGTATTACAGAGAGGACAGAAGAAACCTCTATCACTAGAAGCTTGTGCTGAAAGATATGATTTAAATACGAAGAAACAAGACACTCTCAAAGAATATTTTAAGAAGGGTTATAATGTTGACGAGATACCTGCAGACGAATTAAAAAGTTACCTGTCAGCAGACTTACATGCAACACAGGAGTTATACAATGAGATTACTAATAAACTTTCTACCGATGAATATAATGGACTTACTGACACAGTTAATCTTACTAATACTGTTTCAAGAACTTTGGCTAATATATATCATAATGGGTTTACTGTTGACAGCTTTGCGTTAGATAAAGTACGAGAAGAGTTTACAGAGGAAAAGTTAGAGATAGAAACGTATCTAAAAGAAAAGGTACAAGAATTGATGGGTCATACACCTATTAATTTAAATAGTCCTGAACAGTTATCCTCTGTAATCTATAGTCGTATTCCTAAAAATAAAACAGAATGGGCTGTTACCTTTTCTCCTTACATGCCTACAGGTTTGTACAAACAAAAGATAGAAGACCATTCATATATTGTTCGTAAGACTAAGGCAAAACAATGTAGTGTTTGTCATGGTAAAGGTCGTATACGTAAAACAAAGAAAGATGGAAAACCTTTTGCAAAAGAATCTAAATGTGTAGAGTGTAACGAGCAAGGTTATTTATTTATACCTACAAAAGAAGTTGCAGGTTTAAAGTTTTCTACTCCTAATGCTAAATGGGTTACAGCACATGGTTGGAGTACAAGTAAAACAAACCTAGATTATCTACTCAAAGTTTCTAGGCAGAAAGGATTAAAACAAGCAGAAGAATTTTTAAGTAGAGTTATAAGACTATCTGCTTTAGACACTTACTTATCTTCTTTTGTTGATGGCATACAGGCACATATAAAGCCTGATAATAGACTACATGTTAAACTGTTACAGCATAGAACAGCGACAGGTAGGTTTAGTGGAGCAGACCCTAATATGCAGAATATGCCTAGAGGTGGCACATTTCCTGTAAAGAAAGTGTTTGTTTCACGTTGGAAAGGTGGCAAGATATTGGAAGCAGACTTTGCTCAATTAGAGTTTCGTACTGCTGCATTTTTGTCACAGGATAAAATAGCAATGAAGGAGATAGAAAATGGTTTTGATGTTCACACGTATACTGCGAAGGTTATTTCCGATGCAGGTCAGAAGATTAATAGGCAGGAAGGGAAAGCCCATACCTTTGCACCCCTCTATGGAGCGACAGGGTTTGGGAAAACACCTGCTGAAGCGAAATATTATGAACAGTTCACGAAAAAGTACAAAGGAATCGCACTTTGGCATGCCAGATTGGCTAAAGAAGCTTTAGATACAGGCAAGATAAAGACACCATCAGGTAGAGAATTTTCATTTCCTCATGTAGAACGTAAACGAAATGGAACAGTTAGTTACTTTACACAGATAAAGAACTTTCCTGTTCAGAGTTTTGCTACTGCTGATATCGTTCCTATAGTGCTGTTAGATATTGAAAAGAGATTAAATAAATTAGAATCATGCATTGTAAATACTGTACACGACAGTATCGTAATTGATGTTCATCCTGATGAAATACAAGATATTTTAAATATAATTAAAGAAATAAATAAAAATTTAAAGAATTTAGTTGACAATCAATTCAATATGTGTTTTAATGTGCCATTATTACTTGAAGCAAAGATTGGTGATAATTGGCTTGACACAAAAGATGTTGTGTGATATAACTGTAAAACTTTTGAAAGGAGTTTAAAAAACATGAATACAGAAATAAGCAGAATAGATACCAATAACTATGAAAACATGTCTAAACTTATGGGCATGGGTGCAGATGTTGGAGAAAAAAAGCAATCGTCTACTTTAGGTAGACTAAAAATACAACACTCTCCTATTATGGGAGAGGTTGAAGTAAAGGGCAAAAAAACACAGGCCGCTTTAGTTAGTGGTGGTGTTTATAAGTTTGATGATTTGGCAGCAGAGAAAGTGTACTATGCCGATAAGGTATCCATTCGCCCTTTTGTACAACGTTTTATGTATAAGAAATATGTAAAACCTGAACACGAGAATGGATATTACATAAAAACGGTGATGTCAGAAAATCTAAACCTAGACCTAAAAGATACTATGGGTGGATTTAATTGTGGCAAACCTGCAGGGTATATAAAAGACTTTGATGCTTTACCTGAACCTATGAAACAGAAAATCAAAGGTATAAAGAGAGTACGTACTATTTTTGGTATGTTAAACCTAGATTCTCCTGTAGATAGTAATGGTGATGCTGTTAAAGATTATCCTAAAGACGTTCCGTTTATATGGGAAATAGATAACAGGGATGCTTTTAAGATTATGGGTGAACCTATTTCTAAGGTAGGTAGTTGGAAACATCTTCCTATACAGCACAATATAAAATTAGAAACAGTAGAACGTAAACTTAATAATGGTAGCTCTTTTTATCTACCTACTGTAGACTTAGTAAAAGACACAGTAGAAATAGAAGATTCTGACCATGCATTATTTGATGATTTTATGCAATGGATCAAAAACTATAATGTATGGGTATTCAATGAATTTTCAAAGAAAGCTGAAGAAGCAGATCAAGAAATTAATGGTGAAGATGCACAGCTTGTTGAACAATTTGTGAGTGTAGATTAATGGTTTCTTCTAGAGCAGAACTACAAATACATAGCTATCTAGGTAAAGTTATTAGTGGCGATGCAAATATGAGTGATGACACAATCGAAATGGTTGTGTCACACATACGTACTTCTTTAAAAAATCAATTTAATAAGAAAAAAGGTAAAGAACCTTTTAGATTAAGAATGTCTAATATAGGTAGACCTTATTGCCAACTTTGGTTTGAAAAAAATAAACCTGAAAAAAAGATGAAGCCACCAACAAAATTTATAATGACCATGATGTTTGGTGATATTGTCGAAGCTATATTCAAAGGTATATTAAAAGAAGCGAAAGTAGAGTACGAAGATAGTGAGGAAGTAGTGTTATCTTTAGGCAAGGATAAAATTAAAGGCACATATGATTTAGTTTCTGATGGTCATGTTGCAGATATTAAGTCAGCTTCCTCGTGGTCTTATACAAATAAGTTTCAATCTTTTGATACAGTAAAAGAAAGTGACCCTTTTGGTTATGTAGGTCAACTAGCAGGTTATGCAAAAGCTTCCAACACAAAAGCAGGTGGTTGGTGGGTTATAAATAAAAATAATGCAGACTTTAAATATATTTCTGCTGAAGACCTTGACATAGAAAAAGAAGTTACTAAGTTAAAAGATGTAGCAAAACGTCTAAAGAAAAATAAGTTTGAAAGATGTTTTGAACCTGAACAAGAAACGTTTAGGGGAAAACCTACAGGAAATACTATTTTAAATAAGAATTGTACTTTCTGTGATTTTCGGTATACGTGTTGGTCTACGTTAACAGAAAAACCTGCTGTTATGTCTAAGGCTAGAGAACCTAGAATGACAGCATACGTAGAACTAAAACAGGAAGCATAAAAATGTCAGCTTATAGTGCTTCCCAAATAGCACGTAAAAATGGGTATAGGAGTGGTTTGGAAGATAGTATTGCCAATTATCTTGTTGAACACAAAATAAAATTTAAGTATGAAAAGGTAAAGATAGAGTGGGAAGACCTTGCTTATCGCACCTATACTCCTGATTTTGTATTACAGAATGGTATTATAATAGAAACAAAAGGTCGTTTCATAGCTTCAGATAGAAGAAAGCATTTGTGCATAAAGAAACAACATCCTAAATTAGATATACGTTTTGTTTTTACAAATAGTAAGGCTAAATTAAGAAAGGGAGCAAAGTCTTCTTATGCAGAGTGGTGCATCAAGTATGGTTTTAGATATTATGATAGAATAATTCCAGAGGATTGGCTAAAGGAAAAGAAGAAAATAAATTTGCCTGATGCTTTCATACTGTTTAAGGGAAGGAAAAAGAAATGAAAACGGATATGACAAAAAGAAGTTTAAATGATTTTTTTATACAGATAAGACCTGAAATTAAAAAAGGTAGTTGGACAGGGCAGATTGCTATAAACATAGTTTTTTCAGAACAAAACACTTTAAACGAAAAAGAAAAAATGGAGATATGGCATCTGTGTCGTATGATGACAAGTGTTATTCCAATGATGGAAATAGATAAAGATTTAATGGAAGATTTAGATGATTTTGCAAGAAATTATATGGAAGATTATGATAAGGAAAAAAAATCAAAAGAAGGGTTGACCGTTGTAGGTAAAGATGGTAATGTCATACAACTTGGTCTTTTAACAAAAACGAAAGGAAATGCATAATGAGTGAACCAACAATGAAAGAAAAAATAGATTTTGAAAGAGGTTATGGTGAAGGCTATACGTTTAGTGACGAGTTTACATCAGAAGAATCTGATATGGTAAATCATCCACCACATTATAACCAAAAAGGTATTGAGTGTATTGATGCTATTGAAGCTGTAACAGACACAGGTTTTGAATATTACCTTCAAGGAAATATAATGAAATACATATGGAGATACAGATATAAAGAAGGTATACAGGATTTAAAAAAAGCACGTTGGTATTTAGATAAGTTAATAGAGATTAGGAATGACACAAATAAAAGCTAAAATTTTTATAGGCATTTCCGTTGACCCGGAAGAATATACCATGCCTTCTGATGGAATTATAATAGAAGAATTAGAAGATGCTGTACGAGAGTACTTTCACGAGATTGAAGGTATTACAATAAAGACACTTAAAGTAACACAACAAGAAAGGATAGAACATAATGAATAACTACCAAAATTTTATAGCTACGTCACGTTATGCACGTTGGCTTGACAACGAAAATAGAAGGGAAACATGGGAAGAAACAGTTGACAGGTATTTAAATTACATGGAAAACCATTTGACTAAACAGCATAACTCTATTAAATTTGATGAAGTTGTTTTTTATGAATTAAGAGATAGGTTGCAAAATGCTATTGTTAATTTAGATGTAATGCCATCTATGAGAGCTCTAATGACTTCAGGTAAAGCATTAGATGTTTGTAATGTAGCAGGTTACAATTGCTCGTACCTTCCTGTAGATAGTCCTCGTGCTTTTGATGAAGCTATGTACATTCTTATGTGTGGAACAGGTGTAGGCTTTTCAGTTGAAAGAGAGTTCGTTGATAAACTTCCTGTTGTAAATGAACACTTTGAAGATAGCACAACTCTTATACGTGTAGGTGATTCTAGATCAGGTTGGGCAAAAGCATTACGTGAGCTTATAGCTATGCTATATGTAGGTCAAATTCCAGAGCTAGACACAGAAGGTGTTAGACCTGCAGGTGCTAAATTAAAAACATTTGGTGGAAGGGCATCTGGACCTGCACCATTATTAGATTTATATCGGTTTTGTGTTGCGACATTTAAAAATGCAGCAGGTAGAAAACTCTACCCTATAGAATGTCACGACATAATGTGTAAGGTTGGTGAAGTAGTAGTCGTTGGTGGGGTAAGGCGATCTGCTCTCATCAGCCTTTCAAATCTAAGCGATGACCAAATGCGACACGCAAAGTCAGGTAATTGGTGGGAAACAGAAGGACATAGAGCTTTGTCTAACAATAGTGTAGCCTACTATAATAAACCTGAAATGGAAACATTTATGCGTGAATGGTTATCCTTAGTAGAAAGTAAGTCAGGAGAACGTGGTATCTTTAATCGTAAGTCTGCTATAAAACAAGCAGGTAAAAATGGTAGACGAGATACTAATCATTCTTTTGGCTGTAACCCTTGTAGCGAAATTATTCTTAGACCTTATCAATTCTGTAACTTAACAGAAGTTGTAGTACGTAGTAATGACACTTTAAATACTTTAAAAAGTAAAGTAGAGATAGCTACTATTCTAGGAACTTATCAAGCTACACTTACGGATTTTAAATACTTACGTAAGATATGGCAACATAATACAAAAGAAGAAAGTCTATTAGGTGTTTCTCTTACAGGTATTATGGATAATAGCTTGACAAATGGTTCTAAAGGTGATATAGAAAAACTATTAACAGAATTAAAGGAGCATGCTATTGAAACAAATAAAATATGGTCAGAGAAGTTTGGGATTAACCAATCAACTGCCATTACTTGTGTTAAACCTAGTGGAACAGTTTCACAACTTGTGGATAGTGCGAGTGGTATTCACCCTCGACATAGCAAGTATTATATTCGTACTGTTCGTGCTGATAACAAAGACCCACTAACACAATTAATGAAAGATGAAGGTGTTCCAAATGAACCTGATATTACAAAACCAAACGATACAACAGTTTTTAGCTTTCCAATGGAGAGTCCTAAAAATGCTGTTACAAGGAATGATATGACAGCCATAGAACAATTAGAATTATGGCTTAAATATCAAGAGCATTGGTGTGAACACAAACCTTCTATCACAGTTACTGTTCGTGAAGAAGAGTGGATGAAGGTAGGAGCATGGGTGTATGATAAATTTGATGATATTTCAGGCATCAGTTTTCTTCCCCATAGTGAACATACCTATGCTCAAGCACCCTATCAGGAGATTTCTCAAAAAGCATATAACGAATTTGAGAAGATTCCACAAATTAGATGGGAAAATCTGTCAAAGTACGAAAAAGAGGACACAACTAAGGGCAATAAAGAGCTTGCTTGTTCTGCAGGGGTTTGCGAGGTTGTAGACTTATAGAGTATATTTTGGGGTAGTATTGCATACGAGCAGGTAGTTCTACCCCTCTGACGGTCTTTATATAAAGATAAATTTTTGAAAGGAGAAGAAAATTGAGAGAAATACTATTACGAGGAGCAAAAGCTTACTATATTGGCTTAATTAACAAACATATATCAAACGTAGAAGTTTTATTAACTAATCCTACAGGTATAGGAGAGCATCAAGATATTCAGGCTTCTATAGAAGAAGAACTTGGTAAGATTGCAGACTATAATGATAAAGTTGAAGTACTTGTTAAATTTTTTGAGCGAAAAGAAAACAATGACAATCAGAAAGAGGTTACAAGTGAAAAGAAAGAATAGTCTTAAAAAATATGATGCACCCCTTATTATACAATATAATAAAGGATACAATAGTTTTAAGAGGGGATATTTAAAATCCCCCTTTCACCCTAACACTATGCAACATCGTGAATGGCAAAGAGGTTTTAACTCTGCCTATTTTGAAAATGTAAAAAGGATAAAATATTATGAAACTAGAAGAAGAGGTAAAGAAATTCATGGACACTAAAAATAAAAGTATGATAACAGCAACTGAATATCAAGAGAAGGCAAAAACAACTGCAATATTTCCTGCTAACACAGCCCTAGAGTATCTTTCTTTAGGGTTGGTAGGTGAAGCAGGTGAAGTCGCTAACAAGGTAAAAAAAATAATAAGGGATAATAAAGTTGCAGGAACGCAACAAGCTGACTATATGCACTTTAGTAATGACATAGCTAGTGAGATAGGTGATGTACTTTGGTATTGTGCTATGTTATCTGATTATTTTCAAGTTAATCTTGGGCAGATTATGGAAAACAATTTAGATAAATTACAATCTAGAAAGTCACGAGGAGTGTTAGGTGGTAGTGGCGATACTAGATAATTAAGGTTTATATACTTTCTGTAGCATTAACCCTACTTTTTTTGCTAATTTGTATTGTCCTGTTTCTGCTACAGATTTTCCTTCAAAGTTCTTTTCAAAATAATCTTCTACTAATTTCTTTGTAGATTTTTTTAGTTTTAAATATTCTACTCTATCAAAAGGTGTGTATGTTTCATCTATTCCTCTTTCAGCATCAGCAACAGTTTTTGCAAAGTCTTTTGCTTCCGATCTAAATTGAATTAAAACATTATTCATGTATATTTGTTTTTGATTTTCGTTAAATTTTTTGTATGTTGTACTATCTATAATAGGTTTAATTCTTGTAGATATTAAAGATGCTAGTTGTTTTTTTACCATAGCATCAGCTTTTTTATCGCCTGTCGTTCTCATTATTTCGTAGTTTTCAAATCCTAAACGTACTAATTCTCTTTCTTCAGGTGTTCTTTTTTGTATAAATCTTAAACCTAGAGCTTGTCCATAGAAAGGCGATTGTCTATACACAGGACCTTCTCTAGTAGGTAACTGTAATTCAGGTAAAGTTTTTTCTAAGAAAGGTAAGTTTTTATGGAAAGTTGTTTTTAAAAATGCGTCAAACCCTCTTTCAAATCCCTCTCCTTCAATTTGTCTAGTATCACGAACAATAGCTGATTCTTCATCAAACGTAGCAACAACATCTTTTAAAACTCTTGCTGGTGTTATGTATCCACCCATAAGTTCTCCCATATACTGCCCAAACATTTCGCCTATTTGTTCTTGTGATCCAATACTATCTGGATTACCAAACAATTCATAAAACTTACTTAAAGTATAAGAAGCAGCACCTGCTCTAAACTGAGAACCTGTAAGACCTTGAGTTATATCACCCATCATTGTAAGTTTATCTGTTTCTCCTTTTGACCATTTTACAGCCCAATCACCAACAATTAAATAAGGAGCTAAAGGAAAAAATGGTCTTAGGTCTATGGTTTTACCATCTTTAGAACGACCTTCATACCATCGTATATCTTGATTTTGTGATCTATAGTACATTGCTGTAGCTAAAGCAGCTCCACCAACTACACTTTCAGAAAAACGTTTAGCAAAATCTTCTAATGCTCTTTGTCCTTCTTCCACATCTCTTACTTTACCTCGTGATTTTCTTAGCAAATATCCTGCACCATTAGTTAATGCAACAGCACCGTTAAGAGGGCTAAACCTAAATTGAAAAGCAAGAGCATTAGCCATAAATCTAGCAAACGGAAACTCTCCTGTTCCAAATACAGGTACACCCGGTAAACCTTCAATAGCTCTAATAATATTACGAACAGGTCCTGTTTTAGGCATTAGAGCAAAAGTATTGCCAAGAGCGTCATCTACACTACTTTTAAGCATATCAAGAGGTACATCTTTTCCTGTTTTTAATATATACTGAAGACCAGATACAAAATCATCTTCTTTTAAATCAAGAATCCTTAATTCATCTGCTGTGTAAATATTTTTAGCTAAATCTCCTGTTCCTGCTCTTCTTAATTTTTTATCTATAGAGTTAGAAAAAAAAGCTCTTCTAAAAAAAGCATCCTGTGCAAGATTTATCCTATTAAAAAACATTGAAAATCTAGATAAGTCTGCTTCTGAACCTGCTTCTTGTACAGTTCTTAATAGAGTTTTTTGTAACTTTGGGTTGTGCCGTAACACAAACCTTGAAAGCTCATCACTATTTTGTTGATTGACTATTGATCCTAATAGACCAAACGAATCTTTCATTATATCGGATACGGAAGACCTATAATCTTTAACAGGGTTAATATTTTTGCTCCACCAATTAGCATCTGTTTGTTTTTTTCTTAAACTTTTACCAAAATGATAAATGCTTGCTTCCATTAAACTAGCAGCCGTTTCAAAACCTACAACGGATATTCCTGTTGCTACGTTTCTTGCTGTTGTGGCTATTTGTGTTACCATTAATGCTCTACGTTCTCTGTCTGCTTTTCTTATAAACCCATATGTTTTAGAGTAAATATTAGATGTATCTTCTGGTTTTCCATAAAGTTTATTTAGTCTTTCTTTATGTTCTGGTGCAAGCTCATTCATTACTTTTCTCATTTTTCCTAGCTCGCCACCTGCTCCTAGTTTAGTAGCACTTTCAGATGCTCCTACACGAATTAATGATCCAATATCATAGCCCTGTTCTCTAGCTACTTCTAAAAAGTCTATAAACTCTTCTTTTTTCATACCTGTTTTAACTATTGCTCGCTCTAAAGCATCTATGTCTATACCTTCATCTTTTGTTATAATTTCTGCTATAACATCTTCTACTACCTCAAAAACTTTTTTACCCTCAACTTGCTGACCCTTTGCATTAAAAACAGCAGGATGTTTTTTAAGTATATCCATATCTGTTCCTTTAGTTTCTTTAGCAAGGTTTTCTACAACCTTTGTCATTTTAACACTTAAAGATGTAAGAACTTCAGGTTGTAAAAAAGGTTTGTCTTTATATATAGCTTCATCAGAAAAGTCTACATCTTTTGCCATTCTTTCTTTAACTTCTTTTGCTTTTAAATCTCTTAAAGCTTTATCTACACCTTCGTCAAATTTTATATTGCCAATAAGAGGATCAAATGAACCTTCTTTAGCATTTTTACTTGCTGTAGCGTCTGCTGTAGCAGTTAAAGATTTAGACCTTTTTGCACCTTCAATAGCAGCCTGCCGTGCCGATTTTCTTGCACCAATAGAACCAACAGCACCTAATCCTGCTCCAAATACTGTTCCAACTCCACCTGCTATAGCTAATCTTGTTAAATCAACTTTATCATCTGGTCTTGCGTCACCTACATATCCTTTTCTTTCAACCTCTTGTAAACCTGCATCAAACCCTACAGTTTGAACTCCTGATGACGCTCCTGCTGCTAACGCTCCTCTAGCTATAGCACTTTTAGGTATAAATCTTCTTAATCCTTCTTTTACAGCTACTTTACCAACAGTTGAAGCGGCAATTCTACCCACACCTAAACTAAATAAATTGATAGGATCAAAAAGTAACTGTGTTACTGTGTCTTTAACTGCTCTTGCTGTACCGTCTGCAAACATAGGTAGTTTATTATACTCATCATACACAGTTCCAAAAGCTATTCTTTGCTCATCATTGGCTTCTCGTAAATAATCTATTTGTTGCATTAAACGCATACTGTTATTTTCAATACCACGAGCATGCGTTAAAAAACGTTTTACGTAATCCGTGTTTGATTCGTCAGGTTGTTTATACCCTTCTTCTCCATACCTTTGTTCCATGTAGGTGTTTAGACTTTTCATTCTTTCTTGATCCTGTGCCCACGATTCAATAGCATCAGCATCTTCTGTAGCAGGGTCTGCTTGTATTATATTTTCTTCTTCTGTTTGTATTTCTTCCGTTTCATCAGAAGAATACATTTGGTTAAATAAATCGGATGCTTTTCCCATATTTATCCTTTAATACTAGTTGATAATGATTTCGTGTCAAACTTTATCTGGTTTTTTATTTCTTCAGATAAATTTTCTTTACTAAGTTTTTGATTACTAAAATCCATTATATTCTGATAATCTAAATCTTCAAAGTTATCTTCTTCTTTTTCTTCTGAAGATGCTCCAATTGACGGATTTTTTATAATTTCTGCTATCTTGTCTACAATATCTTGATTGCTAACACCTTCAAGTTCTTTAGGATTTGCATATTGTCTTATTAGTTTAATTAAATTTATGGTGCTATCTTTATTTCTTTTAAAAAATGTACCCTCACTATGTACAGTATCGTTAATTATTTGCTCTAATGACATAGTTGATAGTTTTTCTGTAACCTGTGCAGGGTCATCTGCCGCACCCGGTTCTATGTCTAAGTTATCCTCAAATACATATTTTGCTGCATCATTTAGCCAACCACCTTCGGTATTGCCAGAAAATGCTTGTCTTCCTTCTTTTTCTACATAGGCATCTCTATTTTTTACCCATTGTTTTCCTTCATCTGTTTTTAGAAAATCGTCTTTTGCCATTATGCCATTGTTTTTAGTCATTACAGACATTAATTCTCCTCTTGCATTGTAATTACCACCATTGTTACGACCATATTCTTGTCTACTACTTTCTCTAAGAGATACAAAAGTATTAAAGTAACTAAAATCTCTACCAGTAGTTGTGTCTTTTGCTGTATTATATTGTTCAATCATTACAAGTGATCTTGTCTGTTGCCCTTGAACCATTTTAAGTTCACCTTCTAGCTCATTTATTTTTTCTTCAGCTCCAACTTTTCCAGTAAGGGTTTCTATTTCCTGTTTAATTGTATTCTCTTGCACTAATAGAGCACCAAATACCTGTTCTGGATTTTGATACATTGATTGTTCTATTAGATGTTTTCTATATGCTATTTCAGAAACAACTTGCTGACTTTTAATACCAAAATCGTCTAGATGTTGTTTTTTTAGTTCTTTAAATTTTTCTTTATCTAATTTTAAATTATCCTCAAATCTTTTTTGATCTGCTGCAGCTTGCTCTTTCTTAAAGTCTAATTCTTCTGCTTTAAAGTTCCTTTGCCAATTCATGTTTCGTCTTGTAAAACCTTCTGTTATTTTTTTAGATATTGTTAATTTTGTGTCCGCATCTAAATTTTTTATTCTTGCATCTATTTGTTTAACCTGTGCTTTACTGACGTTTATGTTTTCTTTTGTTAATAAAGTACTCATTGAAATACTTTCTGTTTCTGTTTGTACCTTTTTTACATCTGCCATTAATGATAGTTTTTCTAAAGTCGGTGATAAACTTTCAATTGTGTATTGAGGAAGTTGCTCATCGTATTTTTTGTCTTGCAATACTCTTCCACCCATTTGTGCCCTCATTTGAGATTCAATACCAGATTTAATGTATGACATTGGAACACCACCAATTAAAGTTTGCGTTGAATCTGCAATGTTAGAAGCAAAAGTTTCTATATCTTCACCTGCATTTGGGTTTTGCATTTGAGCAAAGTAACGTGCTTGATCTGCAATATTTCTAACTTGCTGTTTTGAATCAACACCATCTATTTGTCTTAGTATTGCATCTCTGTAAGACGCTGCTGTTACTTTATCGTCATTTGATTTTGCTACATCAAAACCGTCTATGTAACGTTGACCAGCTTGCAACCCACCTCTTAAAAGAGCTTGAACTTGACCATCATTTAAACCATAACTAGAACTTAATGCTTTTGCCATATTACTGTAGTCTAGTTGAGATTTTACTCTCTGTTTACGAACTTCTTTTGCATCTTGTGCTGCCTGTAGTGCATAAGACTTAATAGTATCATCAGCTTTATTCTGTAATGTCCTTAAATTTTCACTTGTTCTTCTTGCAAATCCTGTTAAAAATCCTACCATTATTCTGTTGCTCCTCTCCTAGACATCAAACCTTCTGTTTCTTCTTGTGGCATTTCTTCTTGCATAGGCATTTCTTGTGCCATACTCTGATTTCCTTTTTGTTCTCTAAATTTTTGCATAGCTTCTTTTAATATAGACGGATCAGCTTTTTCATCTTCTAATGTTTTATCACCTAACGTATATTTAACTCCAGCATTTTCTGCTATACCTTTTAAAAATTCTATTATAATAGGGTTTAACAGTATTGCTACATCTATAGTATGCAATCCTTGCATAACACCACCTGTTGTTAATGTTTCAGCTAAAACAGTTATAGGTATACCCTTTTCCATAGCGTCTACTAGTCTAGCCATTGCACTTTTTTCTGCAATACGAGGAATGTAAAACTCTAATGCTTCTTCAACATTTTTAAACTGTGCAGGATTATTCCAAGGTCTGCTCTTAGGTTCTGCTGTCATTCCTTGACCGGGAATTGGTGCTGAAAAAGCTTTAACTGAACTACTGAATCCCATCTGTATTCTCCTCTTTTTGTACCTTCATGCTATTTCTAACTGAACGCATATAATCTATAACTTTTATTGCAACAGGTTTTTCTTCTTGTGTTGTAGCCAAACCCCCTTGTGCATATTTTTTAGTCATTAACCCTTTTGTTTCTTTGGGTTTATCGTCTACAGCTTCTTTGTCCACAAAAGGACTAAGCCTAGCATATAATATTCTACCTGAATTGTTCATCATTTTTTATTCTCCTATGAAATCCATCCTATAAATTTAGTAAGTATTGATCCTGCAACAGGGTTTGTTAATATATCTGAAAACATACCACCAAGAGATTCTCGTTCTGCTACACTATAATCCATATCAGACATATACTGTTTCATTTTAGCATCTAGTTCAGCCATAGACATTTCGTGTATTCTATCTGATGCATTTTCTCCACTTGTCCATGCCCACTCCATTAAATCACTCATTTGATTCCATAGATTAGCATAGGATGTATTAGAAATGTCAAGTAAAGCTTTAGCATTTGTTTCATTCGCAGCATTGTCTTGAGCGTTTTCTGTAGTAGCAATATTTTGTTTCCATTGTGCATTAAACTGTTCAACAACCAATTGATTTGCGGCATTAAATTGCTCACGTAAATCATTCATTTTAGTAGTAAACTGTTCCATTGAATTTGTTTGTCCAGCATTAAATTGATTAGTAGCATTTACTTGTCCTGCATTATACTGTTCAACCGTTGACGTTAAATTATCGTAGAACATTTTTACTTGATTTTCAGATGAAGCATTAAAGTTTTTTGCCGCGTTTTCTGCCGCTTGATCGGAGAGCATAAAAGTTTGTTGCATTTGAGCATTAAATATTTTTGATTGTTGCTCATTGTCCATATTAGTTAATTGTACTTTTAAAAAATTTTTTGCATTTTCTACATTAGCTTGCTGTCTAGCATTTAAGTTTGCCATGTTAATAGAAGACAGAGCTGCCGCTTTTGCTAAATGTGCCATCTGTGCATTAGATGCGTTCTTTAAACCATATTCAGCAAATACATTTGCATCTTTTTCTGCAATACGCATTTGAGATTCCATAACAGCACCATAGACATAATCACTTGCCATCATAGAACCACCTAGACCCATTTGAGCCATTGTTTTCATTGCACTTCTGTATGCACCCTTTGAGTACAAAGGAACTGTACCATCCTGTATGTCTGCGTTTAAACCTTTAAGTTGCCCTTGAATTGTAGCAAGTTCATCAGGTGTAGCTTGACCTGCCGCTAAAGCATCAGCATAAGCTTGTTTTTCATCTGCTGTCATTGTAGCTTGAGCAGCTTCTATTTTAGCAAGATCATCTAATTCTTCGTCTTCCGATTCTATATCATAGTCATCTGTTGGAACATTTGCTTGTTGAGCACCATCTACTGTTGTTGTTGTCGTATCAATTACTCCAACAACTTGTCCAGTTTTTTTACTATAGGTTTGACCGTCTGCACCAACATATGTGCTATCAGAAATTTTACCATCGGATTTATCTTTTTCTGAGAAATCTACCGTTTCAAATTTTCTGCCGTCATTTTCATCGAAAGAAGGGTCTTGTGCACGATCTGCTATTTTTTCACCTAAAGCTGTCGTTCCTTCGGCTACACTTGTTCCTGCATCATCTCCTTCAGTACCTTCTGTTAGGTTTGTTGTGCTTTTATCCGATACTACCGTTTCTGCTACACCTTCTGTTAAACCACTTAATAAATTGTTATCGACTACTTGTTCTGCCACAATATTCCCCTTTATTTATTTCCTATTAATATTTTATCTAATTTATCTTCTAATCTTTGAAGAGCATCCATTACAGTATGCATATCTTCTTTAACGTCATCACGTTTTGCATATTCTTCTCTTGTTTTATTTAATAGTATGTCAAGTCTTTTTATTTCTACAAACATACCACGAAAAACCCATATAGCAGGTGCTATTACAACTGTAAGTATTCCATTCCAAAATAGTATAGGATTTATTTCCATATTAAAATCCACTCGCATATTTAAACGGTATGTCTGCCCATGCACAGACTATATAATATCCTGTTGTTCCATTTGAAGGCGATGGATCAGGTGCACCGTGCATATAAATTCCATCGTGTTTAAACTGTACTGTTGTTGGAAAAGTAGACGTTCCACTCCAAAGTTGATGCCCTGTAGTAGTCGTTGTACCTACGTTATCTGTGCTTTGATTAAATGGTGTACTTATATAATGATGAAACTTAGTAGAAAAATTATTTGTACTTTCAGATATTTCATCTGTAAACATAGACCATTCTTCTTGACCAAACATAGGTTTCATTATAACAAATTTAGGTCTAAATCCCAAAGGAACAAAAAGATAATTTCCAATATTAGCAAAATTGGGTGCATATAAACCAGTAAAAGCTGAATAACCCGGTATCTCTGCCCAACAATATGCAACAGCGTTTACGTTTGAAGATATTGTTCCTTGTTTGTCTGTAACAGAAAACGTAGTTGATGTTGGGTCATCTGTTCCTCCATCACTATCTTTCCATGCTCCTAAACGTATGTCCGTATTAGAGATTGTTTTTCTATCCAATTCTGCTCCTGTAGCATCAGATGAAAAACTCATAATAACTTCTTCTGGTCCTATTGAATCATGTTTCCAATTACCATTATAATTAAATGTAGTAGTATCTGTTCCACTATTGTATGCATCCCAATCAAAAGCTGAGTATTTATGAAAAACAGTTACAGGTTGGTCACTTCCCCAAGCAGTACTACTATCAGCAGTAAGAGATTTCATAAGTATAAAAGCAGGTTTTTTACCTAACCCATGAGCTACTAAACCACCACCATTACGATTAAAAGTAACAATACTAAAACCTGCATCTGTGTTTGCTTGATAGGTACTGTCTAGTGTTCCTATTCCTGTTTCACTTGCATCATTTGTTGTTGTTACACCACCGTTTGCTTTCCAACACATAGCAACATAATTGTTTATATTACTATTATGGCTATTATAAACATTGTCAGCACTATTTGAACCACCTGTTAATGTAAAACCACCACCATTAAAAGAACTAATATAGCCATCAGCATCGTTAGTAGATTCTACAGCATCTTCATCCGTACTTAACATTTTATTAGCACCTCTACTAGAATCCCAAAATTTAATACCCCCAGAAGAAGATAAGTCTTTTAACATTACAAAATCAGGTTTTATTTTAGATTGTTTTGTAATATTTAATGTTTCTCCGTTTCCTAGCGTTGCCTGTGCAGGAACTGAATATCTAATTACGTCAAAATGTGATTTAAAAGAATTAATCCTTCCGTCATCAACAGCTATAGAAGGATTAGGAGCATTAGAAGAACACATAGCTAAAAACCCTGATGGTGGAGTGTTATGAAAATTTCCATGCCCATTTTCATCTGTAGCATTATGTGATCCTGAAGGTTTAAAACCATTAAAAGTGCTATCTTGTCCAAAATTTGCATGTGCTGTATTATCCCAAGAATTACCAACATCTTCATATATAAATTTACCAGTTATAAATATACGAAAGGGAACTCCTTCATTAAAATCATAGTTAAGTAAATCGTTACTAATATTAAGGGATTGAATACTTGTAAAAGTATTATCAGCATTACATTTTACTAATTCTACAGACTTTGTGTTGCTTTCTAAATCTATTTTTAAAGCAACTACATCACTAAAATTAGATATTCCTGAACCTGCTAACGCAGTTGCTATAGAAGTATCTACACTTTCAATATATTGCCCATTATTTGCTCCAGAACCACCACTACCATTATAAAATGCTAATGTACCTCTGCCAAAACCAGTAACGTTAGAATTTATGGACTGTCCGAAAATATAATTGGTGGCTCGTTGTATTCCTATTACAGCATGTTCAACCCATGAAGGTGAATGAAATTCTACATACCACTTACCACTTCTTAAAAGCCAATTAGAAAACCTAGATATTCTTAAATCTTCATTATCACTTGACCATAAAGAAGTTCCTAATATTGAACCTGTTTCTGCGTGGTTGTAAAAATCTGAAAAATTATTAGTAGCTCCCGGATTGTCAAGAACACAAAAGGTATTAGTAGGAGAATCTTTTGAATAATTATGTACACCTGCAGGATATCCAGTTTCTAATGTTGTAGGAGTTATAGCCTGACCTATAGCTAAATCTGCATTATAATGATTGCCATTACCACTTATATCATTTCCTATATTATTTTTATCAGAAAAATCAAGTCTACATCCATTTGCACCAAAGTTAATATTACTAGTGTCTTTAGGGACCCATAAACCATATTCGTTACGTCTTCCAAAATGTTTTGGCTCTAAAGCTTGACCATCTATAAAATGAAAATCTGCAAGACCTATACTCTGATCTTGCCATGCAAATTTTCGAGGGGGTGAACCATTGGCTTTAGCAGTATTACCACCTATATAATGAATACAATTTTGACCAAAAGCAAGGCTAGTACTATCAGAAGGACACTCGACAAGAGAAGTCCAATTACTACCTCCATTATCTGTTCTCAAAGCTTGATCTTCTCCGTTTATATATATATTAAATGTTCCGTTAGTAGTGTCCATACGACATACTATATGCATCCAATTTGTATCTATTACAAAATCCTGAACAGTTCTTCTAATTACACAATCACCATTTGTTACAGCAATTAATTCAAGAGAACCACCCCCTGTAGAATATGTATCATTACCACCAGTTATAAAAAATTGCCTTGCTAATGCTGGATTTTGACCTATTACTGGATTACTGTTTTCTCTTGCTGTAAAATATAAAGATGCAAATGTAGTATCCTCTACTGAACCTGACCATGTTCCACTTGTGTATGCTTGAAATATATTATGTGTTCCACCACCTAAATAAGCTATGTTATCTTGATACGGTTTCCACCACGTTGCTATAGTACACGCAGTAGACGTACTAGCAGATTCATATGTTTTGGCTAAATAATGTCTTCTACCTAGTAAATGATCTTCATTATTATTGTACATTTCGGTAGTATACCAGAAGTTTGCACCTCCTAATTTTAAAGATTGCTGTATTTGATGTGGGTATACACGAGGAACACCAAAGAAAAATGTACCTAAACCTGCCATTATGAGAAATCTAACTCTGTGTTGCCCAATAGAATATTATTTTCTGATTGAATAATGTAAGGAATAAGATCAACTTTAGATGCTCCACTTGAAAGCGATATAGTAGCGTTTCCAATTGTTTTGTAATCAGCATGCATTGATACAGTACCTGCTGTACCACCTGAAGGTTGCACTAAAATAAGCGTACCTGTTTGACCTATATTTCCTGCTTCAGTAGTAGGTGCACCAAAAGTATTTGTACCTGTTCCTAAAGTTATTACAAAATTTTGAAAACTATCAAAGTTTAATACACCTGAAGAAAGAGAACTAAATGCTGCCGTTTGTGTTGCAGGTACAACAGGTTTTGAGAATGTGACAAGTCCTGCACCAGAAATAGTCATAGCATCTGTATCACTTACAGACCCAATTGTACCACCGTCTGCTATTTGAATACCAGCAGAGTGTGTTGTAGCTCCTGCAAACAAAGACGTACCTGATACATCTATACTAGCATTAATATCTACTGTATTAGCATTAATCTCTATTTCTGTATCTGAAACTAAATCAAGAACACCATCAGCAGATTGATGAATATACGTGCCACTATCACCAAATTGTAATTGGTCATTACCAGAAAGTTTTAATCCATCATTATGAACATGAGTAAGTGTTACTTCATTATTTGCACCAAAACCTATATAAGCACCATCACTATCTAATTTTAGTTTTGGTGTAGTTATTGATACTTGTGTTGAAGCATCTAAATGAATTTCCTGTTCACCATCTATAACTAAAGTACCATCGGAACTTTGATGTATAAAACTAGCGGCATCTCCAAATGTTAACTTATTTGTGCCATTAAGAGTTAAACCTGTTCCGTCTGTGTGTGTTAGAGTTGTATCTGTATCTGCACCAAAACCTAAAATTGCACCATCATTTTTTAATGTCATGTCGTGTGTAGTAACTAATGAACCTGTAATTGTAGTTTCAATAGACGTAGCAGTAGAATGAGGGTCTATTTTAAACATATCAACAAAACTACCAGAAATATTATTTTTTAATACAAAATCACCACCACCTGAACTATCTAATGTTTCTAGTACCCATATATCACCATTATTATCACCCCTATCTGCTTTTAAACGTATATCAATAGGTTGAGAATTAGCAGCTTCAATACAAAAAGCAGTATCAGATGAACTATAACCTAGTTTATAATCCGAATCTGCTCCTATATAAAGGTATTTATTATCTCCAATATAGATGTTATTAAACGTTGCAGTAGGTTTACCTATATCTAAAGTAGCTGTTACTGTTGGAAATATACCAGAAGATATAACTTCTAAATCCCCACCAACCGTTTCACCTACTTTTGAAACTGGACCTCCTTGACCACTTGACACACCATCATGCGTATGTCCTGTCGTGCTGTTAAAAGCAACTAGAATGGCATCAAACTCTCCATCTAAATCTGCAGCATTTAATACTTGTCCTGAAGCAATGTTATTAGATGTGTCATTTCGACTTGCATATCCTATTGGCATAATGTTTTCTCCTTACGAATGTGAATGTTCTATGTAATCAAATGTAGCCATATCAATTGAATATGGTTTTGATTTATCTGTTGTTGTAAAATCTAATGATGCATTAAAACCTGAACCGATTAATTGTTTTTCATACACTTTTTTAATGCTGTCTTGAACAGGAAATTTATTAATTTCTTGGTCATTTAATAATAATGGATCAGGATCGGTTACTACATAAAAATGTGTAGCTCCTTCTAGCCCTAACCCTGATAAATAAAAATTTTCACCTGATGTTGTATTACCACTATTAGGAGCAGTAAAGCCTTTTTGAAAGAAAATAGCTTCTTGTGCATAGCGTGTTTGATTATTAGCATTTTTATACTCTAGGTTTGCAGCATTAGCTGTAAAACCATTATTAACCATTCCTGTATTGTTTGCTATAGAAGATAGCCAACTTCCATTTCCCGGATAATCTACTAAACTAGCAACTTCAAACTCCATACTTGTTGGTATTGGAGAAGACGTTGTAGTTATTTGTGTGCCTAAACTTTCAAAAGTTAGATTTCCAGTATTTCCTAAACCTGAATTTTCAGCAACATAATAATACACAGCACCACTTAAATTTGTTGGAATAGTCCATGTTATCTTTGCTCCATTACTTCCTGCAGGTATATCTCCAGTATCGTATCCGTCTAGTATAGGTGTTCCACCACCATGTGTTCCATCAGCAGTAGTTGAGAAAAATACACTTTTACCTGCCATGCTACTATCACTAACATCAATAATTAAAGTACCACCTTTTAAAACTGTACCCCAACCACTAGTTGCGTCAGCTACAACATTATCTGTTCCAAATTGATAGTCTAATCTACTTGTAGGATTAAGAAATTTTACAAACCGTGTTGTAAAAAGAGGATGCGTAAAACTTAAATTTAAAGATGAGCTTGAATTGCTATAATTTTTTATCAAACCAGTACTATTAAACAGAAGATTACCATACTGTGTTAAAGATATACCGTCTGCTGTTGAGTATTGCTGATGTATTCCTGAAAAACGAACAACATCTCCTACCTGTAGTGGTCTAGTTAAACCAATCATTTTTAATTTATTTGCTGTTGTACTATTATATCCTGTTGCAGTATTTGCATAAATAATACCACTATGCATAGTTTTACTTGTATTATATTTTGCTGTAGTAGCAGTATTTGTTACGTTTGTAATTGGTATTGCTTCAGGCTGTATAATATTACTATCTTCAAAATCAAATTTAATAGATACATCTCCAACTACATCTCCTTCAGGATCAGTAAATAATTTCATCTTATGTAATGATTTTCTTTTCTGTGGGTCACGTATAGGCATAAAAGGAGAAGCATACCGTGCAACAATGTCAGAACCATCTAACGTTGTACCTTTTTCCATTTGATAAATATGCTCTGTTTCATTAGCATATAGAATTAATTCATCTATGTCTGTAGGATAAGCTAGATAAGAACTTGTTGCTATTTTTGCTTTGTACCCTGAGATAGTACTCCATGAAAAACCTTCAGCTAGTTGAGTACCTATAAAACCTTCAGTAGTTGTTCCTGCAATAGCTTCTCTATCTTTTTTGTAACCAAATAAACGATATTGAGATTTACCTCTAACTACCATACTACAAAATTCTAAATTATCTTTTATTAAAGTTGTTATTTCATCTTGAATATTTTTAGAAATAACAGCTAAATTAAACTCATTAAATTGTTCTGTTCCACTTAAAGAACGAACACCATCAGGTCCTAAAAATACTATATCCCCACCTATTTCTTTTATAGTATCTGGATAAGGACAACCTATATCTGTTGTAATAGGTTGTAGAGCCCAATCTACTTCTCCCATTCCTGTAATTTTTTGTATGCGTTGTCTTCCAAATATAATAAGTTGGTTACGAAAAACTTCAAAACCTGAAATGTCATTTCCTACATTTCGTGTTGTTGCTCCCACAGAAGCATCAAAACCTGAAAACGTATTTATTTGCGAATGAGCTAATATGTTTTTATTTCCATAAAAAATGTGATTTTTAAATTCTGTAACAAAAGAAGCACCTATAATATCATTTGGTGTATCTTTTTCTATTCCATTAGAATCTACATATCTAGCTAATGATTTAAAACTACCCCCATCATAATATACTGGAGCGTTTTTACCATCTACAGCAATAAATTTTTCTACACCATCAAAATTAAAATTAGCAAATCTAAAACGTGACGTTGTTTTTTCTCTGCTATAAGCACTTTGAAATTTAACACGATCCCCTTCTTGTACAGATATCGTTAAACCATTAGTAGATTGTCCAGTGTTGTAGTAATTATAATTATTGTGAGTATACCTAGTTCTAAAAGTTATTAAAGCTGTTCCTTTGTTAGCTACTCCATCTTGTTCAACTTGTGTTTCTGTAAAAGCATTGTTATAATTTTCAACTTTTGTAATTATATAAACAGCTTTATGAAATCTGCCATCATTTATATTATGATAAGGAAAAGTATAATCACGATAAGAATCTTCTACAGTAAAAGTATCTCCTATTTTTGGCATTTGATTTAAACCAGTAAATATTACAGAGGTATTTGTTTCAATTCCATATTTTATAGAAGCTTGTCCATAATCTGGTGTACTAATTTTTGTCCAACCACCACCTTTACTTGTGTATAAATCTAAACCTCTTGCAACAACTGTTGTATCGTTCCAAATATGTACTCCTAGTATATCAGAGTTTGTTCCTTTTGTAAAGACTATTTTTTCATTATGTGCTGTTTGATAAGATAAAGCAGGAGAAATGGTAACTTGCTGCGTTGAAAACTCAAAAGTAGAAGATAAATCCTGTATCGTGTAAGTTTTAGTATCAGAAGTAAATGTTAGTGTTACATTATTAGTTAATGCTACAGAAGCACTTAAAACTACAGTATATATTGTATTAAGACCATTTTGCTGAGTAGTAATGTTTGTTACAGTAGTTCCTGCACTTATACCTGTTCCACTAACAGCCATACCTATAGTGATAGGTCCTACTATATTGTCTATAGGAACAGATGTATCTGCACTACCACTATCGTTATTAACAAGTGCTGTTGCAGTACGACCTCTAACTTCAAATGTGTCACCTACGGCAGGTTGCATAGATAAGTTTTGTATTGTGATGCTTGTATTAGCATCTTTTGCTATTTGACTAAATAGACTAGGTTCTCCGTATGGGGGAACAATATCGTCTGCATACTTTACATACCCTTCTAATCTTCTATAACCACCACCAACAGAAGGCTCAAAGTTAACAAGCTTTCGTGCTGATCCGGGAGCTTTTGTTCCTTGTTGTAGTGGTGATAAACTTGTAATTAAACCACCACTAAATTCTAAGGGTAAGGTTTGTAAAGTATCTGCCATTATAGTGAATCCAATGAAGAACCTGCATTGACGAGTGAACTACCTACTCTACCTCTACCACCTGCAATTGTTGGTATCATATAAGAACGAACATAGGTATAGTTATTAATAAGTAAAGAACGCATATGTTTTATGCCATCATCAAACTTTTGTTTTGCTACTGTAGCATCTTGGGTATTACCTCTAAACAAATAAGCATAGTGCATTGCTCCATCTATAATAACATGTCTAAAACGTTCAGGTACAGCAGGAACATCTGTTGCATTAATTAAGTCCACAGCTATTCTGTAATATTCGTATATTAATTTATATGCTTTATCAGGAACAGGTGTTACAATATACTCTAATGATGGTGCAGCAATAATATGATTAGGAACTCCTGCTACAGGGTTCTCTTTATATTCTTGATCTACATACCTATCTAGATATTCGTTGTATATTAACTCTTTTAATTTTACCGTTGAATTATTTAATGTTGAATCTTCTTTAATACGAAAACTTCTAAAGTTAATTGTTTTAGCATCTGCTGGAAAAGGGTAACGACCTACATTTACAGTTAGCACATCTTCTTGTGTTACATGATTAAAGGGCCATTCATATTCAGATTGATTAATATATCGTATAGAAGAATTAATTGCTTCTTTTGCTGATTGATAAAAACCTGTTGCTGTTGCAAAATTAGAAGAAGTTAACTGTACTTCATTTAATCTACTATTGATATCATTAACAACACCTAAAAAATTATATGCCATATTATTTATCCCTTACTGCTAATTTAATACTTCGTTTTGCAATGCTTCCAGTGCTATCTGTAATTTTACAAAACCATGTGTACTCTCTGCCTGTAACACCACCTGCAATTTGTAAAGTTGCTACTTGACTTGTTGAATCTAAAGTTGTTGCTCCTATTTTTTGTATGTTATCTGTAGTGCCTGTAAATGTTAAAGTTACATCATTACTTAAAGTTTGTGCAGACGAAAGTGTTATACTAGATTGACTTGCTACAGCCGTAACAGTTACTGTTCCAGATATTCCTGAACCTGTTACCGTCATACCAACTTGAATAGGTTCGTTAGCATGCCCATCTAAAGCAACAGTAGTTGAAGATGTTGTTGCACCGTTTACAGCAGCTGTACCTTGTGATGCCGTGCTGAAAGATTGACCGTCATCAACGTTTACTTCTGTATCATATTCACTTGATTTTAAAGACCATACAACTGAACCTACGTTTGGTATGGTTGCTGTTCCTAACCACCGTGACCAATCTACACTAAAATCTAATTGTTCATCTGGGTCTTTAGAGGGCCATCGAAAAGACATATTTTACTCCATTATTAATACTGTTCGTTCTCCTGTTGTTGTTTGAGATTCTATATAAACTTTTCTTGTTTCAACAGGTACATTTATTGTTCTTGCTATATTTTGAGTTTCAATGTACGCAAATCTATTTTCAACAGGTACATTTATTGTTCTTTCTTTTGTGCTACGCATTATGCTACTCTTCTTACGTATGCTGTACGTCTTCTGCTATAGTTATCTGCGTGTGCAGAAAAATCAAATGCCGTACCACTAGCAGGACTTACACCAAGATTTGCAATACCTTGACTAACAACACCTGTAGCTGTGGTGCTTGTTAAAGTATCTACTGTTCCTGCAACACCTGTACTTGATACAAATTCAAGAGGTGATTCTGATACATCAATACCACCTGTACTTAAAAATGTTACATTTACAGTTGCATTACTATTTACAGATTCTACAGCAGTTGTATTATCAAAATAAGGAAGAGTAACTAAACCATCTGTATTAACACCTGTAACTACTAGTACACTTCCAGCTAAAGGTAGTGTTGAAAAAGGAACAACGGAATATGGATTAGTACTAAACATTGTTAAACTGGATCGTCAAAAAATATTATTTTCTTATTAGGATCACGATGTTGTGTAACTACCCAATCAGCACCGTTCCAAGTACAGACATGCGTTTCATCATTGTAATTTGGATATCTATCAACTAACGCATATCCAGCATCTTTTAGTTCTTCTTTTGTAAAACTTTCTTTATCTGTTCTTGTCTTACCATTTGATAATCGTATTCTGTGTGGTAGTTCATCCCATATTAAAGGGTATTGTTCTTTATAGGAATAAAAATAATTATGTTTAAAATCTTGTGACACTTTAATAAATTCCTATCCATATTGAATCATTTATATTAATTGTAGAAGATTCAGTAGGATTAGTTACAACACCATGCACAACTCTTATTTTATCACCAGCACTAAAAGTATGAGCAGGGCTTCTTGCAACTACATGAGAATATCTAGATGCTCCACTTACTTCACCATATATATAATTAGCACCACTACTTTGAGCTACTGTACCGTTTCCTACAGAATAAACAGCAACTAGGGTAGGAGCAATTCCATCTGCCATCCCTGTGTATGTACTACCAGTACCAGATGCTAAATTAATTTCATTAACACCAGCACCTGCTGTAATAGCGGCATATCCTGAATAACTAGCTACATCAGATGGGGTAAGATAACTACTTAACAAGCTACTAGAACCAGCAATTCTTGTGCCATTATCTTCCCAAGATTGGTTATTAACAGAAAAATTCCAAGTCTGTTGTATTACATTAGAAGAGTTTAGTACTTGCACAGCTGCTATACAAATATCATTTCTATACGTTGTTGCCGTAGTGCATTTTAGCACTACATAAACTCTTGCACTTCCACCAAACGCTTGTTGTATTTCACCAACATCATAATCAAGAGTGTAATCGCCTGAAGAAGAATCCACTATTGTTCTATTAGATATTTCATAAAAAGCACTTCTAATATCTGTTCCAATTTGTATGGCATCAGTTACAGTTATATCACTAGACTCAATAACTATAGGTCCAGATGTGCTTCCTGTTCTTATCTGCAATTTAAATACATTACTTTCTGAATCCCCCGGACTTACTTCTGCAACTAAGCCAAAAACAATAGCAGTTGAATTATTGGTAGTACTAAATGAACCATCTATACCACCATTATTTGGTGAACTATTAAAATCAGCGTCTACCATAGTAGTACCAGAAACAGTAGATATTGTATAATATAAAGTACTACTATTAGGAATGTGTTCTGTAACAAGTGTAAATGTTACAGCGTTTCCCTCTGTAACAGTTGTTACACTAGGAGTAAGAGATAAAAACCTATGAGTTCTGGGCCATTCAATTGCTACTCTTTTAATATGAACGTCATGCAAATCGTGGACACCTTTTGCAGCTAAAGTGCTAGTAACTATTCTATCGTCTGTAATAAACCCACTATTTCTTTTCATTTTTAATGCCTAGTTAAAATAAGTTGTTTCTGTAAAACCTAAATAATCCTGCCCTACATTTGTTGAAGGAAAAGTTCTTAAAGGACCCCATATAACCCTAACTACACCTTGTCCACCAGAACCTGCACTACTACCCCAGTAGCTTGATGATTTACCACCACCACCACCACCATAGTGACCACCAGATTGAGTTTGAGCTAAATCCGAAGGTATTTCAGTATTATCTCCACCAGAACCTCCACCACCAGCACCAGTGCTTGAGCCGTTTCCACTAGAACCTTCACCATAAGGAGCTACTCCTCCTCCTCCACCTGATATGTGGTCTGTATAATCACCCATAGCCGCACCACCACCTCCACCAGCACCACCAGAGCCATTATCTCCTGAAGCAGCGGCATCATCTCGCCCATCTCCACCATTTCCACTATAACCACCTGCACCACCACCACCTGCAGGACCATAGCCTTGACTTGATGTTGAATTTACTCCACCACCATTTCCACCCCCATAAGTTCCATAGGAAGTAGAAACAGTAAACGTAGCACCACTTAAATCCGTATTGTATCTTCCCGGACTACCACCATTAGCGTTTATTGTCGATACATCTTTAAAAAAACTAGCTCCACCTGCAGTTGAACCATTTTGATAAGCACCATAGTTACCTCTTCCACCTACTTGTATTGAAATACTTTCACCGGGAGTAACAGTTACACCATTTAACCATGCTAAAGCACCACCTGCACCACCACCCATAGCATAAGTGTGATTTTGATTACTATTAGCATAATACATACCACCACCACCTGCACCGATACAAACAACAGAAACAGAGAGTACTCCTACAGGAACTGTCCAAGTATGTGTGTGGTTTGAAGTACTTGTGTTACGAAACAATGCACCCCCTATTATAGCAGTATTTAATCTAGTACTATCTATACTAGATATACCTTTAAAGTTAAGAATTTCACTTATGCCAACATAGCTTTGATTATTAAAATAATTGAAAGACATAGTTAAGCATCATCTAATTCTTCATAAGAACACATTAAACTAATATCACCAGTTGCACTTGCAAGGGCACGAATTGCTCTATCTTCTTCTAAATAAAAAGATGTATCTTTTGATATGATAACAAGGGATGAATCTGCTGGAACTGTAACTGTTTTTGCTAAATGAAAAAGTGTAGTGTTAGTATTTGTTTGTAAAGTTACAAAAACTGTAATATCTGCATCATTTGTTCCATCAATATTCGCGGCAATAATACTATTAATTTTTAATAATTTATTAGTAGTTGCTCCATTGTCTAGTAGTGTTGCTGCACTCGTTGCAACATCAGCATCATAAGCTGTTTTACCTAGTATTGAAGTTACGTTGACTATATTTGGAGCTGCCATATTTTATTCTCTCTTTCTTTTATCCGAATACCATTGCCATTGCGATAGCTTTACCTGTAGTCGCACCTGTTGCTGTAGTTAGGATATTATTACTTTGAATTGAAACGACACCTGCTGATACTCTTTCTATTGTTGTATCGTCTGCATGTCCTAATTCTATAGTTCCCATTGCTTCTATATTACCATTTACATTTAAAATTTGATTCCAATTTCCCGGAGAATTATGCGTATTTCCTATAGAAACTTTTCCATCTGTTCTGACACAAGGTCTTACTGTGCCACTATGATACCCAAATGAAAAATAATTTCCTGCATCACCATCACTTATATGTTTAGCACTAAATTCAACAAGATTATTACTACTTGAAGCTTTACCAAAAGTAAACTGTGCATTTTGACCATCAGCTAAATTAGGAGCTAACGCTTGTATCGGTTTTTGCCAAGCTCCACTATTTGTATAATTTATAATGAATTGACCATTAACTGTAAGATTACCAGCATGGGTATCTAGAACAACAGTACCTGTAGCATCTGGTAAAGTTATGGTATTGTCTTGAGTTGGTTCTGTAACAGTTAAAGTTGTTTCATGGGCATTTCCTGTAGCACCTTCAAACTCTAAATTAGCTCCTGCTCCAAGTTGAATAGTATATTGTTGTATTCCTATATCTGTAATAGCATTCATATTACCAGTAGTTATTACAGTTCCTGTAGCATCAGGTAATGTATATGTTCTATTTGCTGTAGGTGTGGTAGTTACAAGCTCTAAATCATAACTAGTACCTCTTGTATTATTCCATCTAATAGCATGGCTATCATCCTCTAAAAATAATTTGTTGTATGCAAATTGATAAGATTCTGTTGGACTACCACCAGCATTTGTCAACTTAAGTTTTAGCCTACCAGTTTCATTACCATCAGCAATCTCTGCTGTAGTCAATGATATACTTGCAAATTCTGTTTCTTCGTTAGCATCATTATCTGCTTTAAATGATATCTTTCCTTCAGTAGTCCAATTAGCAGCATCACTATGGTCATTAGATACAAGATTAAGTACTGGTCCATCATCTGTTGTAGAAGTTATAGTTACATTGTTATTATTATCTAAGGATACTGCTTTATCAGCAGGTTGTGATATAAAAACTGTAGGTGTAGAATTAGAGGGCCAACTAACCCTATTATTATTACCATTATTGCTTGACAATATAACATTTCCATCAGTTCGTGTTAATACCTCTCCTGATGTAGCAAATGTACCTACTCCTATTTCAAAAAGACCTGTGTCATCTTCTGCTACATAAAAAGTAGTATTACCATCTCCTACACCTGTAAAATCTACAAAGCCTGTAGGTGGAGCATTGGTTAAGGCATAGTTAGGCAAATTGCCAGTCATACTAGTAGCAACTACTTTTGCTCTATCTAATAAGACATGAGCCATTTACGACAACCTTAAAAGGGCATTACTTGAATTATTTGCTGGCATCGTTAAAACAAAATTACCTGAAGACGATGCTACTGTACCACCAAAACTTAATATAGCAATTGCTTTATTGGACACGCTTGAGTTGTATAGGATAGCACCTGCTGCTGAAATAGTAGAGCCAGACCAAGTAACATCATCAAAGTCTACAAAAGCTACTTCTCCACTTATTTGTAAGTTAGCATTTTGAAGCGTTTGCCCACCTGCTGAATATCCTGTTCCTGATGCTTCGTCTGAATTTCCTGTAACAGTACTGTAATTAGTTGTGCTTGCATTATATGTACCAGATTCTCCTGATTTAATTAAAGCAATTTTAATTGTGTCTGAGTTAATATCGTGTTCTTTATTTAATAACTCTTGCTTAAATGAAACACACATTTTTGTAGTTATTGCCATTTTATTTACCTTCCAATACTAATGTATTCTTCTATAAAAACTGATACGTGTACTGCATCAGATTCTGATACTTGTATGTTTAATATATCTTCTCTTTCAAGCATTATATCTGCACTATCAAAACGAATAAAACCGTTAGAAACTAAAGTATTTGAATTAATTAATGTAAAACTTTCGCCACTACCATCATCAGATGTTTTGTCATACTTTCGTATTGTTAGTGTATATGTTATTTCGTTTGAAGAAACATTTGAAATAAATATTTCTTTAATATTATATAATCTATCGTTAGGGCATTTACAAACCTGCGTTACATTTGTAGATGTTGCTTTTAAAAAATTACTTATTCGTTTTTTAGGTTCATATGCCATATTAAATTCCTTTAAAAAAGGGCAAGGCAGATAATATCGTACCTCACCCTTCTTATTAACTACATTTGCAAAGTTACGCTAATGTATCTCTGTCAACTTCATCCGGAGAAGAATCTCCTTGATCGCTAACATCCATCATTATAGCATATACTCTGATTTTACCTGCTGAGAAGGTTGCACCATCTCCTGCAAAAGTTAAATCTAGTGTATCTGCTGTTGCAAGCGTAATATCAGCTGCAGGTGTTGCTGAAGGAGCATAAGCTCCATCTGCCGCACCATCAATGTCAAATGCCGCTACAAATTCATCGGCATCTGCAGCACCAAGAGTTGCTGTAGCGTTAGTACCTGTATTCATAGTTGCACTTAATACAACCTGAAAACCTGCATGTAACACTCTTGTATTAGCAGGAATAGTTAGACATTGAACTACGTCACCTGCTGTACAAGAAATTGCTTGTGCAGTAAGGTCGATAGTTTTTTGTACCATATATGGTTTTCTTCCTCTTGAGGAACTTCCATGTTCTGGTAGCAATAAAGATGTAAGTGTTGCCATATTCTATTCTCCCTTACGCTAAGTGATATTGTGCTCTAACAAGAGCTTCAGGTCTAAGTATTTTTCGACCATACAAATGCATGCCACGAACAATATCAGCGAAACTATCAGGGTCCCTGTAAGTTTCTGTCTTGTTGATTTGTTCAGCAGTAGCTATAGCAGAACTATGTCCTGCAACAATTACTCCGTAGTTATCTGTGCTATTAGTTCCTGCAAAAGTAGGACCTGTTCCAACAGAAGGTAGATTGTTAGATTGGTATACTTTAAAACCATGTAAGTTATTAAGTACTAAACCGTTTTGAAGACCAGAACCTGACCAATCTGCTTGGAAAAGTCTAGAATCTTCGTCTTTTAATACTTCAATAAATACAGGGTCTAAAACTAACCATCTTCCATCAGTATCTACATTTTGTTGATCTAGCAACCTTGACATACGAGCAATCACAGTTAGTGGGTTTCTATCGCCAGCAGCTGTTGGTGCCGCTTCAGAACCACGAGGTTTAATGGCTATAGCCGCTCCACCTGAACCACCAAAATCATCTTCATTAAGTAACATAGATGATAATAGTTCATTTGAACCAGCAGTTGAAACAGCCTTAGTTCCATTCACTGTTGTGTTTGCAGTATCAGGAGTGCCATGAATAGCAGATTGTTTAAAACCTGATAAGTAACCAAGAACGTCTTGGTCGTATTGATCTTTCAATCTATACGCTGCTCTATCGGATGCAAGTGATTGAAAATTCACATGCGAATGTGCTTCCTCTATATCATCGACTTTAAATGCAAAATAGTTTGCTTTGTCAATGGTAAGAGAAAATTCTTCATCGTCAATATCTTGTGGTTGAATAGTTGTACCACGAGCATATGATTTGACGGTGATCTCAGGTTCTTTGATGACTTTAACAGTATCGCCAAAGTTAGCGATTTCACCAAAGTAATCTGAGTTAGTTATTGCTTCCACTACAGAACCCTTACGAAAAGCAAGTTGTACCTGTTTGGAATATATGATAGGTGAAAAATTACCGTTAGGTAAATTCCCATGTCCTGCCACTTTTGTAAAAGCCATAGTTATCTCCTTTTCTTTTACATAAACAGATGCAAAATACCATACATGTTCAGAGAGGTCTATAGTTATAAGGTGCAAATAATTTAATACGTTGCAATCGGATTAAACATTTGGGCAAATACTAAAGAGTATGTCTTTGTCTTATTTGGAATTTGCGAGATTTTGAGTTTAGCTAGGTTGTAAACACCGTTTAGGCTAATCTAAACTCGATTATAGTTATACACCATAAATGCTTGTTTGTCAACAGTTATCTTGCTGACCCAGAAATGTCATAAATAAATTTTCCAGAACGAATAGCATCCATAATTTCTTCTGAATGTTTTTCATATTCTTTTGCTGACATTGCTTGTATTTCAGATTCTTTTAAATAATTTTTAGATTCATTTGTTAGAGGTTCTCCTGCTTTTGATTTTATGTTAACTGATTTAGCAGCATCTTTATTAGATGGTTTATTAGAAGTTTTAATACCTTTGTCTACTTTATATAAATCAATTGCACGAGCTGCTGAACGAGCATCTTCTTGATTTTCATATAGAGCATCTTGTACCCATTTAGGTTGCTGTTCTGCCCATTCGTGAAAATCATCTTCTTCTCTAATCGTATTAAAATCAGGATGAAACTTTAAAAGCTCAACTTCTGCTTTTTCTTTTGTTGCTTCAGTACGCATATTTTCTATTTCTACTATGCGTTTTTCCATTGTTTTAGATTGCTCTCTTGCTTTTTTCATGGCAATCGTTTCTACAATTGCTGCAACATCAGGGTACTCAGTTGTCCATTTGTCTATTTCTTCTTCAGTTTTAGGAAGTTTAATTTCTTTCTTAGTAGCTTCTTCCAACTGATTCTCAAGAGCCGATACTTTGTCTTCCAAAGATTTCTGTTGCTGTTGCTGATGTTTACGTAAATCTCCATAGCGTTTCTTGAAACTTCGTTCTTCAGCACTATCAGGTTCTTGATCGGTAGCCACAGATTCTTTAGCATCAACTTCTCCTTTTTGTTCTTTTTTTAACTGTTCTAGTTCTGCTTCGTCTTTTTTTATTTTTTCTTCACGAGAATAGGGTTTACTTATAAATGCCTTTTTCTCAACTTTTACTTCTTTTGTCATAGCTTGTTCAGCCATATTTCTTCTCCTTTGTTGGGGTCAAAGTAGCCAATCATAGGGGTATGAGTAGCCAACAAATGTGGGTTATTTATTTCTTAGAAGCTAACCCACCACGCTTCATACTTTTCTTTTTAGGCTTAGTTGTTAAACCACCTGTGTTAAAAGCATCACTATATCCACTTGAGTCAGTAAATCCTGCATCTCCTGCAGATGTTCCACCTCTATTTTCTGCTTTCTCATCCTCTCTATCATCCATCACTTGTTGTCTAGCCGTATCAGCATCCCTAATATCTTGTTGCGTCACAGTAGCACCTAGATTAGAAGTAAATGGAGTTCCACTACTAGCGTTATTATCCTTGTCATCTTGTGCTTGTTGAAGAGCAATGAGTCTATTTTCTTCTGCTATACGTGCTAGTCTGTCAGCTTCTTCTTTTGCTTTTTGGGCTTTCTGTTGTGCAAGTAACTCAGCAGCTTCATCAGCTTGTTGCTGTGCAAATAATTCATCAGCTTTTGCTTTTGCTTCGGCATCAGCTTTAGCTTTTTGAGCAAGTAATTGTGCTTCATAGACTCTAGCTTCCTCTTGTTGCTGTGCTAATAATTCAGCTGCTTTTGCTTCTTCTTCTTCTATTTTAATTCTACGAGCTTCTTCCTCTGCAAATGCTGCGTCAGCTTTCTCTTGAGCTTTTCGCTGTGCTTCTTGAGCTTTTTGCTGTGCTAATAATTCAGCTTCAAGCTTTTTGTCATTTTCAGCTTCTGCAATCGCACTAACTAAATCATTTTTATTTTTAATAGTGTTATTCTTTATAGAATCTGTAAATTGTGTTGGATCAATATCATATACATAATTATGATTAGTTGCAAAATTTGTTAAATAATCCTTAACTAAGACATCGGCTAGTTGATTTTTTTGGTTATTAGTTAAGAAAGAACCTTCCATAGAAGTTACAGGAGTACCATTTTCGGAAGACCTTACAGCATTACCTTCACTATCTGTGACAATAGATGCTTGTGCTAATGTTTTTAAATCGTCAGAATTTCCTGTTTCAAGTACTTTATTCATTTGGTGTTGAAACGGAGTTTCGTTTCTACCATATTTAGCTACTTCAATACCTTCTCTCTGTAAAGCTAGATAGTATTTCTCGTATTTAACTTTTCCTTCAGGTGAAAGTTGCGACCAAGTATCATAACTAATCTCTCCACCAAACCATCCTGTTTCTATAGAAAGTTTTTTACCCAAGACAAAATTATCATAGGTATTGTAAGCGTTTAATAGTTTGTTTGTTCTTATGTCTACAGCCTGTCCTGCGTTATTAAATATGCCACCTGTAGTGGGGTCCATATCCCCAGCATTATAGCCTATCTGACCTGTTACTGTAAGGATAGGCTTATTACCTCTATCTTCACCCTCAAGATAATATTCTTGCCCAACATTACCAAAACCACCACGAGTATCCGTAGACCCAAACAATACTGTAAGTTTATCTTTACCCTCTAAAGCATCATATACATATTTCTTTCCATCAAAGTATTCTTCTACAGAAGGAGCAGGTTGAGTACCACCTGTAAATTTTCCTGTTGCTGTATCATCAAAAGAACCACCAGATAGCACTAAGGCTTTCTTTCCTTCTTCTAATGTTTTTGTCACTTCTTCAGATGTATCACCTTCTAAAAAAGAATCAATAGCACCTGCTAGTTTTTTAGTTACTCCTAATTTTTCTGCGGCAATGGCCGCCCAAATAGGTATTCCTAAAGCACTCATTAAAACACCACGAGAAAATCTTTTTATAAGAGGATCATTTGACGCATCTGAACCTGTACCAAATAAAGATGATATAGTATCTGTTTCTGTCGCTGTTTCTGTTAATCCTAGAACCTGTTTTGTGTGTTCTCTTCTCTCTTCATTTTCTTTTTCTGTTGTATCTTTGTTGTCAGTTTCAGGTGCGATACCATTCATTTCTTCAACAGTTGTTTTATCTATTTTTTTCTGTTCTTCTTTCATAAGAGCTTTAAATTCATCTGAATCTGTTGCCAACCAATGATCTGGTATAGGCGATGTAGGTTTACCATTTATAAAAGTAATACGATATATTCTTTTTGAATTTGGATCATAATACTGTTTAATGCCATATAAGTTTTCTACTTTTGGCATTAAGTCTTCATATGATAATATTTCATCATCAGAGTCATCACCTATTGCGTCTATGTCATCTTCTTCAACATCTAATATTTCTTCATCTTCTTCTTGCATAGGTTGTTGTTCTACAGGTGCAAGTGTAGGTGCTAGTCCTGCAAATCTAGAACTTTGATTACTAGTAGTAGATACTAAGCCACCCGGAGCCATTTTAACTTCAGGTTCTATCATTGCATCTTCATTCCATTCTCCACTATCTTCCATAGTTGCTTCTTCTGCATTTCCCATTTGACCCATGTCCTCCATTTGTTGAAGCCCTTGTTTAGCCTTTTGTCGCAAAGACATTAGTTTATTTAAACCTATAAAACGTACTACATCTGCAGGAAATACAAACTCTCCTTCTGATAGCTTTGCATCAATATCATCTCTTACTTCGCTTTTAAGTGAACCAACAGGAACTTCATTACCTGATTCTTCTTCTATTGTTCCACCATCGTCTGCTAAACCCCCTTCTTGTTTTTTCATTACTGCTCCACCTTTATTGTAAGTTACTATTTTATTATATACAGGATGTTCTTTTCCTCTTAGCTTAATAGTACCAATAATTTCTCCTAGCTCTAAATTACCAGTAACTGTTGGTCGTAGTCTAGGCTCATCTCTATTAGCAGGATAGGTTTTTAATCTAGCACCTTTAGAAAAATCTGTTTCTAAAGTATAAAAGTGTTTTCCCCTATTAGTAACAGATACTAAAGTATTAACATCTAAATTTTCATCTACTCTATTTAACCAATCCCATCCAGCTTTTTTACCTGTTTTTGATGGTTTTACTAAATTAACTTTTATATCTGTGCCTTGTGAACCTATATCAGACACATCTAAATCCGTTACAGCCATAGATGCTTGAGGTCTATCGCCTTTAACTTCCATTTCTGGTCTTATTTTAATATTTGCACCACCTACATTTTTATCTGTTAATATTTCTTTAGTTATAGGATTAATATATTCGCCACCGTGTCTATAAGGTAAACCTACTTTTTCTAAATTAGATTGATTAACAGGTCTTACAGGTATAGATTCTTTTTCTACAGGAGTATCTTTTGTAATGTTTTTTGTTAGTTTTTTAGTTACTGCTCTAGCAAGTTTAGATGCTACACTCATTGTTTATCTGCTCCTATTACTTCTTCTCTTAAATATTTTAATTTACGCAAGACAGAAATCGCTCCCTGTGTCCTATACAATAGAACATTAGTATCAGCTTGTTCCATAGCTTTGTGTTGGTTTGCTATTAAATAGTCTACGTAATTATTGAAACTGTCTAGTAGCCGTTTGTTGTCCACCAACTTCTTGAGGGGTGACAGCACCTGCTGTTTGTCCTTGTCCTTGTTCATTTCCTGTAAATCCTTGTTCGTTTGGGGTAGGAGCTATGCCTGTTCCTATTGTACCACCACCTGCTCCTGTTGGATCATTGGGGTCTGCTCCTGCAGGTGGCTGTTGTTGCATTTGCATCTTTTGCATCATACTAGCCTGTAATTCAGCTTCTTCCATGTTATTAGTTACTTTATCAGGGTCTAAATCCATAGTCTTTGCTATTTCTCTAATAATAAATTGAAACTTAGCAAATGGAGCAAGTGCAGGTGAACTAGCTGTTTGTAGGAATTGCATTAATCTTTGACTTCTAACTTCGTTAGCCATAAGACTTTCTGTTCCTCTAGCTTTAATTTCTAAATCACCTCTAAAGTCTGGATTAAAATCAAACTGCATATTAAAACGAAATAGATTTTCACCTAATGGTCTAAGTAAATAATCGTCAACATTTTTAATAACAGCTTTAATTGAACCACTTGCTGCGTTCATTAGCATAGATATACCACTTGCTGTTCTTCCTACACCTGACACACCTGTTTGACCGTGTGCAAAGCTAGGAAACCCTGTACTCTCATCTGATAGCTGTCTAGCTTTATCAAATAACTGCATATTTTCGTTAGATACATTTGGAAACTTTGTACCAAAGATTGCTTGTCCCGGAGCACCACCTTGTCTTCTAAACACTTTTCCCGGATATACAGATAAGTCTTGTCCCGGAACTAGGTTTGTTTCATCTACTTCTATAAGTAAGTTACCTGATAGTACGGCATTATCAACTGCCATACGCATAAAACCATTCATTAAGGTTTGTGTATCATCCATGTTTTCAGCTATGCCTACACCAAAGAATGAATAAGGGTTTAACTCATATGGAGATGCCATATAAGGTATTTTAGCAGGTTTAAACGGATTTAAAACTACACGAATAAGATTGTTTTGGCACATCCATATATTAGCATGTAACTCGTCTGAATCTTTTAACTCTTTTGGTATATCAACTTCGTTATCAATAAGTAGTTGTGTATCAACAACACCCCAATACTCTATAACTTCAAATCTGTCAATTTCCGTTTCTTCAGTATAGTCAGATAAATCATCTTCCCAATATTTTTTGTTATACTCTTCGCCCATATCAATACAAGCATCTATCATGTTTTCTCTAAAGTAAGGTCTTTTTTTAAGAGCACGTAATTGACTACGTGAAAGTTTATGTCTTTCTATTACATATTGTGCGTCATCCATGTTATTTGAATCTGGATCAGGATAAAAATTCCAAACAGATACGTTAGATACCTGTGGTATTGTTTTAAATACAGGATTGTATTCACCATTTTCTTCCCAATTAGGGTATTCTTTATCTAGAGCAAAAGGACCTTTCATTACACCTGTGCCAAACAATGCCATCTCAAAAGCTGTGCTACGTAGATGTTTAGAAGCACTAGATTCTTCAAGTTGATCCATGATCTTCTTTTCCATCTTTTTAGCTGCAATCATAGCAGGGCTATAGGTTACTGTCTTTGGCTTAGTTCCCGGACCTTCTTGCACAGTAACGTTTTCCATCTTAGCTATTTTTTCTTCGATAGGACCTAGTTGTACTCCTGAACGATACCCTTTAGGTAAAGGTGTACCATCTCCTGAAAACTCTAATTCAGGTTGTTGTTGCTCATCTTCTTTGTTTGGTTTTTCTATATCTATATGTACATCTTCAGATACACCATCAGGTAATTCTGTTGGCTCAACGCTAATAGGAAATTTATTACCTGCAAATAAAACGTCAACAATTTGACTATACGCAGCCAAAGTTTTAGTTTTAGTTATCTTGATAAATACTCTAGATTTTTCTGCTTCTGAAAACTGAACATCTGGACCATACAAACCTCTATAATTTCTATATGAACGTAACCATCTTTGCTCATCTGTTCGTCTAGCATCTTCTGCTTTCTTATACTTATCTTTTACAAAAATAGCAATACTAGCTGAAGAAGGTTCTTCTTTATCAATAGAGCTAACATCTTCTAAATGCATAGACTGGTCTTCAACTACATTTTCTGTATTTTCTTCTTCTGCCATAACTTTCCTTTAATATCCAAACGTAGAATCTGCAGGTTTAAATGTTGCTTTTGGTATATGTGGGTCATAATCAAATATATTAAACCTTGGTCTTGACATTATACCATATCTTAAAGCATCATACAAGTGATCTTCTGCTTTTGTATCTACATCCTCTGGATTTTTTTTATCTAACGGAATAGAAGGTAACTGTGCAATTATTTCTGTACAGGTGTTAAAAAACACTAACCTTGATTCCTTTGTAAAATCGTCTATTTGTAATCGTCTGTGTACTTCATTTTTACCTGATACACGAGAACCTTTACTTCTATCTGATGGTCTAAATCGACAACCTCTCATAGTCATTTGTTCTGCTAGAGAAGGTCCTGTGTCACCTCTTTTGTGCCATAAACTAGAATCTAGTATGCCATATTTAAGATTACCATCTTCAGCTTCTAACTCTAGTATCCTATCTGCTAAGTCCGTTGCAAGAACTTTTGATACGTAAAGTTCACGATATACCACCAACTGTTCAGAAGGCGATACAGCAAACCAAAGAACCCCTGAATAACTTCCGTAGCCGTAATCACAAGCACGGAACTTAATCCAACTATTAGGTATAGCAAAAGGTTCAACAACGTGTATATCCCTGTTAAACTCGGTAAAAGCAGCACCTTCTTTAATATCCCAATCGCCATCCAAAAGCTGTTTACGCTGTTGTTCAGGAAGGGATAAGAGCATTGCTTCATAGTCACCACTTTCTGAGAGGTATGGATTGTCAGATAGTCTTGCAGGAATAAATCTCCGTTTGAATAAAGATTTTCCAGCCTTTCTATGTCCTGCTGGGTATTTAAGGACTTCTCCTGTTTCAATATCTGTTGCATCAAACTCTTTTCCATAAGGTGCAGGGTCAATAAACATTTTCTTAACCCATTGATGTCCTATACCACCGGGGTTTGTTGTAGCCCTCATAAAGATAGGTAAATCCGATGCTACAGAACGTAAACGTGAACGCATATAGTTCCATGCAAAAGGGGTTGCCCATTGTGTTAATTCGTCAAAACCTATCCAACTAAAAGCTAAACCTTGGTATCGCATCACATCTTCATCTCTATCAAGGTATGACATCCACAATCTTGCACCTGACGGTGCAACCCATTGCATTTTTCTTTCATACCACTTTATACCCTTCCAAACTTTAGGATATAATTCTTGTGACTTAAATATAAGTTCTCTTAACTCTTCTGTTGTGTGTCGTAATAGTAAGCCACTAAATGAAGAATGACCCATATACCTAAGAGGGTCAGCTAACATAGCAAACGACTTGCCACCACCTGCTGAACCACCATATAAAACTTCTCTTTCGCTTGCAGCAAGAAACTCTGTTTGAGGTCCATCATTAGGTTTAAATACTACATTTTGCTCTGCTTCTTGTACAGGTTCTATATAATCTATACTACTATCCGTAGCTAATACTTTGCTGACTACCTGTTCTTTGGTTTTCAAGTCTTTTTGCTTCTTCTTTCGCTGTTTGTATTGCCTTTTCTGCATATTCTGACCAGACACGGAGAGTTCTAGCTTTGTTCTTACGTTTTTGCTCACGTCTTACTCTTTTCATTAATCCTATGTGGGAAATGTACCTTTCAGTAAAAGTACTTAACCAATTTGCGACCTGTCTATATGAATACTGTTTTAAGTGTTCTTTTGCTTTTTCTAAAGCATCTAACTCACGAGGTATGGGTCTAAGAATGTATTCATTTTCAGGGTCTATTTCATAACCAAAAGGAACAGTTCTTGCAATTCTTGGTATCGCAATCCATTCATTTTGTTCTTTCATGTCTAGTGGTTGTGGTAAATCCCATTTACCTATACTTCTACTCGTCATTATCCTCTATTGGTTTCTTAGTCGGCATAAGCATTACACCACCTGATGCTTCTACTTGTACCTTTTCTGTTTTTATTAAACCTGTTCTATCTAACAGTTCTTTTGCAGCAATCATCTTGTCTTTAATACCTAACTCTGTTGGGTTATCTAAACTATCAGCTATTGCTACAGCAGCTCGTGGAGCATTACTTGCCATATACAGTTGTGTTGCTTCCATTATTTCATCTTTTAAAGTCTTAATAATTTCTTGATTATTTGTTTTTGTAGAATACCCTGCAATTATTTTAGCATTTGTAATATTACCATTAGCATCATTAAATAAGGCATCCATAAATTTTTGTTGTCTTTCTGTTAGTTGTCTACTCATCTTACATTCCTTGGTCTATTTGCCTGTGCTCTTTGCTGTTTCCATCTCTCATACATTGACCTATACCTATCTCTGTTACGTGTACGTGCATCCATTTTTTTAGTTGCCATCGCTAATCGGTTTTTATAGTTTAGCACATCTACTTGAAAACTAGCTTGCATATTCATTAGTTCTTTACGTGACACACCTGCTTTTTGTGCCCTAAACATTTTTTTTCTGTGTTGATGTTGCATAATCATTAATCTTATTTGCTCATTGGGTACGGCATTACGTCTAGCTTTTTGTAGGTTGTATCTAAATGATCTATCCATAATAACTGTAGGTGGCACATTTTGTTTTCTCATTTGCTCTATTTGTCTTGCATGTGCTAAATCTAGTTTAACCTGCCGTACTCTTTTTCTTTGTTCTACTGGGTCTAGCATAGTGTTAGACATTATTTTTTGTATACTCTGATTAGCAGAAAAATTACGTCTTTGCTCTGGTGTCATAGTTCCAAATGTTTTTCTTTGTTCAGCAAGTTTCTTTTTAAGAAGTTCTAGCTGTCCAGTAGTTCTAGGATTAGGCTGTACAGGTAGTGTTGGTAGCATTGGCATGATAGGCTTTGCTGGCATTGGTGTTACAGCCGGTCTAGGATCAGCAGTAGGTCCTTGTCGTGGTGGCTGTACAGGTTGTGTTGGCATTGGTGTTACAACTTCTTGAACAGCTTCTACATCTTGAACAGGTGCTGGTTTCTGTTGAGCTTGTAATTGAGCTTTTAGCATTTCAATCTGCATTATATACTGTGCTTTTTGCTCTTCCATACGGCTTTTTAAGTCATTAATTTCTGCTTGCCAATCTCGTGTTGCAACGGCTGTTTGTTCTCTAGGTGTTGATACTGTTTGCATTTGATCTGGCATAGGTGTTGCTACAGGTGTTGGTGCTACAGCATCTGGTGTAGCCGTACCCATAGGAGGTCTAGGTGGTGTCGGAATACCTAGTTGTTCACCTGTTGGCTCTTGGTTGTTGTTATAGGGCATTTCTGCCATGTGCTACTCCCTTTAAATTGTCTACTAATAGGCTTAAATAATTTACGCAAATTATGCTTATGCCGTTCTCTATTTTTTTGTTTTTCAATTTCGCTTACTGTAAATTTACAGCTTTCATTCTGCTTATTAGCCTGTCGGCTCTGTTTGTTACTTGCTTGTACCATCTAGAATCTTTCATTTGAATTGCTGCTTCTAACCAATCACCATCGCTAATAGCCTGTATCATTTTTTTAAAACCTGATAATCTAGGTCTACCCATATTAAACATCATGTTAGCTGTAATTAGTTTTACTTCTTCAGGTAAATTATCCCAATCATTAAATAGCTTTCTACATTCATCTAATGTTACATGCACATCTTGTTCAAATGCTTCATTAACTCTTATTTCATCGACAGGTGTTCCCATTCCCATTTGGTGTTCTGGGTCTTTGTCAGTAATTAAATGTCCGATACCAAATGTGGGTAAACCTAAGTGATCTAAATATACTTCATACTTACAACCTTCATCTGTTTTTAACTCTTCTCTTAATCTATCTGTAAGTGTTTCCATTAATTCTTTCCTTTTTTTTCATCTTCTATTTCTTTAAATCTTTCAGCATAACTAATCCTGCTACCCTTTTTAAGCTTACTAGGTGTTGTTTTGGGTTTTGAAACAGGTAGAGGTATTTTATTTTTTGGTACTTTATAGGTACTTCCTTTATAATTAACTGTAGCTTTCCCTGCTTTCTGTGCTGCATCTAAACGTGATCTAAAAGTTGCATCTTTTTTATACAGAGCCACGGCTGAACCAACAGTTAACACAGTACCTGCACCAGCAAGAAATCCCTTTGCTTGTCCAACTCTGTATCTTCTTTGTTTTTCTGTAGGTTTTTGTGTCTTTGCTTGATTAGTACTCTGCCCTCTAAATATGCTTTTAGTATTACCTTTTGAATCTACTTTTTTCTTAGGTATTTTTTTTGCTATTGCTCTTGCTAGTTTACTTGCTATGCCCATATTAGTGTTTCCTTTTTAATTGTTCATTCTCTTTGAGAACTTTGTAATATGCTTTTGTTAATTCTTTCATATCATCTTGTAGAAGAAAATATAACTTTTTCCATTTTAACATTTCTCTACGTAATGTTTCTTCAAAAGTATCTTCGTGGTTATCCCAACCATTTTTCATAAACTTTAATCTTTGTTATGTAACTGAAATAGAGATTCAATTTTTTTCTCTGTTTCTTTTACGGCACTTTCAGTTCTTACCGAACTTACAAAGTTATCCTGTATCTTATCGTTTGCCTTTTGGCAATCGGCTTCTAGTTTTTCTACATCTTTCTTGAGTGTTGTAACATCTGTGTGTAGTTTAACAGCTACTACAAGTGCTGTCAAGAAAAAAATTAACTGTTCCCAATATTGTAAGATACCTTCCATAAGCCATTATTTTTTACCACTCAATGCACTAAATCCGAAATATGCTCCAACCAGTCCACACATCGAAATATATTGTGTCATAAGTATACTTTCTGCTTCGGCTAGTCTGTTTGGGTAAGCCAAAGTTAGGATAGTAGTAATACCCATAAGAATAATTAAAACCCATGCCATTCTCCTTTTGTTTACTTGGTATGCTAATTTATCTGGAACTAAGTCACCATCACATTTACAATTTTCATTTCCACACTCACAAGACATAGATTACCCCTTCTTATTTATTAATTGAAGACCTGTCTTACCGAACCTATATCCAAAACTACTGCCAATACAAATATATAGGCAAGTAGAAAACCAATTAGGAGTATTTTCTTCGAGGAAAAGAAACCCCTCTTTAACATACTCTTGTGTCCAAGGTAAAAAACAACATACTAATATCCCTCCAAAGATTAAAGTCCAAAATTCATCTTTCCAACTTCCTGCCATTTGTTGAGTAAGGCTTTGCTCATTCAACATACTTGAGGTTGCTTCTGTTTCATAAACTTTTGCTTCAGCTTTTGCACGAGCAACTTTTACTTCTGTTTCGGCTTTTGCCTTGTCTACTTTTCCTTGTATATACGTTCCTGCTATATTAGCAATAGGTCCTAATAATGAACTTAGTCCAAGCACTATGTAAATCTCCTATATTTTGCTGTTTGTCTTGCAACTGACTTCGGTTGCTTCACAGCTTGTTTGCCCTTTTTTGTTCCTTGCCGTTTTGCTTTTGTCGTTGCCGCATACTGGGCAGGTGTTAGAGCTTTTATTGCCGCTGTAGGCAAGTATCTTTCTCCTGTTTGCTTGGATGGCTTCCCTGATTTTGTTCGCCACTTCTGTTTTCCCCATGCTTTTAAAGACCTTTGTGGTTTAGCTAATGCCACTATCGGTATCCCCCACCTTTAGCTTTATATTGTTTGGCTAACATTTGAGCTTTTCTTCCAGACCATTGTCCCGGATTACCACCCTTACCACCTGCTTTAATAGAATTAAATAAACTCTTACGCATAGTAGGTTTTGTATAGTTACCTGCTTTATTTACAGTACTACCACCTTTATTTAATTTTAAAGACGCTAATGATTTAGCTTGACCTGCATGAGATTTACTAGCTTTTTTTAATCCCTTAACTACTTTTTTAATTACTTTTTTTGCGTTTGTCATGTTTTTTTGTGCCTGTTTGCGAAATTTCTCGCTGATTGCTCATTACGAAAACCCCATGCTTTTAACGCTAATGCCTTACGTGTAGGTTCACCATTAGGTTTTTTCATAGGTCCTTTCATACCTGCAAATCGTGCAGCAAAAGAAACTCTTCTAGGATTAACTCCTGCTTTTACAGGTGGTTTAAGATTACTGCCGTCTTTCTTTTTAAAGTGTGCTCGACCTGCAGCGTTTAAACCACCAGAAGGATTTTGATGTCTTTTTAAAACCATAGCTAACCTTGAAAAAAGATGTGATACACTAATAGACCTATAATAAGTAACTTACCATAGTCTAAATCAAAATTAGTTCCTTCGCCAAATCTTTTATTCCACATATCAAATTTAATTTTATCCCAATTAATCATGTTTGTTTTCCTTTAATGTTGATAATGCATCAACTTGTTTTGCATAGTCATCATTTGATAAAGGCACAAGCCCTGCTGGAAATAAATATCCATTAATACTCATAGCCCTCTCTGACACAAATTCTTCAACATAACTTAACATGTTTGGTATTGCATAAATATGGTCATTCTTTACATAAAAGAATAATGGTCTAGCACCCGGATATTGATATGATGCAATATTATCAAAAGTTAATTCTATATTATCAATTATAGAGGATTGGACTTTATCTCTATTTTGGTCAAAAAAGGAATAACCAAAAACACCAAATAAATTTGAATCTGCAACTAATTTTTCTACTATTAAATTATCGTTTTCGCCCATCTCTATTGCAACACCATCTTCTCTTAATACTTTATATCCACCTTTCGTGTCACCAGAATATAACCCTAGTTTCTTCCAACCATTCTTCATAAACAAAGAACCCATTGCATCTCTTGTTCCAGAGGTTGGTGGTGGTATCATAATTGCAATCTTTTGATTTGGTAAATTTAAAATCGGATGACCCATTTGTTTATGCACATAAGCATCTACTTCATCCCAAGTCATCAAAAAATTATCTTGCATAGACCCATCTTTAGGGAGTTCTTTTGCAAGTGCCGCTGCTATATGTGCAATAGAAATACTAAATTTTTGTCCTTCGTTTGAATTTGCAAATGCAAGTCCATCATTACCTACAACAAACTCTGTAAATGCAACACCATTTTTCTTACAAGTTGTAGCTTCTTTATCTTTAATTGCTCTTGATGCGTTTGTAATATCTGGATGTTCTAAACCTACACCAGCACAAAATAATTTCATTCCACCACCTGAACCTGTTGATTCTACAATAGGAGCTGGATTTCCTTGTTGTGCAAATTTCTCTGCAACGATTGTTGAAAATGGATAAACAGTACTAGAACCGACTATCCTTATTTGTTCTCTTGCGACAGCACTAGATATAGTGCCTACTAAAGTTAAAAATATACTAAATGTATAAATCATTTTATTCATGTTGCTTCTCCTTTTTTACTAGGTATCTCTACACATACACTATACCCTTCTAAATATTGAGGGTCTTTAGTTATACTACTTCTAACCCTTGCTACATATTCTTGACATCTATCTTGTGTTGTAAATGGAAAATTTACCATTGGAAAATTTACCCACGTAGCATTTTCACCTAATGCCCATAGTATTGTTATTACTGGAATCCACATATTATTTTCTTTCCTCTAATCAGTTGCATTTTTAGGTATGCAATAAACCTTGAGGTAAATTTTATCACCTGCTTGTCGCTGGTGTAAATCTTGTTGTTGCATTTTTTGTGCATATTCAAGGCACGTATCCAAATCATTGAAGTAGACATTCTCTTGTATATCCGTTCCGTTTAGTATTACAAATAGCATCCATAACATTTTATCACACTTTAGGGTCTGCTTGTACTCCTGTCACTATAACATAGAATAAAATAGAAACAGCCACGGCTAATACGATAGAAGCCAATACAATACCTATAACATTCATAACTTTTTTTCTAGCTTCCTGTTGAGCATATATTTGCTCTTGTCTATCCTTCCTAATCTTAGCCTGCATCTTTAAAAGGTCAGACCATGCATTAGGTCCATGTGTTAAGTTAATCCAGTTACGTAACTCTTCTTCCATTGCTTCTGCTTTTTTCTTTGCAGCAAAAGCATCCATAGCTTCCTGTTCTACAGAAGAACCACTAAAGAGTTTTTTAAATAGTGGTGGGTTCTTAGCTTGCTTTTCGACATGCTTAATGTCTGAAATAGCACCCATCCATTTTGCTAAATCGCCTGTCATAGATTCAATCTCACGACCTGCGGCAAAACCTTTTTTAATAAGACTGTAAGCAGAACTAGCAGCTGTCAATGCTGTAATGGGGTCAATCATGGTTGGGGTGTCTTTCTATATTTAGTTTAACCAGTCTCCTGTAGTTACTTCTTTTTCCTAATTAATTTTCCTTTGTTGGCAAAAGTTTTTCTTTGCATAGTTCCAAAAGAACGAATAGCCGATTGGTAAACTGCCTTTGAATATTTATTTGGATTGTTTAATATATCCATTATTTCATTGACAGTTTTTTTCTTTGCTTTTTTTGGTTTTCGTTTTAACATTTAACTACCTACATTACGTATCTTTTTTTTATTTACAGCTTTTTTATTCGCTGGCTTTTTTTTCTTCTTTTTATTTTTATTGATAAGCCATAGCTGTCTCGCTTTTGTTTTTGTTAAAGGAGTTATACGAGTAACAGTCAGTCTCATTATTTTTTTCTGCCCATTCTTCCTTTTTTTATTGGCATACTTTTATTTGATGATAACTTTTTATTCTTCACTAAATTTTTAGACTGAAGTTTTTTTAATGAACTTTTTGCTAAGTCACTATTTTTCTTTAGTGCCGCAAGTTTTAAACCCCTATCAATTTTTTTATCGGTTTGTTTATTAATTAAAATACCATCTTTAGCTTTTACTACTCCACCCCTTTTGTAGGTTACGGATTTAACAGGTGCTTTTTTCTGTACACTTCCACCATACTTAAAATCTTTTTTAGGGTCTATGAGTCCAAACTTTACAAGATATTTCATAATCATATCAGGATTCATCTTATCTAAAATTTTTTTATTCATCATGTCGCTTTTTGTTATTTTTGTGTGTCCTTTTTTATGTGGCATTACATTTTCCCCCTTTGCCTTATTACGGATATAAAATCACTAACTGATATTCCAGTGCCTGAAAGTATCTTTCTTGCTTTGTCTCTGTCACCTGCACGTAATGCAGCAACTGCTCTTCGCTTTACTCCAACCATTAAGTCATCGTATTTTCGTGCTGTCGCTACTGTTTTACTTTTAATGTTACCCGGTTTATTTTTACGAGCCTGTGCTTTTCTTGCATCAGCCATTGACAGACCTGCTACACTTCCTCTAGGTGAGTCAGATTTTACACTAGCTTTACCCTTAGAACCCGGAGGTCTAGATGATTGTGAACCTGAACCTTCTATTCTTTTGTCTCTTTTAGTTGGAACAGATTCAAAGGACATACCTCTGCCTTTTAATTTAGGTAGTTTTTTACCAGTGGCTTTAGCATTAGCTATAACTTTTTTTCTGCTTTCTGCTGCAGCTGCTCTATCAGCAAGAAACTTTTTTCTTCTTTTCATAAGTTCTTTTCTTACAGCAGGTGGTTGTTTATTTATAAATGCCATCGTAAGTGTCTTTTGCATACTTTTAACACCTTTTGATGCTGCGACAGAGCTTGTAGTTTTCTGTAATCTATTTGCTACTTTAGCTGCTTCTTTTTTAGTGGCTGATTTAACACCTTTTTTTGCAGCCTTTGTTAGTAATTTTATAAATGCCATCGTTTGGGTCTCCCTTATTCTGTCCAGCCTTCGGCTTTCATGGCATTCTCTACATGAGATAGAGAATAACGCACTCCTGTATCACGTTCTATGAGTGCTCTAATGTAATGTACAGATGAATGTGGTATATGTACAGCACGTAGGTCTCCATGTTTTAGCACAGAGTTATAAGTTTTATGAAGAATATTATCGTCATAGTTTAGTTTTACGGATTTTTTAGTCATTGTCAAGAATTATTTTAGTACAGAAGTATCATATTAATGAGTTAAAAAGAAAATCTAATACTTCTTATATGTTACACTTCTAACTGTTTCTTTATTTATTTAGTGTAACACTTTAATGTAGTAATTATACCAAACTTTTATATTTATGTCAACCCCCTTTGTGTAAAAATATGTACAAAGGTGTGATACTTTTGCAACAGTATACGCTTATTCTGTAAGTGGTTACCAACCTTATTCCTAATCTGTGTATATATTCATACACAATACCCCCCCACAGGGGGGTGTCCCTCGCCCTACCCTCTCGCTTGGGCAGGCATTATGCCCGGACACACGCAAAGAAGCACAGTTGCCGTCACCTATGCCATCACATAGTGATGATTATGAGGAAATGACGTTCCCAACTACGTTGGAGTACAAAACTGTCCGATATGGGACACCAAAAACCAACAGCATTATAACTCCAATATTTTTAAAGCACTTCGAATGTTTATGAGAAGTGTTTAAAAATATATGGAGTAATTAACATGACAAAAATCGAAAACAACAAATCACAAATCTCTTCCCTTCAGAATGAAGGACAAGCTCTGACGAAAGCCGTCAAAACAGAACAAAGAAGTTTTGCTAAATCCATTAAGGATGGTGGATTGGACTACAGAATTGGAAACTTAATCAAACAGATTAAGGCTGTTGAAAATGTATCCGTTTTAAGTAAAACGATAAAGGATAAATACAACTTTCCACCTATTGACAGACGTAGAACGTCTGAATCTGAATGGCTTATTGAACACAGTGAAACTGTGTCTACCTTCATTAAGAAGGTTGGTTTCAAAGGAACTAATATTGGTTCATTGCAAAATGCAATGAGAAAACATTACAAAGATACCTTGCCAAGCCAAGAGCAAGTAGACACGGAATCAGCTAAAGCTGACAAGCCTAAGACAGATGCTAAAGCATCTAAAACAACTGAAACAACAGATGATAAATCATCTGAAGTGTCCCATATTGGACAGTTTCAAGTTTCTAAGAAGAAACTATCAGCAGATGACATAGCATTGGAAATGCTAGTTCAAGCTGATACTCACCAAGTTCCTCACAAGGAACTTATCAATGCTCTTATAGAGCAAATCAAAATGTTAACATCTGAGGAAGTAGCTTAACGCTACTTTCTCAAAAGGAGATTTTATATGACTCATGTATCTGTAACTAAGTGTCCACCTGACCCTAGATTGTTTTACAATCGTAGATGGGGTAAGACTTCTTGTTCCAAGAAGGGCAATCGTAACTTTAATCTAGATTACCCATCTAGTGTAACATCTAGCTTTCCTTCGGAATATGAGAAGGAAGAGATGAACGTTGACATGAAGCCTATGGCTTTGTATAGTCATGGGAGCAAAGGGTTGTTTACACAACCAACTGAAACAGAAGAATGTATTAACATTCTTACAAACTTTTTGGAGACTTTATAATGTATAACATTATACATAACTTTATCTGTAATTTTACAATAGTACTTGGTACTATTTCACTTGTATGTTTATCCATAGATGTAGCATGGAATGTAAACGTACAGCCTATGATATTGACCATAATTGGCACTATGTTAATAGTGTTTGGTATGGTTTGTGTTCTTGCCATTCCGTTGTGTAAGAAGTAATTAGTTACATAATAAATAAAACACTTGAAATGTATATAAAAGTGTTTTATTTATTTATATGTAACTTATAAGGAGTTTGAAAATGAAAATGGATTATACTTTCGCTGATTTAATTAACAAAAAGTTTCAGAAAAACTTTGGAGATGAAACTGCAAATCAAATCGTATTACCTATTAAAGGTAATCGTTACATATCTATCGTTCAGAACGATAAGAATGCACCTTATGATAGTATAGGTGGTAGGTATGGTGACTACGCAGAACGAGTAGAGGTCGCAATTCTAGATAGTGATTATAACTATGTAGATGATGGCACTTTTGAAGGTGGGGTAAAGGGATACCTACCAACTGAAGAGTTAGCACTCTTATTAATAAAGCTAACTTAAACTGTCCCATATAGGACACTAACATTTAACTAAAGGAGTTAAATATGATAATAACAAAGACATCACCATTTAGTGGTGAAACAAACACAATGGATATTGACGTTACTCAATCACAGATTGATGCGTGGTATGGGGGAGAACTCATACAGAATGCTATGCCGAACTTGTCGGAGGATGAACGTGAGTTCATTAAGAGTGGCATTCCTGCACACGAATGGAACGAAACTTTTGGAGAGTAAGTATAATGTTTAACACAGTTAAAGAAGCATGGAGTGAGGTAGGTGGCTTATCCAAGCCATCTAAGATGCCATCTTTTGGCTATTCATTGAGTGCATTTAAATGCAAAGTAGGCAGTAAACTTCGTAAAGTTTTGATGTCTACTTGTGCTGATTGCTATGCACTCAAAGGTAGGTACACATTCCCCAATGTACAAGAAGCATTGGATAGGAGAATGGACAAGCTAATGAACAACCCTAAATGGGTTGATGCTATGGTATTTCTTATCTTGCACTATTGTGCAAAGACTAAGGTCTTTAGGTGGCACGATAGTGGTGACTTGCAAAGCATTGAACACTTAACTATGATTGTTACGATTGCTAAACATACACCTAGTGTTAGGCATTGGCTGCCCACACGAGAGGTGAGCATAGTGCAAGAGTACAAGAAATTGTTTGGGGATTTTCCTAGCAATCTTGTGGTTAGAATTAGTGCAACCATGATTAATGGTTTACCACATAAGTTCCACAAGCACAGTAGTACAGTCGTGACTAGCGAGGATTTAGTTGTAGACAAAATGTGTCCTAGCTCAAAGCAAGGCAACAAGTGCCTTGATTGCCGTATGTGTTGGGATAGTAACGTAAAAGATGTTGCATATTTGCAACACTAAAAATAAAATATAGTTAGATGTTACTTGAAATGTATATAAAAGTAACATATAACTATTAACAGAAAGGAAAACAAAATGCTGAAACGTTTTATTGTGGAAGATACAAACAAACAAGCACTTGAAATAGTAATGGAATTACTAGGTGACGAGTATTCTAAGGGTTACATAGGTAATTATGAGCATTGGGGTGATGAAACAACACATTACATATGGCATGGTAACACAAGCTATGGTGGATATGGTGGAGAAGATAGTCACAAACTATTAGTAACTGCAATGAAGTTACTGAAAAAGAAATTGAGTAACAATAATGTTACACAATAAACTGTCCCATATAGGACACTTATAGAAAGGAAAAACATTATGTTTTTAATTTTAGCAACAAAGTCATTGAATGATGGCACTAAAGGTTTTCGTTTTAACTTATTAGGGCAAAAAGGTTTTGCTCGTAAACGTAAACATACATCTAGGGGTTGGTTTACTACCAATGTAGGTGACACCTTTAGACAATTTCACTTTGGGAAATTTACTGTAGCCTTTGAAAGAAAGGTGTCCAACCCAAAGTTAAGGCACTTTGCAGGCTAGGTGTCATGCAAAAACCTCGCAACCCTATTGCTAAATCTCTGCAACTTGAGCAGTACAAGCATAGGGTTGTGAAGGACAAGAAAAAATATAATAGAAAAAAGGAAAAGAAAGATGTCGAAAGAGAAGAGAAAGCTGAAAGCTGATAAAACTATAAGGCAAATGGAAAGACGTAACCAAAGAAAAAATGTAGACAATACAAAGCTATGGTTTGTAAATGATTTGCTTAAACAATTACACAACAACAAAAAGAGGAGTGCATAATATGCATTGTATTATATGTAATGAACCCACTAAAAATGATTGGGTTAGCCACGAAACTGACGAGGGTATAGTGTGTTTGGATTGTGCTGGTGCATCTGAAGATGAAAGTTATGATGACGTATCATATTATTACAATAATATTATAGGAGAAATGCAATGAAGATAAAACAGATAGTAAAAATACTTGAAACAGTTGATGGTTTTGTACCATCAGACATAAAAGAATTAGATAATATTCTTTATGAATCCAAGTCACAAGAAAAGGATTATGCATTAGAGGACATGGACTTTGTACATTTTGTCAGAGCATTTATAAAATACAACACACAACTAAATGAAGAGGTGCGAAGAGATACACAAGAGGGTAAGGTAGCTGAGTTAACCCAAGAAATTGAACAGTATAAAAAGCATTGTAACAACTCTGTTAGTATAGATGTATATGAAAATCTCAAAGAACGTAATCAAGACTTACACAAAAGGCTTGAGGAAAAGTCTTACAGAGAAGTGACAGCACCACGTTATGTATTCAGCGAGATACCTAATGACTGTGATGGTCAAAGGTTTGTTGATGATGCAAGAAAATATTTCAACAGAAGCAGATACAAAATGAGGGTGTTAGGTCAGCATGTTAAAGACGAGTACAAAGGCACTGGTGCTACGGCACATGGGCAGAACATACAACAGTCAACACACTTACGTGTTTACATAGAGGAGAAGTAAATGAAAGATGTAGTCAGTTTATTTGATGGTATGTCTTGTGGTCAGATTGCACTCAATAGAGTGGGCATTGACTATAGGAATTATTATGCTTGCGAGATAGAAAACTATCCAATGCAAGTGGCACAGAAAAACTATCCAAACACAGTACAACTAGGTGACGTTACAAAGTTTACTTCTAGTACGGCAAGTAAATGGGATATAGAGTGTGACTTGCTTATGGGTGGTTCGCCATGTCAAGGTTTTAGTTTTGCAGGCAAACAGTTAAACTTTGATGACCCACGCAGTAAACTATTCTTTGAGTTCATACGTATACGAGATATGCTACAACCAAAGTATATTCTCTTGGAGAATGTTCGCATGAAAAAAGAATCTCAAGATGTTATATCAGAGTTCATTGGCTTTGAACCACAGATGATTAACTCTGCTGATGCATCAGCACAGAATAGACATAGGCTATATTGGTTTGGATTCTTAAATGAATCAAAGGAGTACGAGCAGATACCTATACCACAGATAGAGGACAAGGGCATTGTTATTAGTGACATACTTGAAAACCTACCTTTCCACAAGATACCAAACTATCTTGAGAATGAATGGTGTGGTAGACGTAGAGGTGATATGGTAAAGTCTGTTGATGACCCAAAGGCTAACTGTCTTACTGCATCTATGTACAAAGGACAGATACCTACCTATGTAAAGAAACCCATACAAGTAGGTAATGCTACCAACATCAAGGGGTACGACATTATCAAGCGAGTATACTCACCTAATGGGAAGAGTCCTACACTCACGACTATGCAGGGTGGGCATAGACAACCAAAGGTAGCCATTGGTAGGCTTGTTAATCGTAGGCTTGATAAGAATGGAGTACGAAAGGATGACCAACTTGAACTACCATTTACACGACAGTTAGAAGTAAGTGATAGCGATAAGTCAAACTGTTTGACAACTGTCCACAAGGACAATGTTGTAGTACAGAAAGAATTATATAGAAAGCTAACACCATTGGAGTGTGAAAGACTACAAACTGTGCCTGATAATTACACACAGTTTGGAAAATATAATGATAAAAAACAAGAGTGGGATACCATCTCCAACACCCAACGTTATAAGATGTTAGGCAATGGGTGGACAGTAGATGTGATTGCCCACATATTTGAAGGAGTAAAATAATTATGGATATGAAATATCTTACACTTAGAGTTCGTGTATACTGGAACTTACACAAAAAACTTTGGAGTATTCAAAGCACTAAAACAAATAAAGTTATTGGGCATGACAACCATGTTGTTCTGTCTGAAGCAAAGTTTGTGGTGCGAAAGGGTGGACAGAAGAGAGTGCGAGAACAAGGAAAGAAAAATGTACATGCATTTGCAGTAGGTATGTTGGCATCTCCGTTTATCTCATACCCACCTATAGAAAACTTTGGTTGGAATAGGGTTAGATATAACCCATATGAAGATGATTATTTTAAAGTAAATAACAGACATCTTAACAGATGGAAAGACTTAGACCCTAGTTGGATGGGTAATATTGTTATGGAACTTGTCCATAATAGTGAATCCGAACCACACCCAAGAGTTTATATATAACATAACGAAAGGAGAAGAATATGATAGCTGAAACATTATTATGTTTAGCACTCAATGTGTATCACGAAGCTAAGAACCAATCCTTAATAGGGCAGGTAGCAGTAGCACAGGTCGTGATGAACAGAGTGTATGATGAGCGATACCCTAACACAGTATGTGAAGTGGTGGAGCAAGGACCTACCTACAGTTGGAAGCCTGACTACCCTGTTAAAAACAGATGTCAGTTTAGCTGGTACTGTGATGGCAAGAGTGATGCACCTAGAGATATGGATGCATGGGAGCAGTCAATGCTCGTGGCACATGGAGTATATCATGGCAACCTTGATGACTTTGTTGAGGGTGCTACACACTACCATGCATACTATGTTACACCATCTTGGGCAAGCACCAAGACATACATAGCAAGAATAGATGACCACATATTTTACAGATGGGATATTAATTATGATTAGTAACAAACCTTATGGATATATTTACGACATAAATGAATTAAAATTATCTGATTTTATAGAAAGAGTTACAAATATGTACCTATACAATTTAAAACACTATCCTGAAGAGAACCCAACAATAGATGGTGCATTTAGAGAAGTTTTATTACAAACGGCAGAGGAGTTAATAAACAATGAATGATACAGTAATAAACCTACAAGATTTTAAAGATGGGGTTACAGATGGTTTACTAAAAGGTAAAAGAAAAAATGGTAAATTATCTGATGCATACAAACAAGGCTATGATTTTGGTCTTTACTTATACAATGAACAACTAGAGGAGTAACAATATGACAACTATTTTTTATGAAGCAAGAGTGTATCACGCAGTTGATATGTTTGCTGAAGCTAATAACCTACGATACTATTGGGTAGCAACCATTAGAGTGCCACGAGCACTTAGGTATCCTACAATTAATAATCTGTCTGTAGTGCATGAGATACTTGAAGATGTTTATAAAACTACAAACACGATAAGCCAATACTGGGGGAGTAACTATGACCCTAAAAAGATTATAGGTATTAGAGTGGGTAAGCATAGGTCTACATCTGTTAATGATGTAGTGGAACTGTTTACGTTCAATACAAAAAATGTATTACCCTCTTACCACAGTAAGTGGAAAGTCGCAGGTGTAGGCTTTGAAAGGGACTACACAAAACCCTTAACAGAATTTATAGAAATGGAGAGTGCATAATGAGAAATGAATTTTATGAAACGTGGACTACTAAAGGTAAGAATGAACCAAGAGTAAAGTCTATTGAAGTTACTGACAGCACAATGTTTGAGTATGAAGTAGGTATGTCCGTAGATGGGCAGCCTACAAGGATGCGATTTCTAAATGAGCATCTCAAAAAACATGGTGTTGAAGTTGACCCTATTAACTATGCACTGGACTTTACACAGTCACAATATCCTAGTGCAAACATAACATTTAACTACATAAAGGAGTACGATTATGCCAGAAGTAAATGAAGATATATTAATTACAGGGGAACAAAGATTAAAGTTCCTCACACTACACAACAAATTGAAGGAAGCACTAGAGTACGTGTCAGAATGCCATGATATACGACTGTCAGAAGTGTCCATGTTAGATGAACTATTGTGTCATCTACATAGCTCACTAAAGTTTGTACCACAAAAGAGTGATGATGGACATGGGTCTAAGTGGTATGATGCTTATGTACTAGAGTCAGACGAACTTGCTTGGAAAAATGACATGGGACATTTTTAATGTGGACTAAACCAAAGGCAAAGAGGTGGCAGGATGCCGAGCTATATGAAGTGTATTGGCAAGGCAAACTTCCACGTAGTGGATACAGAAAGACTTGGGTACTAACCAAACGTAAATGGGTTTGGATACGTGAAGCAGGTAATGTGTACAGAGATGTACATAAAATGTCTATTGCAAACTTTAATCTGCTACCTCATTGGACTAATGAGAAGTGGCAGAGTATGAGAGTTGATTGGCAAGAGGGTAACTTTAAACCAATGAAGAGGAGAAAAAGATGAAGTGGAACAAAAAAGAAATCGTTGCATTTTTGTCACACTCATACAGTAAATTTGAATATAGGAACATAGGAATAATAATTCAACTTGCCTATGAATTGCGGCAACAATATAAAGAAATCTTTTTATTGAAGTGGTGTGATGTTGACTTAACTTGGGACAATAACATATTGATTCTGTTAGATAAACAGAAGAAAGACTTTGGATTCCAAGAGTATATTGCACCACAAATAAGACCACATAAAGGCACATACATTCCCTACTCCAAGTACAGATTTTCTAAAGTTTGTCGTAGAATTATAAATGAATGCACTGGAATTAGGAGTACTTTAAAAGTAAGGTACTTGCTTTATTCCTAAAAATATGATAAGGTGTGAAACATGGATATACAGAAATATGTAAACGAAATTGCAGACGAGCTATCTTATGACAGCACAAAACGTATGGACTGTCCATCATGTGGTGGTAAGCATACATTTACTGTGTCCACAAATATGGGACAAGTATTGTACAACTGTTACAAAGCTGGTTGTTCTGTAGGTGGTTCAGTTAAAGTGAACATGTCAATAGAACAGATACGTTCTGCATTTAATAAAAGGCAAGTCGAAGGAACGACATTTAGTTTTCCTGAATACATTGTGGATTTTAAACATGGTGTGTTACATAATAATGAATATAAATATATATATGAAAACTATTGTATGCATGATGTCCGGGAAAATAGAGCAGTCTTTAAAATATTTAATGACGAGGGCATGGTAATAGATGCCGTTGGTAGAAGCATAGGAAGCAGACTTCCTAAATGGAAACGTTATGGTAAAAGTAAAGTACCTTTTGTATCAGGAGTTTACAATTCCCTAACGAATGAACGTAATGATACATGTGTTGTAGTAGAAGATTGTATAAGTGCATGTGTTGTTTCAGAGTATGGTATGGCAGGTGTAGCCCTATTGGGTACAAGCCTACTACACGAACACAAAGATTTTTTAAGTCATTATAAAAAAGTTATCGTGGCACTTGACCCCGATGCTCTTAAAAAGAATTTGCAAATTGCAAAAGAATTAAGAGGATGGGTTGACAAAGTAAAAGTTTTGCGTATAACTGATGACTTAAAGTATAGAAAAGAAACCGATATTAACAACTTAAAGGAGATGGTATGGAACTATCATTAGTAAGAAGTCTTATGGACAAATCATTCTATGATGAGCATAGAGGTTCAAGATGTCCTAACAGATTATTTAGTAAGGATGTACAAAAGATAAAACAAACATTAGATAAGGCGATGGATAGATATAGCCGTACTGTATCGCCTGATGAGGTTGAAGCATTATTTATAGCAAGTAATCCCTCAATGAGTACGGCACAGAAGAATGCATATGGTTCTCTCTTTATGCAAATAAAGAAAGAGAAACCTATGGGTAGTGATGTAGCACAAGAAGTGTTGTCAAAGTTATTCCAACAAGTTATTGGAGAAGACATAGCAAACTTAGGGTTTGATTATGTTAATGGTGCAAAGAGTTCACTTGAGCCTTTGCGTAATCTCTTGGAGCAATATGCAGATGACTTTACTCCCAACATGAATATTGAATGGGATGATATTACAATTGAAACTCTTCTTGCAAAGAATGATTTGGAAGCAAGGTGGACATTTAATATACCCTCATTGTGTAGACGAGTAGAAGGTATTAATGCAGGACATCTAATAGAGATAGGTGCTAGACCTAACACAGGTAAAACATCTTTTCATGCATCATTGATAGCAGGTCCGGGTGGGTTTGCAGAACAAGGTGCAAACTGTATTGTATTATGTAATGAAGAAAGCTATCACAGAGTAGCTGCTCGTTACCTTACAGCTGCAACAGGTCTTACCTTACCTCAAGTAAAACAAGACCCAACCAAAGCACACTCAATCTATCAAAAGGTTAAGGACAAGATACGTATTAAAGATGTCACAATGAGTGACATGAATTGGGTTGAGTCAGCAGTTAAATCTGTTAAGCCTGATATTGTTGTATTAGATATGGGTGATAAGTTTGCTACGTTCAAAGGGTTTACTAGACCAGACGAAGCACTTAAAGCCTGTGCTATACATGCAAGACAGATTGCAAAGCAATATGAATGTGCAGTATTATATATGTCACAGTTAAGTGCTGAAGCAGAGGGCAAGGTGGTACTTAATCAGAGTATGATGGAAGGTAGTAGAACTGGTAAGGCTGCTGAAGCAGACCTAATGGTTCTTATAGCAAAGAACCCACAAGTAGAAGGACAAGATGAAGAGGATGCACAAAGACATCTTAATATAGTTAAAAATAAATTATCAGGTTGGCATGGTAGTGTACATTGTGAACTTGACTATAGACTAGCGAGGTATACTGTATGAGATTGGTGTTAGATGTAGAGAATACTGTTACTAAACGCAATGACAAGCTACACTTAGACCCATTTGAACCTACAAATAAACTTGTTATGGTTGGTTGTATTGACGAGCAAGGTAACACAATGATTATGTCAGATGAGTATGATAACTGGGATGCCTTGCAACCTATACTTGATAAGACTACATGTATGATTGGACACAATATTGTTCACGATTTATTGTGGTTATGGGAGTGTGGTTTTAAATATGATGGCAATGTATTTGATACCATGTTAGGTGAATACATACTACAATGTGGACAGAAAGAACCTCTCTCATTGGAAGCATGTGCTGAACGATACCAATTAAATACTAAGAAGCAAGACACAATGAAAGAATATCTAAAGAAAGGAGTAGGTGTAGATGAGATACCACATGATGAATTGGTTTCATATTTAAAGAGTGACCTACATGCTACCGAAGAACTTGCCACAAAGATATGTGAACGATTAAAGAAGAGAGAACTAAGAGGTCTTGTCAGTAGTGTACTACTAACCAATCGTGTTGCTATCTGTTTGGCACATATATATCAACGTGGTTTTGCAGTAAATAATGATGCACTTGAAATAGTAAGAAAAGAATTTACTCAAGAGAAGATGGACATAGAAAAGTTTTTACAGAAGGAAGTTAAAGATTTTATGGGTGACACTCCTATTAATTTAAATAGTCCTGAACAACTATCATGGTTAATCTATAGTCGTAAGCCTATGAACAAGCAGGAATGGCCCATTATATTTAGTCCTTACATGGGAGATACAGAATACAAACGTAGCATCAGAGAACACTCTACAGTTTTATATAAAACAAATGCCGTACAATGTAAGACTTGTTATGGTAGTGGTAAGATACGAAAGATTAAAAAGGATGGTTCTCCTTTTGCTAAAGAGTCAAGGTGTATTAGCTGTAATGCTCAAGGATACTTGTTTATTCCTACGAAGGAGATTGCAGGTATGAAGTTTACTGCACCTACTTCTAAATGGATTTCAGCACATGGGTGGAGCACAAGCAAAAGCAACCTTGCTTTTCTATCTAGTGTAGCTAAACAAAAAGGTATGGACAAAGCACATGAGTTTTTATCTAAGGTTATTAGGTTGTCAGCATTGGATAGTTACCTATCGTCTTTTGTTGATGGGATAAAGACCAACATAAAATCAGATAATAAACTACATGTACGATTATTACAACATCGAACAGCTACAGGTAGATTTAGTGGAGCAGACCCTAACATGCAGAACATGCCAAGAGGTGGTACGTTTCCTGTAAAGCGTGTATTTATTTCACGTTGGGAAGGTGGCAAGATATTAGAAGCAGACTTTGCACAGTTAGAGTTTAGAACTGCTGCATATTTAGCACAAGATGAAACAGCAATGAAGGAGATAGATAATGGATTTGACGTACATAACTACACTGCCAAAGTTATTACTGAGGGTGGTCAAAAGATTAGTAGGCAAGAAGCTAAAGCCCACACCTTTGCACCACTCTACGGAGCTACGGGGTTTGGGAGGTCAGTTGCTGAAGCAACGTATTATAAACAGTTCACGAAAAAGTATAAAGGAATCGCACTTTGGCATGCCAGATTGGCTAAAGAAGCTATAGAAGAACGTAAGATTACAACACCATCAGGCAGACAGTTTTCATTTCCAAATGTAGAACGTAGGTCTAATGGTACAGTTAGTTATTTTACGCAGATAAAGAATTTCCCGGTTCAAAGTTTTGCTACAGCAGATATTGTACCAATAACTCTGTTAGAAATGGATAGGGAATTACAACAATATCAATCATGTATAGTGAATACAGTACATGATAGTATTGTTATTGATGTACATCCAACTGAAATCAATGTTGTGTTGGGGGTCATTAAAAATATTAATGGTAAATTAAAAAAACTTGTTGACAAACATTTTAAAGTATGTTTTAATGTACCATTATTACTTGAAGCAAAGATTGGTGACAATTGGCTTGACACCAAAGACGTTGCTTAATATATTAACAACTCACGAAAGGAGTATAATTTATGAATAATGTAAATACAATTGATATAAATAACTTTAATGGCATGGCTCAAGCTATGGGTATGAATGCCGATTTAACTACTAAGAAAGCTACACTACAATTAGCTAGACTTAAACTACAACACTCACCAATTATGGGTGAAGTAGAAGTAAAGGGTAAGAAAACCCAAGCTGCCATAGTAAATGGTGGCTCTTATAAAATAGAGGACATTGCTAATGATGCTACATTCTATTCAGAAGAGGTAACGATTAGACCTTACGTACAAAGATTTATGTACAAGAAGTTTGATAACTCAAGTGGTAGAGCTTTCTATGTTAAGACTGTAATGGCTGACAATTTAAATACTGACCTTAAAGATAATGCAGGTGGATTTAATTGTGGTAAACCTGCAGGTTGGATTAAAGACTATAACGCTTTACCTGATAGTACTAAGAAACTACTAAAGAGTATTAAACGTGTACGTGTTTTTATAGGTACTCTTACTGCTAAAAATGTTTTAGGAGAAGATGGTTCAGAACTTGAGGATGTAGTTGACCTTCCATTTATTTGGGAGATTGATAATAGGGATGCCTTTAAGATTATGGGTGAGCCTATTAGTAAAGTAGGAAGTTTGAAACATCTTCCTGTCCAATATGAAATTGCTTTAGGTTCTACTGAACGCAAAGGAAATATTGGTACGTTCTACTTACCATCAGGTACATTGGGTAAAGATGTAAATGAGGTAACAGATGAAGTGCAAGAAAGGTTTGGTGACTTTATGCAATGGATTGAGAATTATAATATATATGTTTTTGGTGCGTGGAAAGATAAAGCTAAACCTGCCGAACTATCTAATGAGGACTCACAATTAGTTGAAGACTTTGTTAAGGTAGACAAAACATTAGATGATGAAATTCCATTTTAATGGCTTCATCTAAAGCTGAATTACAGGTATACAGTTACCTTGATAAAGCGACAAGGGGTCTTGTCGGTATGAGTGATGACACAATCGAACAGGTTGTGTCTCACATACGTGATGCATTAAAGAAACAATTCTCTCCTAGAGAAGAGAAGTTTCGATTACGTATGTCAAATATCGGCAGACCTTACTGTCAACTATGGTTTCAAAAGAATAGACCAGAGACTGCAATAAGACCATCAGCTAATCGTGTAATGCTTATGATGCTGGGTGATATTGTTGAAGCTGTTTTTAAGGGTGTACTAACTGAAGCTGGTGTATCATATACCGATAGTAAGGAAGTATCCCTTAACGTCAAAGGTAATAAGATAAAAGGAACGTATGACCTTGTAATAGATGACCATGTAGACGATATTAAATCTGCATCTACGTGGTCTTACACAAATAAGTTTAGAGACTTTGAAACAGTAAAAGATGGAGATAGCTTTGGTTACGTAGGACAGTTAGCTGGGTATGCTAAAGCATCCAAGAAAAATGTTGGTGGCTGGTGGGTTATCAATAAAAATAATGCAGAGTTTAAATATGTTTCTGCAAAAGAACTTGACATTAAAAAAGAATATACTGTATTAAAAGATAAGTTTGAACGTCTTGATAAGAATAAATTTGAAAGATGCTTTGATGCTGTAGATGAAACATTCAGAGGTAAACTTACTGGGAATAAAGTATTAGGTAAGAGTTGCACGTTCTGCGATTTTCGTCATGCATGTTGGGAAGGTTTAGAAGAAAAGCCTGCCGTTATGTCGCAAGCAAAAGAGCCAAAGATTGTATCTTATGTATATTTAAAAGAAGAATATAAAAATGTCTAGATATAGTGCTCGTTATTTAGCACGTAAGAATGGGTATAGGAGTGGTTTAGAAGACCAAGTTGCATCCCACCTAAACGATTTAAAGATTTCATATGGATATGAAACTATTAAAATTGAGTGGGAAGACTTGTCTTATCGCACCTATACCCCAGACTTTATACTACATAATGGAATTATTATTGAAACCAAAGGTTTGTTTACAGTAATGGATAGACGTAAACATATGTGTATAAAGAAACAACACCCAAAGTTAGACATAAGATTTGTGTTTACAAATAGTAACAAAAAGTTACGAAAGAATGCAAAGTCTACATATGGTGAGTGGTGTATTAAGTATGGCATTCCTTATGCTGATAGAGTTATACCACAATCTTGGATTAAGAAAAAGGGTAAGCCCATAACAGATACCTTTATTGTATTTAAAGGTAAGAAAATAAAAAGGAGTTAGTATGGAGTATATAAAACACATTAAACCGCAGGACTTTCTTATACAAGTTCGCCCAGATATTACAAACAAAAACCGCTGGACTGGTGGAGTAAATATTAATATACTTTCATCTAATAGCAATCCTCTAAGAGCAACAGATAATAAACAAGTATATAATCTTTGCTGTATGATGGCAAGTATGATACCTTTTTTAGAGATGTATCCAGATTTAGCTGCAGAAGTACACGATTTAGCACATGAATATGGAAGCATAGATACTATAAAAAACAAAGATACTAAAAAAGAGTTGACAGTTGTAAGTAAAGAGGGTAATCTAATAAAGATTGATTTTAAAACAGAAACAGAAGGGAGTGCATAATATGTCGTACAAAAAGATAATGAATAAAACTAAAAAAGTAGATGGCTTGTTTACAAGAACAACAGGAATTGATTTCTTTTCTTCAAAAGATGAAGACATGGTTAATAGCCCACCACATTATAATAAACACGGCATTGAATGCATAGATGCAATACAAGCATCCATGTCTGATATAGAATTTTGTGGTTACTTAAAAGGAAATGTACAAAAGTATGTATGGAGATATGGTTATAAAGGAAAGAAGCTAGAAGATTTAGGTAAAGCTAAATGGTACTTAGCTAGATTGGAACAAGAGATAGAGAAGCAAGATGGCAATACAAGTTAAAGTGTGGATAGATATTTTAGTTGACCCGGATGAGTATGCTGTACCATCTGATGGCGATGTAAGAGAGGAAATTGAAGATGCATTACGAGAATATATACACGATATTAATGGAATGCAAGTTAAAACATTAAGAATAACACAACAAAAGGGAGAGTATGACGATGGATAATTATCAAAATTTTATAGCTACATCACGCTACACAAGGTGGCTTGAGGAAGAAAACAGAAGAGAAACTTGGGATGAAACTGTCAATAGATACGTTGACAATATGATTAACAAGTATCCTAAATTGTTTCGTACAAGTAATAGTCTTAGTTATATTACTCCCAAGATTGCTAATTATATTAAGACACTAAAAGTTATGCCAAGCATGAGAGCCTTAATGACTTCAGGTAAAGCATTGGATAAGTGTAATGTTGCAGGTTATAATTGTTCCTACTTGGTAGTAGATGACCTACGTGCTTTTGACGAAGCAATGTATATTCTTATGTGTGGAACAGGTGTAGGTTTTAGTGTTGAACGCTATAATGTAGATAAGATACCTGCAATTAATGAACATTTTGAAAAGAGTAATACAGTAATTAAAGTTGCAGACTCACGTTCAGGTTGGGCAAGAGCATTACGAGAGTTACTTGCTATGTTATCTGTAGGTCAGATACCTACGTTAGATGTAGAAGCTGTTAGACCTGCAGGTGCAAGGTTAAAAACGTTTGGTGGTAGGGCATCTGGACCTGCACCATTAATAGATTTATATAAGTTTTGTGTTAGGGTATTTAAGAATGCAAGGGGGAGAAGGCTTTATCCTATTGAATGCCATGACATAATGTGTAAGATTGGTGAGGTAGTGGTCGTTGGTGGGGTAAGACGTTCTGCCCTCATCAGTCTTTCAAATTTAAATGATGACCAAATGAGACACGCAAAAGCTGGTCAATGGTGGGAGACAGATGGACATAGAGCATTGTCTAATAATAGTGTAGCCTACAAAAGTAAGCCACAGATGGAGACATTTATGCGTGAATGGTTATCTTTAGTTGAAAGTAAATCAGGGGAACGAGGTATCTTCAATAGAAGTTCAGCATTGAAACAAGCTGGTAAATCAGGTAGACGAGATACAGCCCATGAGTTTGGGTGTAACCCTTGTTCCGAAATCATACTAAGACCTAGCCAATTCTGTAACCTTACTGAAGTAGTTGTTCGTAGTGATGATACAATTGAAATGATAAAGGATAAAATAAAGATAGCTACAATACTGGGTACGTATCAATCTACATTAACAGATTTCAAATACCTACGTAAGATATGGCAACACAACACAGTAGAAGAACGTTTGTTAGGTGTTTCACTTACCGGTATAATGGATAATGTTAGCATGTATAATCTTAAAACTGTACCAAAACTTTTAGAAGAGTTAAAACAAACAGCAGTCGAAACAAATAAAATATGGGCAGAAAAGTTTGGCATTAACCAATCAACAGCTATTACTTGTGTTAAACCTAGTGGAACAGTTTCGCAGCTTGTGGATAGTGCAAGTGGTATTCATCCTCGACATAGTAAATACTACATACGTACTGTTCGTGCTGATAACAAAGACCCACTAACACAGTTAATGAAAGACGAAGGTATTCCAAACGAACCTGACATTACAAAGCCTGACAGTACAACTGTCTTCAGCTTTCCAATGAAAGCACCAAAGGGTGCAATTACAAGAAATGAATTATCAGCCATAGAACATTTAGAAATATGGAAGGTATATCAAGAGCATTGGTGTGAGCATAAACCATCTGTTACAATAACTGTAAGAGATAATGAATGGTTAGATGTAGGAGCTTGGGTGTATAAAAACTTTGATGATATTTCAGGCATTAGTTTTTTACCACACAGTGACCATACATATGCACAAGCACCATACCAAGAAATTTCAAAAGAAGAGTACACGAAGTTTCTTAAAGCAATGCCAACAAGTGATATTGATTGGTCTAAACTATCTAACTACGAAAAAGACGATAACACTACAGGTCACAAGGAACTAGCTTGTACTGCAGGTGTATGTGAAGTCGTTGATTTAGAAAGGAGTTAATATGAATACAACGCAACCCAAAACAGAGGATAGAAAAAAGTTTGATATTGATTTACAGTATGGACAAGTACGGGAAAAATTAATATTAGATATGTTACAAGATAAAAAGATTGAGGTAAAAAGTGAAAGAGATATATGGCAAAAGACTGGCAATATTGCAATTGAGTATGAGTCTTATGGAAAACCAAGTGGCATCAGTAGTACGGAAGCAGACTATTGGTTTCATAACCTATGCATTGGTGAAGATACATTTGCAACTCTTGTCTTTAAAACAGATAATCTAAAATCTATTATTAACAATTTAGATTATAAGAAAACAGTTCGTGGTGGAGACCATCTAGCATCTAAGATGTATCTACTAAATATAAAACAATTGTTTTCATCAGACGTAATAAAAGCATTTTCAGAGAAAGGAAAAACAAATGAGAAAATTATTGCTTAACGCACAATTAGCATACTACACAGGTATGCTAAACAAACACGTAGCTAACGTAGAAGTATTGCTTACTAATCCTGCTGGCATAGGTGGTGTCGCTGACAATCACCAAGATATTCAAGAAGCCATTGAAGTAGAGTTGGGTAAGATAGCAGACTACCATGATAAGATAGGCTGTATTCAACGATACTTTCAACCACCTGCTGAACCTAAAGCCGAAGAGAAAAAAGATGGCAAAGCGTAAGTACGGACTGTCTAAATACGATGCACCTTTACCTATCCAATTTAACAAGGGTAGAGGTGCATTCTATCGTGGCTATACAAGAACACCTTACCATTTAAACACTATGCAACATAGAGAATGGCAACGAGGATTTGATTCGGCATTTTATGCCCAACTCAAAAAGGTTAAACACTATGAAACTAGAGGAAGAAGTAAATAAATTTATGGAAAATAAAAACAAAAGCACTATTATGGCAAGTACGTATCAATCAAAAGCAAAAGAGACTGCAATATTTCCAAGAGATAAAGCCTTAGAATATTTATCGTTAGGTTTGGTGGGGGAGTCTGGCGAGATTGCCAATAAAATAAAGAAAATTATTAGGGATAATATACCATCTTCTAATTGGAAAACTGATTTACCAAATGAAATAGGTGATGTGTTATGGTACTGTGCTATGTTAGCTGATTACTTAGATTCTGATTTGGGTAAGATAATGGAAAACAATTTAGAAAAATTACAGTCTAGAAAGAAAAGAGGTGTGTTAGGTGGTAGTGGAGATAATAGGTAGTACTACCTACTTTGATAGCTGTGGTTTCCTAGCAAGGAGTCTTCCTATATAAGCTCCCTTTCTATATTGACCTAGCTCTTCTACAGTTTTACCATTGTTCTTTTTCTTAAACCATTGATTAGCTAGTTTACGTGCATTACGGGGAAGTCTTAGCCATTGTGTTCTATCAAATGGAGTAAAGGCTTTCCCTTCTATTTGAGCATCTTGTTTAGCATTGAATGCTCCAAACTCTTTTGCAATAGAACGTAACTCTTTCAAATAGTTTTTAGCAAGAGCAAGTTTCTTTGGCTCTGATGCATTTTTATATTGGTCTGACTCAATTAAGTTACCAATATATGTTTCTACAAGAGGACCTAGCTCACGTTTAACATACATATCTGCAGCTTTATCACCTGTTGAAGGTTGAATCTCAAAGGTTTTATACCCTAGTCTTACTAGTTCAGATTCAGCTGGGTTAGCACGTTCTCTAAATCGTAGACCTAACATCTGTCCAAGTATAGGAGATTGTGTCATTGCCTTATCTCCTCTTACAGGAGATTCAAACTCAGGCATTGATTGTGACCAAAAAGGAACACCCTTTTGTATTTTATTTAGAAAGGCATGAACACCACGTTCTTTCCATCCTTGTCCCTCTACCATAGACGAGTCTCTAACAATAGCTTCTTCTTCATCAAAGGCAGCAACTATATCTTTAGTAACACGAAGAGGAGTTAGATAACCACCAGTTAACTCACCAACATATCCACCAACAAGCTCTCCTAATCTCTCACCACTTACACCTTCTAGTCCTTCTTCTGAACCCATTATCTCATAAAACTTATCCACAGTATATGATGCAGCTCCTGCTCTAAACTGAGCACCAGTAAACCCATCAATAAAATCTCTACCTGACATCTTATCAAGCTCACCATTGCCCTCTTTGACAATCATATCTGCTACAATAAAGTATGGTGCGGCAGGAAAGAATGGTCGCATGTCAATTGTTCTACCATCTGATGCCTTTATATTATACCACTCTGTGTCTTGATTCTTTTCTCTATAATGAATGGCTGACATAAGAGCTGCTGTACCTACCATACCTTTTGATAGTCTATCCCTAACTTCTAACCATTGTGCAGGACTAACTTCTTTTCCCAATCCTTTCATTACAGTTGCTACTGAACCTTGATACAATCCATAAGCACCATTCAATGGACTATACTTTAATTGAAATGCCATTGCGTTTGCCATAAATCTTGCGAAAGGAAATTCACCTGTACCAATTACTGGGACCATTGGAAATGATTCAACAAACTTTACAAAGTGATAGGCTGGTCCACTTCTTGGCATCATAGCAAAAGTATTCTTTAATGCATACTCCATACTACCACGCATTTCTTTAACTGTTAAACCTTTACCTTCAGTAGCCATATCTTCAAAAGAATAACCTGCCCTACGTAGTTTCTTATCCATGTCATATGAAAAGAAAGCTCTTCTAAATACAGCATCTTGTGTTATATTTAAAATGTTCATCATCTTACTAAAAGAAGATAGTGTTTGAACTTCATCTGCTCCAACCTCTTGAAGCTGACGAAACAGTATACTGTTAAGACGAGGGTTATCTTTCAACATTAGCTGAGACATTTCACCTGATTTATTTTGTCTAGCTAATAATTCTATAAGACCAAAGCTATCCTTTGTCCAATTTTCTAATCCCTTTTGAAATCCTTTACTTGAACCACCCTCTGTTAATAAAGATTTAAATGCTTTACCACCATGCATTATGGTAGACTCTAATGTATTGGCAAGTGTTTCAAAAGTAATTACAGCTAAACCTGTAGCAACGTTACGTGCAGTTGTAGCTACCTGTGTCACCATCAATGCTCTACGTTCTCTATCAAGACGTTGAAACATTTTATAAAATGAACCTATATTACTTGTTACATCATCTGTTTCACCAAATAATTCTTCCATTCTTTTCTTAATACTTGGGTCTATCTCTAGTAATTGTTTTTTCAACTTACCTAGATTACTATACCCTGCCATCTCTTTAGCTGCATCACTAAGAGATTTCTTTTGAGCATGTGCAAACTCTTCATTACTTGCAAGGAACTCTAAGAAATTCTTTTCTTTTACCTTACTTTTACGTAAGGCTTTTTGTAATACATCTTTATCTATAGTATCAACATTATTAATAATATTAAAAACTGTATCACTTACCTTCTGATTGTTAGCTGTTCGTGTTATAAGAGTAATAGGAGCACCAATAGCAGCTTGCTCTCTTGTAACATTTTCAACAACCTTAACCATCTTTCTACTTACATCTAGTAATACTCTTGCATCTACATAAGCATTCTTACCTACTTTAATCTGTTGCTGTAGTATATCCTTACCTTTTTTAGGGTCATACTTTTCTAAACCATTTAGCCAGTTTCTTTCTGCATCTGTGATAGGTCCTTTGATTGCATCCGTAGCTTCATTGTCTGCATCATCCATTGCTCTGTTAGCACGTTGCTGTAAGATAGATTTGTATTTACTTTTCCTAGCTTGTTTCCCTACTAAAGTACCAATACCTGCACCAAAAGCACCACCTATACCTGCACCTAGTACAGTATCAAATGCTACAGATGCCATATCAATCTCAGACTCTGGTGTTTTTTGTTCACCTGTATATATGTCTGTTGCATAGGATTTTCTTGTTATCTCTTGCCCACCTAAATTATACATTGCACTATCAATAGCACCAATAGTTGCACCACCGGTTGCACCCTTAATGGCAGGAAGTTTTTTAAACATGGATTTACTCATAGCATTCTTAGGTATAAATCTTTTTAATCCTTCTTTAGCAGCTACTCTTCCTACTAAAGCAGTTCCAAGTTTTGCAAATCCAAAACCTAAAAGATTAATAGGGTCAAGTGCTATTGCTTTTGTAACATCCCAAGTAGTTTTAGCTACAGTATCACCACCTTGTTTCCCCATTCCGGGAAGGCTGTTATAGTCATCCATAAGAGAACCAAAACGTCTACGCTTTTCTTCATCTGCTCCACGTAAGTAGTCTATCTGACCCATAATACCTATACTATTAAACTCCATCTTACGCATATGTGTTAGAAATCTTTTAACATAGTCTTCGTTTGATTCATTCTCTCTTTTGTCACCATTCTCTCCAAAGCGAGATGTCATATAGGTAGACAACCTACCCATACGCTCATCGTCATTTGCCCATTCTCCTATACTTGATATAGGCTTATCACTGTAAAGATTAGATGACTGTTTCATCTTATATGAATTAATAAGAGGTGTCTGTGACTCTGTAGTTTTTCCTAGATATTTATCTAACAATGCTCCCATATTATTCTTGCTCTTTTGTAGCTATCTTATTATAGTAGTAATTAATTGGGTCGTTGATAGCATCTTCAAACTCTTCCTTTGTAGCTTCATCTAAAAAATGTGATGAAGATTTGTTAGAGTTCCACCAATCAAAGGCTACTTTATTTTTAGCCCTCATCTCTTGCTCTTCTTTATTATCTGCAAAATACCCATATAATCTAGCCAACGGAGAAACACCAAGAGTACCATCTGAACCTGTAGCTAACGCTGTTCTAATTCTACTTACGGCTGTAGCAATGTTATTTTCTGCAAAAAGATTTCTTACATCATTTTGAAATGCAGTTAACTCATCTTTATCTATTAGGTTAGTGTTTTTTGGTACAGTTTGAGCAATAGTAGTATCTTCATCTTTTTTCTCTGCCTGAGTTATTATTTCTGAAGGTCCGAACTGACCTTTTTCTCTTTCTCTTTCTACATCTATTTTTAAAATATCATATACCCTTATACTATCGCTATGATTATTTGTAAATGTATCTAGCTCTTCTACTACTTCTGTTTTATTTTCATTATTAAAAATCATTTGTTTAACAATAGGTCCTAAGTCATCTATCTTAGATGTAATAAGACTATCTTTAAACTCATTTAAATCTATAAGATTTCCTTCACCAATAAACTTTCTAGCAACTTGTTGTACTTTTGCTACTAACGATTCATTAAATTGATGTTCTTCTTTAATCTCTACTGTTTTACCATCTTCAGATATGTTAGCAAATCTAGCTAAAAATTCATACTCAACTTCTTTTACTATGTTGTTTCTTATCTCTTGGTATTCCCGTGTATCTTCATTCTTGTAAACATTTCTCATTTCACCATTTGCATCTCGCACCATAAAGTATGGATTTGCTGTTGTAGTTGTTACAGGAGTAGCTCCATCCATGTTTGTAATTTCTGATTCGGCAGTATTGTGAAAACTTTCTTGTAATTTTTCTTCTACTTGAGTACTAAGATATTCATTTAAATCTGTTTCGTTTTGAAGAGCATCTTGTCCATAATTATCTACAAATAATTTAGTTACTGTTACCGACTTAATTATTTCTCTAGCGTTAGCAAGTTGTAATCTTTTTTCTTTAATTGCTTCCATGTTTGAATTAGGGTTTGTGGCAAGTTGCTCTATCTCCACTGTTAATGCAGCTGATGTAGCTAACGCTGTATTATATATTCTATCTATTTCAGTGGAATTAAATTCAGATACGGCTCTTTTTTCTTGTGCTTCATTAATATTAAATTGCTGTTCTCTAATACTTAAATCTAAATCCTTTATTTTTGTTGCATAATCTTTACTTTTTAAAATTTTATTATACTCAAGTTCTATCTTTTCAGATTGTATTCTTATTTGATTTATATCTTCTTGAGTATTAGCATTTCTTATTTGTTTATTTAGTAAACTAAATTCAAGTGGCTTTAGTTTTTGCATCCATTTATAATCTTCTTTCTTTATCTCTAGGTCTGTCTCTGTATTAACCATACTTAGAAAGTTCATTTTATTTTGTATCATTTCTTTTGTAGTCATAACCTCATATATAGGAGCATTATAACCTAATCCACCACCTAGTGTTCCCTCTATAACTTCAGGATTTGTTACACCAAGATTAGCAAGTTGTGTTCTAACTTGAGACTGTACATATTGTACTGGAACTCCAATGCCACCTGATTGTTCTTCCATTGTCTTTGTCATCACATCAATATCTCTATCTAGTGGTGTAAATGGATTTAAGTCTTGAGCATATAGTTTTGCTTGTGTGTCTAAATCTTTTGCTAAATACATTTGTGTATCTAGATTACCATTCTTCTTTGCTTCTAGGTATTCATTAGTACGTGTAAAAGTTCTATTAACAAATGCTTCTTTCATTTCAGGTGTGTAGTCAAACGCAGGTCTTTTTTCTATAGTTCCCGGTCTTCCAACTGTTTTAGGTTTAGCAAGATATGCATTTTGTTGTTTAGTATAATCACTTTTAAGTGCTGCCAAAAATTTAGTCACACCATCTGGACCTGCGGCAAGAACCATTTCTCTTTGCTCATCACTTAAAAAAGATGCATCAGATTTTAATTGAGTATCAGCCTTTTTATAGTCTTTAACATCTGTATTATAATTCTTTTCCCACTCATCGTATTTATTTAGATAACGTTGTACTGCTCTATCAGCAATTAACTTTGACCTTTGGTCACGCTCATCCATTTCTTGGGATGCACCTCTAGCAAATCCACCTGCAAACTTTAAAAAACTCATTCCATATTCTCCTTTGGTCTAGACATTAAGCCTTGACTTTTTATTTCTTCTCCAACCTCTTCTATCTTCTCTTCACTAGCTTCTAGTTTTTCATTCATAATTTCTCTAAGAGCAGTAAAGTTAGTTCTTTCTTTTTTAGGTATACTTGAATCTAATACATATTCAATGTTAGCTCTCTCAGCCATACCCTTCATAAACTCCATAAGAATAGGGTTTACTAGAATAGCTATATCTATAGTGTGTATACCCTGCATAACACCACCAGTAGTCATTGACTCTGCCAATAAAGATATCGGCATTTTTCTTTTTATGATAGACAACATAGACATTGTTGCTTCTTCTTGTAACATTCTTTCAAGATAAAACTCTAATGTATCTTCAACACTATTTAATTTAGGTGGATTTAACCAAGGTCTTGAATGTTTTTCTGCTGTCATTCCTTGTCCGGGAATTGCACCTGTTGGTCTTATCTCAGGTTTATTAGCCATCTGTTGTTGCATTACCATTTTTAAATCCTTGTTCTATTTGTTGTGCTAATTTTGCCATACGTAACATTTCATCTTGTTTTTTATTTTGTTTGACTTTTTGATTACGAGTCTTTATTCTTTTACTTCCTAATCCTCTCATGTTTTCAACACTAAAATCATCAGAAGGATTTAAGTCCGTATATTGCTGTGCCTTTATAGCTACTAGTTTTTGATAAGCTATCTCAGCAGCCTTTGATTTTCCAAACATATATTTCTCCTATTTAAAAAAAACTAAATATTTTACTAAACATTGTATTACTTGATGAACTAAACATCATCTTAGATACAAACTCTCCGATGTCACCCCATGCACCTGCATCAAGGTCAAGATGTTTTAGTTCTGTTCTTAGTTTAGCATCAATGTTAGCTAACGTTATTTCATGTACTCTATCTTTGCCACTCTCACCACTAGTCCATGCCCATTCCATCATGTCACTCATATGTGACCACATATTAGCATAGGCTGTGTTTGATATATCTAGTAATGCTTTTGCGTTAAATTCGTTTGAATAGTTTTCAGCTGCTGTATCTGTTGTAACTATTTGTTGTTTCCATGTAGCATTAAATTGTTCTATTAATAATTGGTTCTTTGTTTCAAACTGCTCACGTAAACTTTCTTGTTCTTCTACAAATTTTTCCATAGCATTTTCTTCACCAACATTAAATGTTTCCATAGCGTTTAACTGTGATGCATTAAACTGTTCAATGTTGCTTACAAGAGAAGCCATAAATTGATTGACTTGGTTTTCTGAAGTAGCATTAAATTGTTTTGATGCGTTGTCTGCAGCTTGGTCTGATAAAAGTGTCTGCACCATGTTATGAACATTTGTTAGTTCTGTCTGTTGAGCATTAGTTAAATTAGCAAGGTCAACCTTTAAAAATGTTTTTGCATTTTCTACTACAGCTTGTTGTCTATTATTTAAATTAGTAATATTAAGTGATGATAAAGCAGCAGCTTTAGCAAGTGTAGCCATCTGAGCATTGGTTGCATTCTGTAATCCAAACTCTTTGTACGTATCAGCATCTGCTTTAGCTATTGGAATAGATGATTCCATAATTGCATTTATCATAGCACCAGTAGCCATGCTACTTGCACCTAAACCACGAGATGCCATTGCATTCATTGCCGCTCTTACTGCAGCAGTAGCGTAAGAAGGTATTGAACCATCTTCTATATTTTTATTCATCTCTTCAAGTTGACCTTGAACTGTAGCCTTACGTGTTACTTCTGCTTGTCCAGCCTTTAATGCCGCTTCATACGTTGCTCTTTCTTCATCTGTGAGTTTTCCTTGAGCAGCCTTTACTAGCATTTCATCAGATACACTTGTTGTTTTTGTTTCTGCTTTAGGAGTTTTATCTTTTACTTGTGTGGCTTCATATGTTTCAGCATATATTTTACCTGCGTCAGCAGCTGTTTCTGTGTCCCCTTGTTTAGTTTCAATATTAACATCTTTATCTATATCTCCTGTTCCCTTTTTCATTGTTTGACTATCATCATCTGAGTCTCCAAGTTTTTTAGGATTTAACTCTGTATTGTTAGGAGCTTGTGGGTTGTTAATATTATCAATAGTATCATCCATAAGACCACCACCTTCAGTATTATCTCCTTCGGTAGTGTCTCCACCTTCTTGCATTTTTCTAACTACACCACCTAATGCCATGTACTTTGCTTGTAATTCATATGTATCCATCATGCTTTTTTTATTTGGATTTGATACAAGGAACTGTTGAAATGTATTCATGTCACCTTGATGACCCATTGAACGAGCAATCTTTTCCATTGCTTCTGGTTTAAATGCTTTAAACTGTGCCATTATTTATTTCCTATTATTATTTTATCTAACTTGTCTTCTAGTCTTTGAAGAGCATCCATTACAGTATGCATATCTTCTTTAACGTCATCACGTTTTGCATACTCTTCTCTTGTTTTATTTAATAGTATGTCAAGTCTTTTTATTTCTACAAACATACCACGAAAAACCCATATAGCAGGAGCTATTACAACTGTAAGTATTCCATTCCAAAATAGTATAGGGTTTATTTCCACTATGCGTTTTCCTTATTTGTATTAAACATCAAATGCTCCGTACATATCAGAGAATTCAAATTCTGTATCACCACCACCCCCTGTAGGAACAGTAGCATTTATGTTTGATGTACTTGATACTTGTCTGTTTTGAACAGAAGTTATACTGCCTTGTGCTAAACTAGAAGAAATAGTTGTATTTTCTTGTTGAAACTGTGCTCCACCACCATTTACTTGATAAGCTAAATGTGTTGCACCTATTTGATTAGAAGCAATTGTTCCAGAAAAACTTTTATTAGAAGTAACTGTTGCATTTGTATTTACACTATATGCGTGTGATGCTAAATAATTTCCAACTCTTGTTCCACTTGAGTTTGAAAAGAATATATTAGTAGCACCTCCTGCAAAACCACCAGTGTTTGCTACAGAAATAGTAGATAATATATTAGAGTTAGTTGCTACTGTATCGCCTGATGCAAGTGTTGTTGGCAGTGCTTCAACAGTTGTTGTGTTATAAGAACCATTTTGACCTAAAGTTCCACCCCCTCCTAATGCAGCTTTTGTTATTGTTCCACCTTGATTTTGTGTTGATGTTGTTGTTTGTGTACTAGGAACTTCACCACCACCTCTATATAATTGATTCATAGATATAGCACCTACTATGCCAAACTCAGTTCGCATTTGACCCATGCTTATTGGATTTCCACTAGCTGGTAATGCCATATCTACTCACCCTTTTTTAGTTCATCTAATTCTGTTTTAAGTTCTTTAATTGCTTCAATTAAAAGTGGAACTAACTGTTCATATCTAACTGCTTTATAACCATCAGGTCTATCTGCTACAACTTCTGGTAATACCTTTTCTACCTCTTGAGCTATAACACCCACTTGATGTTGACGATTAAATAAATCATCTTCGCCACCATGAGCTTCCATATATTCAGTTGACCAATCAAACTCTACACCATTTATGTCCATCACTTTGTCAAGTGCATTTGGTATATTTACAATGTTTTCTTTTAGCCTTTGGTCAGATGAATAGTAAGCAGTAATATTATTGGTTGCTCTAATCTCACCTGTTGTACCACTTGCTCCTGTGCCTACACCAAATGAATCAAAGCGTACATCATCATCTGTATCTAGCCCTAAATTATTTCTTGCACCTGCTGCATCAGAAGCTCCTGTACCACCATTTCCTACAGCTAAATCTGCTCCATTCCAACTATTGTTGTTTATTCCAGCAAATGAAAGAGTACCATTTCCAGCAGTTGTTAAAACATGATTAGCACTTCCATCGGCTGCAGGCAAAGTAAACTCTGTATCACTTGCTGTCTTTTTTAACTTACCAATTAATGTTGTACTTGTAACTGTTGTTGCACCTTCTATATTTGCAACAAGTGTACCTACAGCATAACCTGTTCCACTAGTATCAACTGTAGTAGTAGGTGCATCTTGTAAATCTTTAAATAATCTAAACTTTCCATCAGTAGCATCTCTAAACAAACCTGCATATAAATCTTGTGAACCTGTGCTATCATACAATCCATAAAAACCTATATCAAGTGTATCAGAAGAATCGTTAGCTTTAGCTAGTATAATTAATGGGTCTTCAACGGATAAGGTAGCTGTATTAACTGTTGTTGTAGCACCATTAACTGTTAAGTCACCTGTAATTGTTACACCTTGAGCAAATGTTACTCCTCCACCATCTGCTATAGTCATAGCTAAATCACCATCAATGTAATCTATAGTGGCTGTTTCAATACTCCCTGAATCAACTGTTAGTCCACCTGCATCTATGGTTACTCTTTTTGTACCCGCAGCAACAAACTGTATTTCATCGTCTGTTGTAGCAAAATCAACTACGTTATCTGCATCTCTACCAACTTTTCTACCAACATTAAAATCTGTTGTAAGACCTGTCTGTGCTCCTGCTACAAGAACAGCTACACCTTCTACAGAAAGAACACCACTACTACCTGACAATGTAGTTTGGTCTGCATGTCCTAGTTCAATAACACCTGATGTTGTAATCTTGTCAATAAATGCATCTTTAAAGTATAAAAGGTTTGTACCTAAATCTATATCACTAGTTGTCAAGGGAGTGATAGCACCATCTATCATAGTAAACTGTGCAACACCACCTGATGCAAAAGATAAAGCATTTGTACCACCTCCACCAAAGAAAAAACCAGTGTCAGGGTCAGTCGTTGCTGTTAATGATGGAATTGCTGCTGTACCATTTGACAATTGTAACACACCTGCTAAATCTAGTTTAGACTCAGCAACTGTTGCATCTGGAGTTAAAGTTAAATGTGTCACATATGTTCCTGCACTTGCTATATCATTACCAAATGTTACTACACCACCATCAGCTACATTTAGTTTCCATTCATCACCTGCATCATCTCCTCTATCAGCCATTAATGTAATAGCTAATCCTGCACCATCTTTTGCGGCTATTTTTAATGAGTCTGTTGTTGCTTCATCATAGCCAATTGTTACATCACTATCATTGCCTAAGTTAATAACATTGTTATCGTGCATAAATAAATCGTTAAACCTTAAACCAAGAGTACCTAAGTCTGTAGTATTGTTTGTTTTTGGTTGCATTGTATTTGCAGTAACTTCTATTTGTTGTGCTGGTCCTATCTTAGATACTGCTCCACCTTGTTGTGCAGTACCATCATGGTTATGTCCACCTTGTGTAAAGGCTGATGCAATGGCATCAAACTCTCCATCTAAGTCTGCAGCATTAATAATATTACCATCTGCTATATTATTTGTTGTATCATTTCTTATGTATCCTGCCATAGTTTCTTTCCTTTATGAATGTGCATGTTCTGTAAACTCTAATGTTACAGCATCAAATGAATAAGGTGCATCTTGTGATTCTGAATCAAATTGTAGAGATGCAGTAAATCCTGAACCTGTAGTTTGCTCTTCAAATATACTCTGTAATGACTCCCCACCATATGTTATTTGAGGAACATCACCAACTTTAGTGAATGTTAAATGTGTGTTATCGTCTAAGTCAGACACAAGGTTTGGAGTAAAAACAAGATTAGTAGCATTACTACTTATTAAGCCATTAGTTCCATTTCCGTCTGTTCCAAAACTTGTTAGTGTGTATGCTTGTGGTACAAAGTTTGCACCTGAACCTGTTCCATGTAAATCTGCATTATCTACAGCAGTTGTTGTACCATCTGCATTATATTTATATTTACTTATTTGAAATGTATCACCTGCTAATAGTCCTGATATACTTGAAAGATTATCTACAGCAATTTTAGATACATTCCCACTTGCTGCATAGTTACTTCCGTTGTTTACTAAACCACCATGAAGAAACTGTACATTGCCAAATATAGGCTGTGTATTTGATTCAGATGCATTACTTAGTATAATCGTTGGGGGTTGTACTACATTAGTACTACTAAAATCATATTTTAATTGAAAGTTAGAATTAAAACTTCCTTGAGGGTCAGTATAAAGATGCATTTTATATAATGTCTTTCTTACTCTTGGGTCAGTAATAGGAAGAAAAGGAGTAGCAAATGTTGCAATTATATTTTTATTATCAAAACTATTTCCACTTTCCATTCTATAAATGTATCCATCTGTATTACCAAAGATAGCAAGTTCTGCACCACTATTTAAATTACTAGATGCTTCCTTTGCTCTTATACCTCTTAGCTCACCCCATGCTAAACCTTCTTGTAATTGTGTAGCAAGTAAACCTTGTGCAGATGATTCTGTAATACTTGTATTAAAACCAAAAATTCTGTATTGACTTTTTTCTCGTACAACTAAACTTGAAAAAGTTTGATTTCTATTAACAAAATTAATTACCTCATCTTGTACTTCTTTTGATACTACAGCTAAACCAAAGTCTCCAATTTTATCTGTACCACTTAATGAACGAATGCCATCAGGTCCTAGAAATAATATATCACCACCAATTTCTTGTATGGTATCTTCATGTATACATCCTATATCTAATGTAATAGGCTGTAAATTAAAATCAGATTCTGATGAACCTACTAATCTAAGAATACTTCTTTCAGTAAAAATAATTAACTGCTCACGAAAAACTACTAGTCCGGTAATAACACCACCAACATTAATAGTTCCAGCACCAGATGCTGCAGTAAAATTTGTTTCATCAAAATCTGTTGTATAAGTTAATGTAGAACCTTTACCATAAAATATTCTATTCTTAAAGTTCACAACATGTGAACTACCTATAACATCACTAGGTGCATCATTTAAAACTGTAAATACTGAACCATCATACTTAAAAGGAGCATTAGCACCATCAACACCTATTGCAGTTTCTGTTCCTGCAAAATTAAATGTAGCAAATCTATGCCTAGTCATTGAACTTCTACTGCATGATAAGAATGTAATAGCTTGGTTACTACTTACTGCTGCAGCTAAATTAGGGTCTATACTAATTGTTTGTGTCCCTGTTCCTGTTGCACTTGATGTTACTGTATATACTTTAGCAATACCTGCAATAGTAAATGTATCACCAGCTTGTGGTTTAGCTGATAATCCAGCCATACTAATACTACTTGCACTTGAATTGTTAGTACCATTAGCAGTTACAGTTCCATATGAGGGCACATTAATACGTGTCCAGCCTGATGCTGCACCTGCTGAGTTCCATATATTATTTCCACGACAAGCAATTGCTGTATCTTCAAAAGCTAGTAATCCTTCTATATCACCTGAACCTGTTTGGAAAGTTACAGCTGCTTTTGTTGCAGCCGTAGATGCAATGTTTGGAGATACATTAAAAGTAACTCGTTTCTTTGTTGCTAAATCTGTAGGTGTTACAGTTCCTACTGTGTATATTGTGTTGTCTCCTGCAATTTTAAATGTATCACCTTGTGTTGGAGCTATATCTATATTAGCTAATGTAATTGCAGTCGAGCTTGCTGCTTCTTCTTCAAAAATTATAGGCTCACCATAGTAAGGAATGATGTTATCATCAAATTTACTATAGCCTTCTATTCTTCTATACCCACCTTGAACTGAAGGTTCAAAGTTACTGAGTATTCTTGCACTACTAGGTTTTTGCATACCATGCTGTAGTGGTGAAAGATTAGAAATTAACCCACCTTTAAATGGTAATGGATATGTTTTCCATGCATCAGCCATATTATAATGAATCCAAGGATGAACCTGAGTTAGTTAAAGACGAACCTACTCTACCTCTACCACCTGCTACTGTTGGTATCATATAAGAACGAACATAGGTATAGTTATTAATTAATAGTGAACGCATATGTTTAACACCCTCATCAAATTTTTCTTTAGCTATTATAGCATCTTGCGAATTACCTCTAAATAAATAAGCATAATGCATCGCTCCATCTATAACAATATGCCTAAATCTTTCAGGTATATTAGGAACATCAGTAGCGTTTAAAAGCTCAACAGCAATCCTATAATATTCATATACTAAGGTATATGTTTTTTTAGATACAGGTTCAACAATATATTCTAGAGAAGGAGCATTAATAATGTGACGAGGTACTCCTTGTGTAGGATTGCTTTTATATTCTTGGTCTACAAACCTATCTAAATATTCATTATAACTAAGCTCTCTTAATTTAACTGTTGAATTACCTAATGTACTATCTTCTTTAATTCTAAATGTTTTAAAGTTTATTGTTTTAGCATCATCAGGAAATGGATAACGTGCTGTACCTATTGTAAGTATATCTTCTTGTGTTACATGATTAAAGGGCCATTCATATTCCGACTGATTAATATATCGTATAGCAGAGTTAACTGCATCTTTACCTAAATCATAAAAACCTTTTGCTGTATCAAAATTAGATGATGTTAATTGTACTTCATTAACTCTTTTATTTACATCATTTACTAAACCTAAAAAATTATATGCCATTTTATTTATCCCTTACTGCTAATTTAATACTTCTTTTTGCCACACTTCCTGTGCTGTCTGTCATTGCACAAAACCAAGTGTATTCTCTATTAGCTACACCACCTTCTATTTGTATTGTACAAATTTGTGATGTACTATCTAAAGTTGTTGTACCTATTTTTGATATGGTATCTGTTGTTGCACTACTTGATGCTGCTGTTAATGTTTGACCATCTCCTATTACAGTTTCCGTATTATAAACATTTGATTTAACAGACCAAACTGTACTTGAAATTGTTGCAGTACCTAAAAAACGTGACCAATCAATACTGTAGTCAAGTCGTTCATCTGGGTCTTTAATGGGCCATCTAAAAGACATTGTTACTCCCTTACTAAAATTGTTCTTTCTGCTGATGTAGAGGTTCGTTCAATTAGTATTGTACGGATTTCATCAGGTATTCTAATTGTTCGTTGACTTGATGTAGAATCAGCCTTAACATAAATACTTCTATTTTCTTCTTGTATTAAAATTGTTCTTTCACTTACTGTTGACATTATGCTGCTCTTGAAATATACACAGTACGTTTTTTACTATAGTTATCAGCATGTGCTTGAAAGTTAAATACTGTAGCTGTTATATTACTATCAGTAGCTACTGTAGTTGTAGCTGTAACATTACTTAATATTTCAACAGCTTCTTCAATTACATCTTCTACTGTTGCAGTTAAAGTAATTGCTGTTGGAAATTCTACAACAGAAACTGCTAATGTTTCTACTATAGTAGTACCATGAATTGTGTTGTTTGTCAAGTCTTTTGTGCTACTAATAATTAAAGTAACACTATTAACTGCACCTGTTGCTGTTATAGGAGCATCACTAACAACTTCTGTTACATTTTCTACAAACTCTTCTACTGTAGTTGTAACACTAACACTATCTAATATTTCTGTTATAGTAGTTACAACTGTTCCAACAGAACTTATAGCTTCTATGGATGTTGGAGATTGTGCTGTTGCAACACTACTAGCAATAGGAGTAGCAGTATTAACTGTTCCTGTTACTGTAACACTTTCTAGTATTTCAGTAATTATAGGTACTACTGTTCCTATACTACTTGTACCTTGTACTCCTTCAGGATTTTGTATAACCTCTGTAACAATAACAGTTATACCTGCCGTATTAAATACAAGTGTTCCTGTAATATTGTCAAGTATTTCTGTTGTAGATTCTATGACTTCTTCAACAGTGGTTGTTATTGTTAATGCTGCATCTGCAATAACTTCTGTAACTACTGGTATAATTGTTCCAATAGAACTTGTAGCTTCTATAGATATTGGAGATTGTGCTGTTGCAACGCTACTAATAACGAGAGTAACATTATCAACTACACCTGTTGCTGTAACATTTTCTAGTATTTCAGTGACTACAGGTATTACTGTACCTATACTGCTTGTACTTTCTACTCCGTCTAGGATTATTAAAGAACCTGCATTAACGGATATAGACCCTAGTATAAATGTACCTGTAACATTATCAATTATTTTTGTTACGTTTATTGTGCCTTCAGAAGAAAATGGAGCAGCCGAATAAGGATTAAAACCAAACATACTTTAACTTTCTAAGTTTTTTCTTCATTTGGGTCATGCCATTGTGTAACTACCCAATCCGTGCCGTTCCAACTACAAAGATGCGTTTCATCATTATAGTTTGGGTACACATCAGTAAACACGTATCCAGCATCTTTTAATTCTTCTTCTGTAAAACTTTCTTTGTCTGTTTTTGTGTTACCATCCGATAACCTTATTCTATTTGGTATTTTATCCCATGTTACAGGATATTGTTTTTCATAAGAATAATAATAATTATATTTAAAATCTTGTGACATATTAATTAATACCTATCCATATTGAATCATTTACATTAATAGATGAGTTCATGCTAGAAGGTGTACACATGTTGTGTACAACTTTTATTTTATCGCCTGTTGAAAAGGTGTAAGAAGGACTTCTTGCAACTGAATGAGAATATCTACCTGCTCCACTTACTTCACGATAAATATAATTAGTGCTAGTATATTGAGCTACTGTACCATTTCCTACTGGATAATTAGTATTGGTAGCAAGTATTCCATCTGCACAACCTGTACTAGAACTACCTGTGCTAGATGTAAAACCGATTCTAGCTGAGTTATTAGTACTTGTTAAAGTACTATAAGTATAAGCCGCTGCTTGAGTTGGACTAACATAACTACTGAACAAACTACTACTGCCATTAATTGCTGATGTAGTTGTTTGCCACGAGTTGCTTGGATTACCACCTGAAAAATTCCAAGTTTGTTGTACTACATCAGAAGAATTTAATACCTGTATTGCAGCTATACAAATGTCATTATAGTATGTTGTTGCTGTAGTACATTTCAAAGCAATATAAAGTCTTTTACTGCCACTAGAAGATACCTGAACCTGTCCAACGTCATATGCACCAGTGTAATCGGCACTAGAAGGTGGGTTAACATATCTATTTGATATTTCATAAAATGAACTTTCAACGTCAGTACCAAATGATACTGCATCAGTTACAGTTATATCACTAGACTCAATAACTATAGGTCCAGATGTGCTTCCTGTTCTTATCTGCAATTTAAATACATTACTTTCTGAATCCCCCGGACTTACTTCTGCAACTAAGCCAACTGTAAGAACAGTATTTAAAATTATTTGATTTAACAAATTAGCTGTATTAAATGAACCAGCTACTGTACCGACAAAATCAGCATCTACCATAGTAGTACCAGAAACAGTAGCTATTGTATAATATAAAGTAGTATCAGGTTCAACATGTTCTGTAGCAAGTGTAAATGTCATAGAGTTTCCCTCTGTAACAGTTGTTACAGAAGGAGTAAGAGAAATAAACCTTTTCATTCTGGGCCATTTAGTTGATACTCTTTTAATATGAACGTCATGCAAATCGTGAATACCTTTAGCTACTGTTGTTGTAGTATTTTGTATTTCCCCAATAAACCCACTATTTCTTTTCATTTTTTTTTTCTCTATTTAAAAATATGTTGCACTGGGAGCTATATCATTTGCAACCCAAGTATAATTTGCACCAGTTGAACTATTACTTCCTTTTATATAATAAAAAGTAAATCCATGAGTAAAAGGTCCAGCATAAACAGCTAAGTTGTCATTTCCGTAATGGTCAAAAAACGCACCACTTGTGTTAGGGTTAAGGGCATTGTTATCAGTTATTAATTTTGGTATTGCGTGTACATAAAAATACTCTCTGACGTTACCTTGACTAGTAAAAGTATAATGTAAGGTCCCCCAACTTGCACTATATGTTCTATTAGTTTGTTGAGTAGCACTGTCAGAGCCTAAATTTCCATAGTGACCTACTGCAAATGAAAAGGTTTCATCGCTTGTGCATGCAACATCTAATTTAAATATTCCTTGTGTAGCCCATCCATGAATTATTTGAAAAGTTTTACTATGATGAGTTTGAGTTTCAGTGTAAAATGTTCCGTCTGGTCCATCATCAGTTGAAAAATATATAGAAGACCCAATATTTGTTGCAGGATTAAAAATATAGAAATCACCCCATCTATCAAAATAGTCATCACCCCAATCATTCCAACGATAACTATTACCATTACCACCATAGCCTGATTTGCTTACAGTTAACGCACTACCACTGGTGTGAGGATTATATCCAGCAGGAACTACAATATTACCTGTAGTAAATATCATGTCTTTATTGACAGATAAAGTATTGATACCTACGTTAGATGTAGAACCTTGTGATTTTAAAAATATTTCATCTTGAAAGTTTCTCGCAGTATCTAAATCTTCAATTTGTCTTGAACTACTTTTTTTGCCAATAATACTATTGTTATTAAAATAATTAAAAGCCACTACTAAGCATCATCCATTTCTTCGTAAGAACACATTAAACTAATATCACCAGCTGCACTAGCATTAGCACGGATTCTTAAACCTTCTTCTAAATAAAATGATGTATCTTTTGATATGATAACAAGAGATGAATCTGCTGGAACTGTAACTGTTTTTGCTAAATGATATGCAACTGAGCCATTAGCTAACGCAACAAAAACTGTAATATCTGCATCGTTTGTACCATCAATATTAGCTGCAATAATAGTATTAATTTTTAATATTTTATCTGTAGCAACTGTATCTACTAAAGTTGTCTCACTAGTTGCAACATCAGTATCATAATCTGTTTTACCTAGTATTGAAGTTACGTTGACTATATTTGGGTTTGCCATATTTTATTCTCTCTTTCTTTTATCCGAATACCATTGCCATTGCAATAGCTTTACCTGTGGTTATTCCACCACCTCCACCAGAAATGGTTACAGTTTTAGTAGCACCAGTACCACTTGCAGTTACACCTGCACCTACAAAGTTAAGAGTAGTACCTGCTGTTGATAATGCACTACCTTCATCTTGAACAGTTATTCCACTGCCACCACCTGCTATTGTTATAGTTTTAGTAGCACCAGTTCCAGAAGCAACAACTCCTGCACCTACAAAGTCAAGAGTAGTACCTGCTGTAGACAAAGAACTTCCTTCATCTTGCACTGTTACACCACTACCACCACCTGCTATTGTTATAGTTTTAGTAGCACCAGTTCCAGAAGCAACAACTCCTGCTCCTACAAAATTAAGAGTAGTACCTGTTGTAGATAAAGCACCTCCTTCGTCTTGTACAGTTACACCACCCCCACCAGTAATGTCTGATGTTAATGCCACTGTACCTGTAGCATCTGGTAATGTTATAGTATTGTTTTGTGTGGGGTTTGTAACAGTTAATGTAGTATATCCTGCACTGCCTGATTGACCTCTAAATGCAAGGTCAAAACCTTGGTGAAGTCTAAATATACCTCCTGAAGCTGATGTAGCAGTAAGTTCAGCACGAGTTGATGTTGTGTTGCCTATTGTAAGTCCAAACTTTAAAGAACCTAACTCTGAACCATTTGAATTGTTAGGAGAATATGCATCTATAGTTGCAAAAGTTCTATTAATACCGGGAGTTCTGTAAGCCCTAAAGTTAATTTGCCCAATAGATTGAGTTGTGCTTAACTTTTTCCAATAAAGGTCTAATTTTGGTTTAGTACCTGTGCCAAGACTTTCTAAAAATACATCTTTACCAACTTGTATATCATCACTAAATATTGCTTTACCATTATCAGACATATCAAGTCTTAATGCAGTTATATGAGAACCACCATCAGTACCATAAAAGATAATATCTTGGTCACTTGCTTGGTTATCAATTATTATATGACCAAATGATGTTGCAATTGTAACTTCTGCATCACCAGTAGTAATATCATCAGCAGCAGAACTACCACCACCACCACTAGCATCATCAGCAAATTCTAACTGACCTATAGCAGTTGCACCAGAACCACTAATACTTTTTACTTTTAATATTTTATTAACTGCAACTTGATTATCAGGAAGTTTTAAAGTGTATGACTGAGCTGCACTATGGTCTGGAGATTGGAGCTTTACTCCATGACTGTTATTTTCACAGTTTAATTGTAAGTACCCACCAGCAGTATTACCATAAATTTCTGCACCATCAGAAGTTATTTTAAATAATTCATTAAATGTTATATTTGTATTAATAGTAGAACTTGTGCCTTTAGTTCCATAAAAAGTATGAGTTCCATCTTGTTTTGCTGAATATGCACTAGCTTCTCCAGTTTGTTTAGCTTTCCATCCATTGGTAGCAAAGTAAGCATTAGTAGAAATTGTAGTTTCACCATCAGTTCCACTACTACCAGTATACGCATAAAACCCAGATTTACCTGATACATCAATAGCATTTACATTAGCAGAAACTTGACCTACCCATAAAGAAGATGGTGATGTACCTACTCCTAAATTAGAATTAAATGTTGCATTTCCTGCTGCACTACCATCAAGAGTAAGCATTGTAATATCAGCATTATTATCTGTACCTTTGAAAATAATATCTGTATCATTACCACTTGAATCAATAGTAATATTTCCAGTTCCACTATTAGTCAAAGTCATTGCACCTGTATCACCAGAAATTATAGTATTTCCACCTACAGCACCAATATTAATATCACCAACAGATGAATTAATATCTACTATTCCACCATTAAGTTCAAGTTCGGTATCTGCAACTAAATCTAAAACACCATCTGCCGATTGATGTATGTATGTTCCATTATCACCAAACTGTAATTGAGTTGTACCATCTAATAATAAACGTGATGCACCAAATTTATATGTAGTTGTGTACCCATTTGTTACAGAATTGTCTCCATTTGCAATTATAAAATATATTTGAGCTTCTTCATTTCCGTGTGTTGGATTTATAATTTCACCAGTAATACCTGCATATGCTTGTTTATTACTAGCAGAATCCTCACCAATAAAATTAACTTGACCAATATCATCGTTAACGGCAGGACTATTACTATTTCGCCACAAGTTAAGTATTGGTCCTGCAAGAGTTCCAGTATTTGTACTTCTTAGTTCAAAATCAGTAGTAAGATAACTATTTCCATAAAAATCATCTGAAACAAAATGTCCGAATATATTATTATTATCTTTAAAAAATATTCCACCACCATCAGCAGAAGCATTATTTGCATCAAGTATAATATCACCATCTGTATCAAGTGTTATATCTCCAGAAGATGTTCCTATCGTGACAGCCGCATCACCTGTTGAAATATCATCAGCTGCTACACCATCACTTGTAAGTGCTATTGTACCAGTTGTATTAGGAAGTGTAAGGGTAACATCTCCTGCTGTAGGAGTTGTAAAAGCAAGAGTGGTTGTAGAAGTTCCATTATAGTATTGAATTTTTTCAGGTCTAAAACTCAGGTATTCATTAGCACCCCATGAATGGCTACTACCTTCGGCAAATCTAAATCTAATGCCACCTTCTAAAGCATTTTGTGTAGTTGAAAATGCCATTCCTACTACATCTGCAAATGTGTGGTGTGAATGATTTGCAGTATTAGCTTGATATTTTAATACACCAAGTGCGTTATCAGTTCCAGCTATGGTTGAATTATTATATAGGCTTAAATCTGGAGTAGAATTAGTTTCACTGCCAAAAGTTGTTTGAATAACAAGATTATCTTCGTTGGTAGTGCTACTCAATTTAAGTGCACCAGACTTAGTTAGTCTCATTCTTTCGGTAGCCGCTGCATCATTAGCTACTTTAAAAATTAAGTCTGTTTCAATTACATCTGATTTAAAACTATTTGTAGCTTTAGCTTCAATAACAGCAGCAATTTCTATAGCATCTCCACCACTACTTTCATCTGGAGCTTGAAAATTTATAGCTCCAAGTATATCTCCACTATTTATAGTAGTGTCAGATGTCTGTAAATTTAATATTGCACCATCAGAAGTTTTTAAAGTTGCATCACCATTAGCATCTGTAAATACTGCTTTATCGGCAGGTTGCGTAATAAAAACTGTAGGTGTAGAATTAGAGGGCCAACTAACTCTGTTATTACTATTTGTACTTTTAATAACATTTCCGTCAGTTCGTGTTAACACTTCTCCTGATGTAGCAAATGTACCTATGCCTATTTCAAAATTACCTGCATTATCTATTGCTGCATAATATGTAGTGTTACCATCACCCACACCAGTAAAATCTACAAAACCTGTTTCTGGAGTATTGGTTAGGGTATAGTTAGACGTATTGCCACTCATACTAGTAGCAACTACTTTTGCTCTATCTAATAGAACATGAGCCATATTATATTTCCTATGCTATACGAATAATTGCTGTATTATGAGCTGCGGCAGGAAGTTGTACAGTAAATGTACCTGCAGTAGATGCAACTGTTCCCCCAAAACTAATAATAGCAATCGCTTTATTTGAATTGGATGTATTATAAATAAAAGCACCTGATGCTGATATTGTAGCATTTGTAAATGATATATCATCAAAATCTACAAATGCTACATCATTAGTATCATCAACAGATACTGAAACATTTTGTAGAGTTGCACCACCTGTAGTGTAACCATTACCATTTGCTACTTCATCAGTTGTTGATGCTATAAGCTCTGAATAATTTTCAATAACATGGTCATAAGTACGAGACTCACCAGACTTTATTAATGCCATTTTTAAAGTATCTGATTCTAATTGATGTCCTTCTTTTAGTATTTCACCTTTAAATGAATTAACCATACATGTAACGACAGCCATTTTTTTAACTCCTCATTGGGTCAGGATATTCTTCAATAAATGCTGATGCTTCTAAATCGTCTGCAGCACTTGCCAATGCCTTTAATATATCTCCTGACTCTAATATAATGTTGGCACTATCTATTCTTAAATATGTATTTTCAGCAACAGGTTTTGTACTTACTAAATTAAATGTATTTCCTGTTGACGTATCAACAATCTGTATTGTTAGGTTTGCACTTGCATTACTAACATCTACATTACTTACAATAATTTCTTTTACTACTGCTGTTCTATTTGTAGGACATGTATATAATACACCTGCACTTCCTGTTGGAATATCTAAAAATGCATTAATTCTTCTTTTTGATTCATATGTCATACGTTAAATTCCTTTTAAAAAAGAGGGCAAGTTTTACCCTGCCCCCTTAGATTGTATGAGTTACGCTAATGTATCTCTGTCAACTTCACTAGGAGAACAATCTCCTTGGTCGCTAACATCCATCATTATAGCATATACTCTGATTTTACCTGCTGTGAAGGTCGCACCATCTCCCGCAAAAGTTAAATCTAGTGTATCTGCTGTTGCAAGCGTAACATCCCCTGCTGGAGTTGCTGAAGGAGCATAAGCTCCATCTGAAGCACCATCAATGTCAAATGTTGCTACAAATTCGTCAGCATCTGCAGCACCAAGACTTGCTGTAGCGTTAACACCTGTATTCATAGTTGCACTTGATACAACTTGAAAACCTGCATGTAACAGTCTTGTATTAGCAGGAATAGTTATACACTCAACTACGTCACCTGCTGTACAAGAAATTGCTTGTGCAGTAAGGTCAATAGTTTTTTGTACCATATATGGATTTCTTCCTCTTAAAGAACTTCCATGTGCTGGTAGTAATAGAGTTGATATTGTTCCCATAATCTATTCTCCTTACGCTAAACAATAAGCAGCAGTTACGATAGCTTCAGGTCGAAGTATCTTTCTGCCGTACAAATGCATACCACGAACAATATCAGCGAAACTATCAGGGTCTCTGTAAGTTTCTGTCTTGTTGATTTGTTCAGCAGTTGCTATAGCTGATGAGTGACCTGCTACAATAACACCATAGTTTGATGTATTCTGACCACCTACTGTTGAAGAGCCTGTACCAACTGAAGGTAGGTTGTTAGACATATATACCTTAAAACCATGTAAGTTATTTACAACTAAACCATTTTGTAAGCCACTTCCACCCCAATCACCTTGTAGTAATCTAGAGTCTTCGTCTTTTAGTAGTTCACAAAATACAGGGTCTAAAACTAACCATCTGTTATTTGAGTCTACATTTTGTTGGTCCATTAGTCTAGACATACGTGCAACAACTTGTAATGGAAATGCATTACCTGCTGTGCCAGCTTTTGCTGCAGTAGCTCCACCTGCTCTTGGCTCAAGTCCAATTGCATTATTTGCTGTACCTGCTGCATTACTTGTATTTGTAAAATCAGAAGCATCAATAGACATTGAAGCCAATAATTCTGCACCAACTAAGTTAGCACCATCAGAAGATGAGTCTACTGCTTTAGCTCCATTTACTGTTGTATTAACAGCATTAGCTGCACCATGTAATGCAGACTGTTTGAAACCTGACAAGTATCCTAATACTTCTTGGTCGTACTGGTCTTTGAGCCTATATGCGGCTCTATCAGATGCAAGTGATTGAAAGTTCACATGCGAATGAGCTTCCTCAATATCATCAACTTTAAATGCAAAATAATTTGCTTTGTCGATAACAAGAGAAAATTCTTCATCGTCAATATCCTGTGGTGTAATAGTTGAACCACGAGAATAAGATTTGACAGTAATTTCAGGCTCTTTGATAACCTTAACTGTGTCTCCAAAGTTAGCGATTTCACCAAAGTAGTCTGAGTTAGTTATTGCTTCCACCACAGAACCCTTACGAAATGCAAGTTGTACCTGTTTGGAATAGATTACAGGAGAGAAATTACCATTTGGTAAGTTTCCATGCCCTGCTGCACTAGTAAAAGCCATAATAATTCTCCTTTTCTTTTACTTAAACAGATGCAAAATACCATATACATATCAGAGAGGTCTATAAATATAAGGTGCGATTAACTAACATGTTGCAATCAAGTTAACTAATCGGGCAAATACTAAAGAGTAAGTCTTTGTCTTATTTGGAATTTGCAAGATTGTAAACAACCTAAGTGTTGCTTACATTTAGTTATACATAATTTATATTATTTGTCAAGCACTATCGTGCTGAACCAGATAAATCATATATAAATTTCTTAGAACGGATAGCATCCATAATTTCATCAGAACGTTTTTCATATTCAGTTGTTGACATTTTTTGAACTTCCGATTCTTTTAAATACGTTGAGTTTTCGTCTGTTACTGGTGTTGATTTTTCCCCACGAGTATTAACAGCTTTTGCTGCATCTTTATTTGATGTTTTCTTTACTGACTCAATTTTTTTATCTGCTTTATATAGGTCGATAGCACGACTAGCTGACCTTGCATCTTCATCATTTTCATATAAAGCATCTTGTACCCATCTAGGCTGCTCTTCTGCCCAATCATGGAAATCATCACTTTCTCTAATCTCAGTAAAGTCAGGATGTAGTTTTAATAATTCTGCTTCGGCTTTTTCTTTTGAAGCACTTAACTGCATCTCATTTATCTTTTTCATTTTTTCTTCAAGAACATCTGATTGTTCTCTAGCTTTTTTAATTGCTATTGTTTCAACTATGCCTGCTACATCAGGATATTCTTTTGCCCATTCATCTATCTCTGCTTCAGTCTTGGGTAATTTTATTTCTTTCTTTGTAGCTTTTGTTAATTGTTCTTCTAGACTTTCTATTTTAGATTCAAAAGTTTTTTGCTGTTGTTGCTGATGTTTTCTTAAATCACCATATCTTTTCTTAAAAGTTTTTTCTTCAGCACCTTCAGGTTCAACTTCTTCTTTTACTTCTTCTTTTTCTGTTTCACCTTTTTGTTCAGCTTTTAACTTTTTTAATTCTTCTTCATCCTTTTTTATTTTGTCTTCTCTGCTATATGGCTTTGCCATAAATGCTTTCTTTTCTATTTTTACTTCTTTTGTCATAGCTTCCTGTTGTTCTGCCATGTTTCTTCTCCTTGTTGTTGGGGTCAAAGTAGCCAGTCATAGGGGTATGAGTAGCCAACAAATATGGGTTATTTATTTTTTCTTAGAAGCTAACCCACCTTGCTTCATAAATGCTTGAGCACCTATACTATCAAATTTATTTCCTTTTCCTGATGTAGCTTCTTTAAAGGCTTTCTCTGCTTGGTCTACTTCTTCTTTGCTTCTTCCTTCAGCTTTTTCTTGTTCTCTATTACTATCATCAGTATTTGCAGAAGAGCTACTACTACTGCTTGTTGCTGTAGTACCAACTTTAGCAGTATTTTTATTTTCTGCTTCTATCTCTAGAGGAGATTTATTACGTGTAGTACCTTTGCTAGTTTTAAGATTTAAATTTTTATCAAGTTTTACTTTGCCTAGTTCCTTTTCAGCACTTTGTAAGTTATCTATATAGCTTTGTTGATTACCCAATCCAGCACCTTTAATAACTCCCATAATTCCTTCACCTTTACCAAAGGCTTCTGCACCAGCTTTAATTGCTTGACCTAGATTATACTTAGGTTTAAGTCCCCTTCTTCCGGGAGTTCCAAAAGCTGAATTATCTAGTTGAGGTGAGTATACATCCCACTCTTGTCCATTCCATAGAGCTTTAACAGAATAATTTTTCTTTTGTAATTGTTCCATCTCAAATTGATTTTGAGTACTCCAACCTGCAGGAGCAGTTTTTGGATTAACAATACTTCTAATAAATTTATCATCGCCACGTTTTGTTACAAAGTCTGCATTATCTGCTCCTAAAGTTATTGAATGACCTCGTGGTACAATTTTTCCTTCAAACATTGTTGTAGAACCATCTCGTTCTTCTCTTTCAGCAACTGGACTTGTTGTTTGAATTGACTCTTGTATTGCACTATCAGCAGCTACTTCAGTTCCTTTTAGTACATATCCCGGACCGGGGTCTGGTATTAGTTGACCTCCTACATTATATACTAATATTTCGTCACCTGTTTCAGGATTAATAAACATTTGTTGTTTTATTCCAGTACCAGACATGTATTGATTATATTTTTCAGACACATTTGTTTTCTTAATGTCTTGACCATCTTTAGCTTTAACAATAACAAGCTCACCCATGTTGCCATCATCATCTTCAGCCATAATATCTTCAGGGGTAAAAGGAACATCATCAGGTAATTCAGAAGAATCATTACTCATCTGTCCCATTTTCTCCATCATCTTTAAACCTGCTTTAGCTTCTTGTCTCATCTTCATAAGTCGTTCTAAACCTAAGTATCTAACTACATCAGCTGGAAATACAAACTCACCTTCTGATACCATTGCAGGTACATCATCTCTAACTTCTTCTTGCATAGAACCAACAGGAACATCGTTACCAGACACAGGGTCTTTTGTGCCACCATCTTGTTCTAATCCACCATCTTGAAATATTTTCATTTGTTCTTTCATTTTTTCTCTGCTCCTATTACTTCATCTCGTAATAATTTTAATCTACGCAATGTTGCAATAGAACCTTGTGCTCTATGTACAACATTTAATTCGTTACTCTGCTCAAGAACTTTATGTTTTTGATAAATAAGTAAATCTATATAATTATTGAAGCTGTCCAGTAGTCGTTTGTTGTCCACCAGCGGCTTGAGGTGCGACAGTACCTGTTTCTCCTTGTGCATTACCTGTAAATCCTTGTTCATTTGGTGTAGGTGCTTGACCTACTCCTACTTGTCCACCACCACTACCACTTGTGTCGTTAGCATCAGCACCTGCTTGTGGCTTTCCTTGCTGTTCAGGTTGTGGTTGTTGCATTCCCTGCATCATTTTTGCTTGTAACATAGCTTCATCTATGTTATTAGTAACTTTATCAGGGTCTAAGTCCATTGATTTAGCAATTTCCCTAATAATATACTGAAACTTTGCAAATGGTGCGAGTGCTGGGTTGCTTGCTGTACCTAAAAATTGCATTAATCTTTGACTACGCACTTCATTAGCCATTAAACTTTCTGTTCCTCTAGCTTTTACTTCTAAATCCCCTTTAATTTTAGGGTCAAAGTCAAACTGCATATTAAATCTAAACAGATTTTCTCCTAAAGGTCGTAGTAAATAGTCATCAACATTCTTAATAACTGTTTTAATACCACCACTTGCAGCATTCATTAACATTGAGATACCACTAGCTGTTCTTCCAACTCCTGTAACTCCTGTTTGCCCATGAGCAAAGGATGGAAAGCCTGTGCTTTCATCAGATAGCTGTCTAGCTTTATCAAATAACTGCATATTTTCATTTGATACGTTTGGAAACTTTGTTCCAAAGATAGCTTGTCCCGGAGCACCACCTTGTCTCCTGAATATTTTTCCCGGATACACAGATAAATCTTGTCCCGGAACTAAATTAGTTTCATCTACTTCTATTAAAAGATTTCCAGACAATACAGCATTGTCAACTGCCATACGCATAAAACCATTCATTAATGTTTGTGTGTCATCCATGTTTTCAGCAATACCAATACCAAAAAATGAATATGGGTTTAACTCATATGGAGATGCCATGTATGGAATGTGTGAAGGTTTAAATGGATTTAATACAGCACGAATTAATTTACCATTAACTATCCAAATATTTGCATGAACTTCGTCAATATCTTTAAATTCTTTAGGTACAGGAATGTCATTAACTTCTAATAGTTCTTTATCTACAACACCCCAGTATTCTAATACTTCAAATCGTTCTATATCTAAATCATTTGTATAATCAGCTAAATCATTTTCCCATTCTTTTCGTTGATAGGACTCACCCTGTTGTATACAACTTTCAATAACATTATCTCTAAAGAAAGGTCGCTTCTTTAAGTTTCGTAATTGTGAACGAGAAAGTTTATGACGTTCTACAACATACTGTGCATCATTCATGTGACTAGCATCAGGGTCAGGATAAAAATTCCATACCGATACATGAGAAACTTGAGGTACAGTTTTTACAATAGCTTCATACTCACCATCTTCTCCCCAATTAGGATACTCTTTATCTACAGCAAAAGGTCCTTTCATTACACCAGTACCAAACAATGCCATCTCAAATGCAGTACTACGTAAATGTTTTGTACCATGCGACTCCTCTAGCTGGTCCATTATTTTCTTTTCCATAGATTTTGCTGCAATTAAAGAAGGACTATATGTTACAGACTTAGGAGATGTTCCTACTCCTTCTTTTATACTATCTGCTTGTTGACTAAGTTTTTGTTCTAAAGGTCCTAGTTGAATACCTGCTCTATATCCTTTAGGTAATTCACCATCTTTAAATTCTAACGGAAGCTCCTGTGGTTTTTCTTGGTCTTCCATTGGATTTGGTTCAATATTAATATGAACATTTTCAGATACACCTTCAGGTAATTCTGTAGGTTCAATACTAATTGGAAACTTATTACCTGCAAATAACACATCAACAATTTGACTATAGGCTGCAAGTGTTTTTGTTTTAGTTATTTTTACAAAGACTCTAGATTTCTCTGCTTCAGAAAATTGTACGTCAGCACCATAGATACCTCTATAGTTTCTATAGGCTCTTAACCATCTATCTTCATCACTATCTCTAGCATCTTCTGCTCTTTTAAATTTTTCAGTAACAAAACGCACTAAGCTATGTGTTGCTATATCTTCATCTGATACATCTTTAATGTCATCTAAAGCTGCTGCATTATCTTCAATATTTATGTTTTCGTTTTCTTCCATTTAATTTAATATCCAAATGTTGTGTCTGATGGGTTGTATGTAGTTTTAGCAAAGTTAGGGTCGTAATCAAATATATTAAATCTTGGTCTTGACATTATACCATATCTTAATGCATCATACAAGTGGTCTTCTGCTTTTGTGTCTACATCTTCAGGGTTCTTTTTATCTAAAGGTATTGAAGGTAGTTGTGAAATTGTTTCACTACATGTATTAAAAAACACTAATCTAGGTTCACTTGTAAATTCATCAACCTGTAATCGTCTATGTATTTCATTTTTACCTGATACTCTACTACCCTTACTTCTATCAGAAGGTCTAAAGCGACATCCTTTAAGTATCATCTGTTCAGCAAGAGAAGGTCCAGTATCACCTCTTTTGTGCCAAAGACTAGAATCTAAAACACCATACTTAATATTTCCATCTTCTGCTTCTAAGTCTAGTATCATATCTGCTAAATCAGTAGCAAGAACTTTAGAAACATATAGTTCTCTATATACTACTAATTGTTCTGCTGGCGAAACAGCAAACCATAAAACTGCTGAATAACTCCCATACCCATAGTCACAAGCCCTAAACTTAATCCAACTATTCGGTATAGAGTATGGTTCAATAGCATGTATATCCCTATTAAACTCTGAGAAAGCAGCACCTTCTTTAATATCCCAATCACCTTCAAGTAATTGTTTTCTTTGATGTTCTGGTAGTGAGAGGAGCATTGCTTCATAGTCACCACTTTCTGAGAGGTATGGATTGTCAGATAGTCTTGCAGGAATAAATCTCCGTTTGAATAAAGGTTTGCCTTGTTTAACATGTCCTGTTGGGTATGTAAGTTCTTTTCCTGTTTCGATGTCTGTAGCATTAAAAGGTTTTCCAAAAGGTGCTGGGTCAATAAACATTTTTTTAACCCATTGATGTCCTATACCACCCGGATTTGTTGTTGCTCTCATAAAGATTGGCAAGTCAGGTGCAGTAGAACGTAAACGTGAACGCATGTAATTCCATGCAAATGGAGATGCCCATTGTGTTAATTCGTCAAAGCCTATCCAACTAAATGCCAAACCTTGATAACGCATAACGTCATCATCCCTATCAAGATAAGACATCCAAAGTCTAGCACCTGATGGAGCTAACCATTGCATCTTACGTTCTGACCACTTTATACCCTTCCATACTTGAGGATATAACTCTTGTGATTTAAATATTAGTTCCCTTAATTCTTCTGTAGTATGTCGTAGTAGTAAGCCACTAAATGATGGATGACCCATGTAACGTAAAGGGTCTGCCAACATTGCATAACTTTTTCCACCTCCTGCTGAACCACCATATAAAACTTCTCTTTCTCCTGCTGCAAGAAACTCTGTTTGTGGTCCTTCGTTTGGTTGAAAGACTACATTCTGTTCTTCTTGTGGTAACGCTTCAACTAAATCAGCCGTTGGCTGCAATTGTTGTTTGACTACCGGTTCTTTCTTCTTCAAGTTTTTTCGCCGCTTGGATTGCCTTTTCTGCATATTCTGCCCAGACACGGAGAGTTCTAGCTTGGTTCTTACGTTTTTGCTCACGCTTTACTCTTTTCATTAATCCTATATGGGATATACTTCTCCCTGTAAATTTAGATAACCAGTTAGATACCTGTCGATACGAATATTGTTTTAAATGTTCTTTTGCTTTTGCTAACGCATCAAGTTCTGTTGGTACTGGTCTTAGTATATGTTCGTTCTCAGGGTCTACTATATACCCAAAAGGTACTGTCTTTGCTACTCTTGGAATAGCCTGCCATTCATTTTCTTCTTTTATGTCTATGGGTTGTGGTAATTCCCAACTACCAAGTTTTCTGTTTGTCATTTTTCTAATAAATATTTGTGTACCTTGGGTCACCTTCAAGCTCATCAAATAGTTTAAAACCACCATCTTGTATTACAATATTAGGATTATTATTATATACAGTTCTAACACTTACATTATTTACATTATTTTTTCTAAATTCTCTTTGTGTTATACCACGTTTTTTTGCTATACGAGCTATATTAGCAGCAGCTTTTTTTACAATGTCCTTGTCGTAATGTTTACGTGCTCCCCCTCCAGCAGAATCAGCAGGTTTATATGCTGCTAATAGTTGATTTGTTTTCTTTTTAGTTGCTTTTGCTTTTTTCCTTGCTTCAATAGACATGGGTTTCTTTTTAGGTGTAGTTTTTTTCTTTACTACTTTTTTTATTCCCTTTTTTAGTAATTTGGTTAGTGCCATTAGTTATCTTCCTCTTCTTGAGCTTTTTTAGGTGGCATTAACATTACCCCACCTGTTGATTCGACTTGCATCTTTTCAGTTTTAACAAGACCACTTCTATCTAAAAGCTCTCTTGCCGCAGTCATTTTATCTCTTATGCCTAACTCTGTTGGGTCAGACAAACCACCCACCATAGCCATTGCTGCTAGAGGTGCATTACTTGCCATAAATATTTGTGTAGCTTCAAGTATCTCTTCTTTTAATGCTTTAATTATTTCTTGGTTATTAGTTGAAGTAGAATAACCTGCAATAATCTTTGCATCTTTAATACTACCATTAGCATCTGCAAATAATGCATTAAGAAACTTTTGCTGTCGTTCGGTTAGTTTTCTAGCCATTACCTAAACATACCTGTTTTTATATAATCTGTATGACCAAAGGCTTTTTTTGCCGCAGTTTTTATATTTTTCATAGCTTTCTTTTTCTTTTTTTCAGTATCTATTTCTTTTAGTCTTTGCGTGTATGTAACATTTTGACCTTTATTAACACCACTTGGTGTTGTGTATGATTTAGCTTCTATTGTATATACGTTACTCATGTTTAATAAACTCCCTTTTTCTTGGCTTAAAAAATAATTTTAAATTTTTTATGTGTTCGGCTCTATGCTTTTGTTTTTCTAACTCAAGCCTACTGCTTTCATGCGAGATATAAGTCTGTCTGCTCTGTTTGTTACCTGCTTGTACCATCTGGAATCTTTCATTTGATTTCCTGCTTCTAACCAATTGCCATCTTGAATAGCCTGTATCATTTTTTTAAATTTAGATAATCGTGGTCTACCCATATTAAACATCATATTAGCTATAATCAATCTAACTTCTTCAGGTAATTTATCCCAATCATCAAATAATATTTTACATTCACCAATTGTTACATATACGTCTTGTTCAAACGCTTCGTTGACTCGTATTTCATCAATTGGTGTGCCCATCCCCATTTGATGTTCAGGGTCTTTTTCAGTAATGAGATGTCCGATACCAAACGTAGGTAGTCCAAGGTGGTCCAAGTATACTTCGTATTTGCATCCTTCATCAATTTTTAATTCCTCTCGTAGTCTATCAGTAAATGTTTCCATTAATCTTCTTTCTTTTTATTATGTAATATAAATAAAGACTCTATCTTTTTTTCGGTTTCTTTTACAGCACTTTCAGTTCTTACAGAACTTACAAAGTTATCTTGTATTTTATCATTTGCTTTTTGGCAATCTGATTCTAATTTTTCTACATCTTTCTTGAGTGTTGTAACATCTGTGTGTAGTTTAACAGCTACCACTAATGCTGTCAAGAAAAAAATTAATTGTTCCCAATACTGTAGTATTCCTTCCATACAATCATCAATGTACCTTGTTTTTTTTATTTTTGCTAATCGCCTTGTAGTAGGCTTCTGTTATTTGTTTTAAATCTTCTTGTAATAAAAATATTATTTTCTTAGCTTCTAAAAGTTCTCTACGTAAAGTTTCTTCAAATGTATCTTCGTGATTGTTCCATCCGTTTGCTTTAATCATTTTTTTCCACTTATTGCACTAAAACCGAAATATGCTCCAACCAGTCCACACATTGAAATATACTGTGTCATAAGTATACTTTCTGCTTCTGCGAGTCTGTCTGGAAATGCCAAAGTTAGGATAGTGGTAATACCCATAAGAATAATTAAAACCCATGCCATTCTCCTTTTGTTTATCTGATATGCCATTTTATCAGGAATTAAATCACCTTGTCCACATTTACAATCACCATCACAAACATCACAAGCCATAACTATTTCTTACCCATTAACTGCATACCTGTCTTACCAAACCTATATCCAAAGCTACTACCTATACATATATATAAACATGTACTAAACCAAGGTGGTGTACTTTCGTTTAGGAAGGTAAAACCCTCTGCTACATACGGCTGACTCCAAGGTAGAAAACATGCTACAAGAATGCCACCAAAAATAATTGTCCAAAATTCATCCTTCCAAGAACCTGCCATTTGATTGGTGAGGTTCTGTTCCATTAACATACTAGATGTAGCTTCTGTCTCGTAGACTTTAGCTTCTGCTTTAGCACGAGCAACCTTTACTTCTGTTTCGGCTTTAGCTTTATCCATCTTACCCTGTAACCACGTACCTGCAAGATTTGTTACTGGTCCTAGTATTGAACTTAATCCAAACATTATGTATATCTCCTATACTTAGCTGTTTGTTTTGCAATCGAACTCGGTTGTTTCACAAACTGTTTGCCCTGCTTTGTTCCTTGCCGTTTGGCTTTTGTCGTTGCTGCATACTGGGCAGATGTCAACGACTTTATTGCTTTCTTTGGTAAGTATCTTTCTCCAGTTTTCGATGAGGGCTTTCCAGATTTGGTTTGCCATTTTTGTTTTGTCCATGCTTTTAATGACCTTTGTGATTTTCCTAATCCCATTATGTTGTATATCCCCCACCTTTGGCTTTATATTTTGATGCTAGTAGCTGTGCTTTTCTAGCTGACCATTGACCGGGATTACCACCTTTACCACCTGCTTTTATTTGATTAAATAAATTTTTACGCATTGTAGGTTTTGTATAATTATTTGCAGCATTGACAGAACTACCTTTACTTAGTTTCAATGCCGATAAAGTTTTAGCTTGTTTTTTATGTGACTGACTTGCTTTTTGCAATCCTTTAACTACTTTCTTAATTGTTTTCTTTGCTTTCTTTACATTACCCATTAAATTTTTTCCTTACCATTTTACTTTATGTGACCAATATCTTGCACTAAATATATCAGGTTTAGAATCTTGTGCATTATGACGAGCATAATAGGATTTCTTACGTGCTTTATCTTTTTTACTTGTAGGATTTTTACCTGCACCTTTTACACCTTGCTGACCAAAGCGAATAATTTTTTCTTTACCACCCTTACATGCTTTTACTACATGTGATTTTGTAGGATGGTCAGGTGTTCGCTTTGGCTTATTACAAGCCATTTTAGATTTATCAAGTGTAGCTGCCATAACTAGCCTTGAAAGAAGATATGATAAATAAGTAAACCTATGATAAGTAACTTACCATAATCTAAATCAAAGTTTGTTCCTTCACCAAATCTTTTATTCCACATATCAAATTTAATTTTATCCCAATCAATCATGTTTGTTTTCCTTTAATGTTGATAATGCATCAACTTGTTTTGCATAGTCATCATTTGATAAAGGCACAAGCCCTG